CCTTTTTTGTTTTAAATAGTTGGCTTATTCGTGTTCTTCCTTCGTGCGTATAAAGGCAGAGCGGCTGCATTTGCAAATTTATCAAATTTAAACAAATATGCCCGACTTCGCAGCCGGGCACATCTGTCAATGCTTAAAAGCATACATTCCTGAAAACTCACTTCTTACCTTGCTCGAAAACATCGTAAACCACGGTGCCCGACTGGCAGAATCCTACCAGCCACGGTATGTATTCCACCCGGGGCTCATCGTAAAACTCTTCATTCTCCAGGTCGAAGCGTATCTCACGGCGGAAGTTCACGCAGAAGTTGATGCGCTCTTCCGGATGAAGCATGGGAAGGTCCATATATCCGCGATGATAGTTGATGAAAGCGCGGAGGGTGTCGAAGAATGCGGCATACTTCCGGTCGTCGTCCTTGTAGAGCAGATGCACGGATAGGTCGATGGCCACGTAACACTCTTTCACGTCTATCCCAATCAGTTTCTCACGTATCATTTTATCTATGGTGTCAAACCGTGACAGGTATATGGCTGCGGCATTTTTCTTCTTCCTGCTGAAAAGTGCCTTGATAAGTCTGCGCATTTTCATGGCTGTAAATATTAAAATTGTTGCATTACACGCAAAATTAGCTAAAATTCGGTGGAAAATATAAAATCATTGACAATTATAAATTATTTTCCTTATATTTGCATTGTGTTTTAAAACTCTCACTTCACCCCTGTCCGTCTTTCCCTGAAGCGGGCGGGGGTCATCGTTTCTATCAGGGCTATTCTTCTTCGCCCCATTCATCTTCTTCCTCTTCATCCTCGTCTGCCGGACGCTCCATCATGCGGCGGGCTATGAGGGCTTTCATGCTCACCAGTACGGTGCGAACCTCGGCTTCCTTGTCGTGCGTTTCTTCAGCGGAGCAGATTTCTTCGTCCACATGCCAGCGCACGCAGAACAGGGCGGGATGTCCGTCGTAGGCCGTCTGCATGGCGAATCCCCGGCGCTCCAGCTCCACCAGATACGGAGGAAGCGGGTCGGGCATCTTCGGGATGGGCCATGCCTGGAAGTATTCACGGATGCGGCGCACGGTAAACACTTCGTCGGCATACTCCTCACGCTCCACCGGCTTGTAGGTGTCAGTAAAGGCATCCACCAGCTGCATCAGCGCTTTGGGCGGCTGCAGGGCCGGGTCCTGATATTTCAGCTTCTTCTTACTCATTCTTAATTCTTCATTCTTAATTCTTCATTCTTAATTCTTCATTCTTAATTAAGCTGACATCGGCATACCCACGCCTATCATGCGGCCCGATCCGTAATAGCGCACACCGATAACCAGCGTGTCGAATGCGTCGCTCAGGTCGGTACGTGTACTCAATTCTGCCTCGATGTCGTCCACCTCCTTCGATACGCGGTTCTTTTCCTGACTCTTGTCTTTCTCGAAACCGTTACGTCCTTCCTTCACACGCGCGTTCTCCATGGAGGCAATCAGATACTCGTTGTTCTCCTTGTTGATGCGAAGGAACGGGCGCTGCGTGCCGGCAAAACAGCCGTTCAGGAACTCGTACTTCTTGTTGTGGCTCATGGGCCGTCCCATGGGTACTTCGATGACGTTCCATCCGTGACTGCGAAGCACTTTCTTTACAATGTTATAGAAACGGGTTTCTTCGTGGCGCTCGCTGGCGTAGGCGGCTCCCTGCTTGGCGGTGTCGTCGTAGTAGAAAATCACGTCGCGGCAGGTCAGGCGGTGCGGCTCGTAATACTTGCAGAACATCTTGCAAAGTCCCTCGATACGGGTGTTCTTTACGTTGGTCATGCTGTTGAGTATGCGCAGCACGCCGGTGTTGCTCCGGCTGTCGGTCTGCCCTATCACCAGACAGTTGATGTGGGCGTTGTAGTCGAAAGCGATGCGCAGCGGTTCACCGGGCTTTATGTCGGTGTCCAGGCAGCAGTCCTGTGCCTTGGAAAGCTCGTTCAGGTCGATGCTTTCCGACTCTACACGCAGGGTACGCCCGCCGTTGTATATCTGCGTAATGGTGCGTTTCTTATATTTCTGTGCGGCTTCCAGCTGCTCTTCGTCGTTACTGAGGTAACAGTGTACGTCGGGGTCGAAGTTGGCATAATAGCCGTCGTTGATTTCTTCTTTCTCCACGTTACGGATGGAGATGTCGAACATGGTGGGGGTAAGTTCCTTCTGCATGGTGCGGATGAACTGTTCGCCCAGAATGTCGATGTTTTCTATGCTGGAAAAGGAGAAGTAGATGCTGGCCTGGCAGCGAAGCTTGTTAAGCTCACGCTGGTATTTGGGAGCCTGCACGATTTCCGGGCATACTTGTGCCTCACGTATCATTTCGGCAATCTTCCGGTTTATTTCCGGTGTCTGCTCGTCACGGCGCTTGCGAAGCCATGCCTGACGCTTGGTGAGTGGGGCATCGCTCACAAAGAATATACTCTTGTAATACGGATTCAAGTTTTCATCGAATCCGGGATGATTGGTGTTGATACCACGAAGCGTAGGAAGAATTTCGGCCTTAATCAGTCCCTCCGGCATAAAACGGCACTCGTCGCCGATAATGGAGCACGAGTCCATACCGTTGGCAGCAGCCTTCACTCCGGTAGAAATCATGTAGTACACGAATCCGTTCCAGAAATGGATGCAGTTTTCCCATACCTTCGGCTTTACGATGGGTTCCTTGAAATTGCATTTGGCCGGAGCATGTCCACGGAAGAAATGGACTCCCTCCTTCAGTCCGGTCATTCGCTCCAGCGAGTAAAGCGTTTTAGGTACGGTCTTCGTGAAAAGCTGCTTGATACTGTTACCTAAGAAAAGTCCGGTTCCGCGCGGCATGGACTGGATGCAACCGGCCATTTCGGGCGTAATCAGTCCGTCGGTCTTACCGGTACCACGACCTGCTTCTACGGTGGTATTCCGGCATCGGTAGTTGTACACCGCACGCTGGGCCGGATTCATGTAGATGTAGTTGGCCGCAGTTTCCTGCTCCTCCGCTTCCTGCACGCCCGACAATGCCGATGCGTGACGCTGTGCCCGTCGGAGTGATTCCTCACGGGCGGATTCATAGTCGTTTCGTCGTGCCATGGTTTATTCCTCCTCTTCCGGTTGTGTGAAACCGTCCCGGTTTACTTCATCGTATTCCTCGTCCGGGCCGTTTTGTCCCTCGCTTACATATACGCCGTCGTCGTCTTCCACCATCTCCTGCCACTGGTCGAGCTTCACGCCGTATTTCTTTCTCAGGCGGCGCATTTCCTCGCTGTCGTGCCCGGTTTTGTTCGGGAATTTTTTCTTCACATCCGAGGTAATGACTACCGGCATACGTATCAGTTCGTCGCCCAGTTCCTCCGGTGTTTCCGGCTGGTCCAGACGGTCAATCTTTGTGAGCAGGCTGGCACCGTTGTACACCGCTTTCATGTCGCCCGTATCGGCTCCGTTGCGCATCATCAGGTCGGCGGCGTGGCGCACCTTCATCGAGGAAATGTTTCGCTGTCCCTTGGCGTAGAATGACGAAATAAAGTCTATCACCTTCAGGTCGCCTCCCAGCTGGCTGTACGTTCGTTTCCATCGGTTGATGATGTACTGCCGCAGATTCATGAACGGGTCCTCCTCAAAGCGCTTGTACGCATCCAGGCAGACTTCCACCCGTTTTTTCTGCTCGTCGGTAAAGGCCATGTTCTGCCACGGCACACCCGTTTCAAAGTGCTTCCGCAGCAGGTCGTAGAATCGTTGTGCTATATTACTTGCCATAGCTTGTGTTTTCGTGTTTGTGCTCTTATATTTCTACTATATCCCAATGAAAAACAACTATTTAACTTTTAATGTAAAAATAAGCACATCGAAACATGCTTATTTTTACATCATTCAATGAATATGTTCTTATGTACTTTTGCCCGAAAAATCATAAAACCTTTTTCGTATGCTCCTTCATCCGAAACATCTCCGTCACATTCTCATACTCTTCCGGAGAAGTGGTAAGCGTGAACATCTGCATGGCATTGCTTCGCTGGGTGTTCAAACTTCCCTGAATAACCAGGCTGTGCGATTTGCTCTTCATCGTGACGCAGCGGAAACCCACATTGTCCTCACACACCACCAGCCGGCCCGACTTGATAAAATCACCCAACTGCGTGCGAATCTCCTGACGCTGGTTGAAGGTGGCTCCTGTGGATGCAGGCTGCGCTACCAGTATCATTTTGCTGACGTCAGCAATATGGTTCGACGGATTGGTGGGATCGGGCTTCACACGCGAAAGAATACGACGGATGGTTTGAATGAGCTTCACATCGAGCCGCACCATGACAATACCCATTTCTCCTCCGGAACAGTAGCCGGACAGGGTACCCAGGAGGTCGCACATGTCCCAGTCTGAGTAGCTGAAGAAGTTAGCAGCCGTATGCTTCTCGCTGCACTCGTCAATCATTCCTTCCAGCTGCTTGTGATAGCAGCATGGCTCAATTATTCTCATAACGCACCTCCTTTCATCTGGCCTTCGGTCACACTTTCAGTAGGGTCTACTTTCTTGCGCGGAGTTTCTGTAGCTTTTTTCGGTTCTTCTGCCGATTTTTGTCGGTTTTCCGTAGGTTCGGCACGTTTTTCCTCGTTTACGGTACTATTTTCGGCTTTTTCAGCTTTCTTTTCTTGCTTTACTTCCGTTCCTTTCGGTTCCGTTTTATCGGTGGAAGCTGGCTTTGCTCCTGTCTGTACGGATGCAACCGGAGCGTTTACACCGGGAATGGAGATACCGGCTGCAGTGGCTACTTCTGCCGTTTTCTTAGGCAGGTTTTCTCCCCACTCCATCAGTTCCTCTATACGAAGGCGAAGCTGTTCCTTGTATTCCTCGGTAATCTTCACGTCGCTGCGGTTGATGTATTTCTTGTTTCCTTCCACGCGGGCCTTGCGGCATACTTCCTGCTGGCGTACATCCTTCATGGCTTCTATCTCGGCACGGGTAAAGTCGCCAGGACGTTTCATGCTGTCGGCTGTGGAAGTTTCCTGCTCGGTGTAGGTACCGTTCAGTGCTGCATCCACATTGGTCCAGAACGCGCGGATTTTCTGCTCGGATGCGATGGCTTTCTTGGCCATGTCCGCGCGTGCTTCGTCGCTTACGTTGGGATTTTCGGCCATTACTTCCAGCGTGCCGCGATACTCTGCCAGTTCCAGGTACATGGCGGAAAGTTCTTTCTCTCCCTTGTCGCGGAGAGATTTCGGCAGCTTGTCTTTATAGAGGGCAAATTCTTTCGGTCTGCGACCGTCCACTTCCTGCTCTTCGTACTGGCGTGCGGTCATGTTTCCTTCTTCATCGGGCGCACCGTCATCAGGAACTATCGCTTTGTAACGAACGGTTCCAACCGGACCGCGAGTGGCTTTCTTGGCCAGTCCGGATTTCTTCCGTACTTCCTGCAGGAACAGGTTCATCTTGTTGAGTGCACGGCGGGCTTCATAGCGCTGTACGTCGCGAAGGAAATCCTTTGCCCGCACAATGGCCGACACCAGACGGCATCCTTCGTCGAAATCCTTCACGGGCACCTTCATCCAGCATTCGGCCAGCGCCAGCAGTTCCGGAAAAGTTTCATCTGTCCATCGTTTCACCCGGTCCAGATAATCTTTCTTTTCTTCCTCGTTCATGGTTCTGTAGTCTTTTAAGTATTCTTTTTCTGTAATCATAACCTTTGTTTTTCAATTACTTTACCCCAAAAGTAGGGAAAACCTATTTGCTGTTGAAGGACACAAAAAAGTCCGGCACCGATTAGCAAGTGCCGGACTTTCATCCACTTTTTCGTTTGTTAGAATATGCAAATCAAACGGTTATCCTCCATCTACTGAACTTGCCTCTGATTTCAGCGCCAATGTACCCGACCAGGTAGTCAGGGAGTAGCGGTTCGGGTTGCTGGTCACTGTTACCGCATGACCGCTGTCAGAATCCGGAGTGGTACCGCTATCGTAGTTGTTGTTCACTTCCGTACCAAAAGTAGGATCGTACACTACGTAATAACCTCCTGCAGGGTTTTCCGCAAAGAAAATAGCGTCACCACGGTTCTTCAGGATACGGAGCACATGGGCTGCGTTTTCCACGTCCTTGTCGATGGTAAACATCAGCTGTACGTTATAGCCCTTTGCACCTTCGTTACCAGTTGAAGAAATCTGACCGCTCTGTTTCTTGATACGGAACTTCCACGCTCCCTTACCAGGAGAAAAAGCAAAAGAAGCTTCAGTAAATGCAGCTTTAGATGCTTTATATACAGGCTTTGCCGTAAGGTCTTCCGGATAAGCGACATAAATCTGATTACCGATACCGGCAAACTGTTCATCGCAACCGGCAGCAGCCTGACCAATATCCATTAAGTCACATGATAATTCTGCCATAATTGTCTTATTTTGAAGTTTGTATAATCGTTATCCCAGTCCCGATTTGATAGTCAGAGTTCCGTCCCAGGTAGTCAGGGAGTATCTGTTCGGGTTGCTGGTAACAGTTACTGCATGACCGCTATCAGAATCCGGAGTAGTACCACTGTCGTAGTTGTTGTTAACTTCCGTACCGAAAGTAGGGTCGTACACTACGTAATAACCTCCTGACGGGTTTTCTGCAAAGAAAATAGCGTCACCACGGTTTTTCAGGATGCGGAGCACATGAGCTGCGTTTTCCACGTCCTTGTCTATGGTAAACATCAGCTGTACGTTGTATCCTTTTGCCCCTTCGTTACCAGTTGAAGAAATCTGTCCGCTCTGTTTCTTAATACGGAACTTCCAGGCTCCTTTACTGGCCTTGAAAGTAAATGCTCCTGAAGCAAAAGCCGCTTTTCTCTCATCGTATGTGGGAGGTGCTTTCAAATCTTCCGGATAGGCTACATATATCTGATTACCGATACCGGCAAACTGTTCTTCGCAACCGGCAGCAGCCTGACCAATATCCATTAAGTCGCATGATAATTCTGCCATAATTGTCTGGTTTTAAAAGTTTGTGTTTGTGTTGTGAAGGCTGCCAAACTTGGCAGCCTGTTTTATCTCAGCGGGCGGGTTATTATTCGCCTTCCGGTTCGAAGATGGCCTGAAGGTAGGTCGGGTATCCGTTGTAAACGATGTCACGCGGAGAGATTGTTGCACCGTCGCTCCATGCCTTGAACCTGTATTCAGATTCAGCAGCAGGAGTCAGTTTCACGGTTTCACCCTTCGTGTAGACATCTTTCTGAGGAGACAGAGTTACCTTACCCCATTCTTCGTTGTTGGAAGTAACGGTCAGGGTATTCTTCTGATAGTCGCCGTTCAGCTGTTCAATCTGTTCGATAGTACCGTCGCTCACACAGAACTTGGCAGGTGCGATATCCAGAATACGTGCGCCTACGGTAGACTGTACCTGGAAGATCAGCACGTTCAGATCGTTCGGGTCGTGACTCATCATCACCGAGTTCCAGTCGCTTGCACGGTCAAGACCGAACTGCAGGTTTTCAGGGAGAGTAGCAATCATACGATTACCCTTACCAATAATACCGTCGGTTACAATCTTGATGTTTTCCATTCCCACGAATGAGAATCCTTCACCGCCTGCACTTGTAGTCTGCAATCCGGTAAACTTACGCATGTAGCTGTGAGTAATGAGTCGCTTCTGCTTCGGCGACATGTAAACGATTACTTCCTGAGCGTTACGCAACAACGGATGCCATCCTTCCACCCATTCTACAAATGCGTCGAAGTGTTCTCCATCCTGAGTTTCAGGACCTTCGTTAATCGGGTCGCAAGCCACAAGGTTTCCTTCCTTGGAAGAAATCTTACCCTGATTAATAAGGTTGTTAATGATAGTCCAGTAACCGTTGTACAGACTGAGCGGGTCGTCTTCTCCCAATTCAATGTTACCGAAGAACAGGTTGCTCAGGTTATCGCCGGCAAACTGCTTACCAATCTGACGAAGGATAAATTCTGTGACCGGTGCATTGTAGGTTCCGTTTGAACCCAGGATGCTGAACGGCTGTTTTTCGCGGAAGTTCTGAAGGTTTTCGTAGTAACGTGACCAAATCTGGTTCATCACCAGTTTGCTTTCGTCCATGAAACCAAGGGTTGACTTCAGCGTAGAACCTTCCTTGTAACGGCGGGCTTCACCACCCTTACGACGGAAAATGATTTGAGTCTGTGCGTATTCAATATCTTCGATAACCTTGATGCGAAGTTTGTTGAACACTGCCATGTTATCGAGAACCGGGCTTTCGATGATGTCCGGAGCAAGAATGTCTTTTACGTGCGATACATTCTCTTCACTGAGTGCGTATAACTTTGTAGCCATATTGTTTGTGTCTGGTTTAGTTTTTGTGTCGTGTTCTTATCTCTTATCGCGCTTTGCTAATTTCAGCATCACGCTTGCGGCGGGCTTCAGCTTTTTCGGCCCAGCTCATGTTTTCACCGCATACGCTCTGCACATGGAACTGTCCGCTTTCCTGACCTCCGTTGTTGTCTTTCGGCGGGTCCTGCGGAGTAGGTGCCTGCTGTGCCGTTTCGCTCAGTTCCTTGATTTCCGCATCCTTCTGTTCGATGCTCTTCTGAGCTTCATTCAGCTTCGCTGTCAGGCCTTCCGATTCCTTCTTATGAGCGTCCTTCAATGAAGAAACCTCTTTTTCGTGTTCCGCTTTCAGGTTGACCAGTGCTTCCGCATGGTCTTTCTTCATCTGTTCGATGGTTGCGTTAAGCTGTTCTACTTCCGTGAGTTTTGCAGCCAGCGTAGATTCCGTCTGTTTAGCTTTCATGACGAACTCTTCTACATTGTCCGCCATGGTTTCCACCATGTAGAAACCGCCGTTTTCTTCGACTACCAGGGAGTTTACCTTTGCAGCCGACTGAATAAATGGATAGCTTTTTGCCATAGTTGCTTGTTTTTGAGTTTGTGATTCTGTTTTATCTGATGCCGGCTGCTCCACAGAAGCCTGTTCCTGTGTTCCCGGCTGCTTTTCTTCCTTGATTCCTGCCGATTTGCTGTCTTCGCGTGAGGCTCCGGACGAATTTCCTTTCTGACTCTGACTCACTCCGGCCAGCTGCTGCACGCGGTTCACGCAGAATTTGAAGTCGCCCTGACCGTCGACCATGGTACCCACCACATCGCCCGCATCGAAAGTTTTTCCGGTCAGCTGGTCGTCGGTCATTCTGGGACGGCGCTCGCGTACCATCTGCTGAAAATCGGAGCAAAGCCGGTTCAGCTCTTCCTTGATGCCTTCGTAGTTTCCCTCGGCCGCGTCGCGGTATTCCTTGTTCTTATAAGGAGATCCGTCGGCGTAAATCTCGGCGTACCGTTCCTGCGTCACGGTATTCACATCGCCGTCCTTGTTAGTGAGCATCGCGCACATGGTACCGATACATCCCACCGTGTCGTGCGGGTTGGTAAAGTAGATTTCGTCGCACAGGGCCATCAGCGCATAACCGGCACTGCAGGCCATTCCGTCGATGTGACCCACAATCTTCTTTCCTTTTGAGCGGGCGTAGTTCAGTGCCATCTCATAGTCGTACTTCGCCATGCTGCTACCGCCCGGGCTGTCCATCTCGATAATAAATCCGATGGTATGCGCATCGTCAGAAGCACGCATGATGATGTCCTTATGTTCCTTGCTTCCGTAGGAACACAGGTCGCCATTACGAAGAATGGGGCCCTGTACGTCGATAACCGAAATGATGCGGTCGTCTTCTTCCAAATCGTACCAGTAGGTTATGCGGTCGTAATTACCCACGTAGGTTTTCTCCGTAAACCCGTCGCGCGAAGAAAGGAAGTAAGGTCGGTCGGTCCGCTCGTCCGGCTTCTCGTAAGGACGGTGTGAGGCAATGTTGTCAAGAATCGTTCTCCGGTAAGCATGCAGAGACTCCGGGTAAAAGTCCCAGAATCGCGTAGACATGATTTCGTGAAATGCTCTTGTTGCCATTTTCGTTTGATAATTAATTGATTACATCACGAAATTACGCACGCGAAATGCGGTAATGAAGGACACAAAAAATGACTAAATGCGTGAATTACAGAAATATGCGGATGCTCAAACGGATTTTCTCTGCAAATAAAAACCTGCTAAGAATGAGCATGTTGTAAAACACACGGAGTTTGTGCGAAAAAAAGAAATTTGCGGCGGACGCAAAGAAATTGAAGAATGCCACAAAGAAGATAATGAAGATTTACCTGCATGACAAAAGAAAAACGCGCACAAAAAGAAAGGCCCAAAGAAAAAAATGCCGCCCCACACACGTATGCAGGAACGGCATTCCAACGGAAAGAAAAAAGCAATATATATAATAAGGTGTAGATGTCAGACCACACGCTGTGCGCCTGTCACGTTGCGGATGGTGAGTGTGCACGAAATCACGCCGTCGCCTTCCTCATACTGAAATTCATAACCGTCGCTCACGGCACGCACAAACATTTCACCGTCGCCAAATGTTCTTACAATCAAATGGTTAGTGCTGTTTTTCAGCGTTTCAAGCTGCAAATAGGTTTCTTCCGTCACACTCTCTATCTCCCAACTCACCGTCACTTCGTAAGAATCGCCGGCCACGCTGGTTTCCGCGCTCTCCTTCAGGCTCCCTGATTTCGGTTTCATCTGAATGGAAATCTTACGGTCGCCCGACACAGAAAAATCAGGTTTGTCACTTTTCTTCTCAATATTGAACGGGCGGGAAAACGTAACCGCGTCGTCCGGATAAGCTTCAATGCTGCCTATCAACTCGTAATAATTCTCGCTGCAATTCATGATTTATGTGTTGTTTTGTGGTTGAAAATGGCGACTGACAAAGTTACTGACAAATCGCACCAACTTTCTCCGTTTCTTTAACTTTTATTTACCGCTATTCATGTATAAATTTATGGCGTGTATATACAGATTCTTCCGGTTCTCGACTCAAGCTCTTCTTTTCTCACTTTGATGTCAGACTTCATTCTGGATTTGATTCTCCACCAATATCGCATCATGCTCTCAAATCTTTTCATGTCTATATCGTACAAAACAATGAAATCAGACATGACATCTTCGGAAGTAACATGTTCGCCCATTCTATTTGCCCGGAAAATACAGTCATCATGAAATCTGGCGAAATCATACCAGAACTCACGTTTCAATTCATTCCTTATCTTCTTACTTCCGTTGATATTCAGGTGAAAAAACTTATCCACTTTCACCTCACCGCTAAATTTGCAGACGCTTTCAGGCATTTCCAACTCCAGGTAATCTTCTTTCTCTTTTTCAGTCAACATTTTAAACTGAGCGGTAAATAATGATTTCTGAGGTTTCAAATGAAATGCTACTTCATTATAGGAAAAATCTGTTATACCCGAAAAATCTGCATCTCTGAACAAGTGAGTCTTCATATATACACCCAGAAGGCTGTTCTGAGGAAACCTGACCGGAGTTCCATACTTTATTTCGAAGTATTTCTTATAATAATCACTCACTTTAAGGAAGCATGAGTGACGCTGCTCATTCATTGAATTTTTTGGCATAGTAGTAAGATAAAGTCTGTAAATCAATTAATCAACAGCAAGTTACGGACGATTCAACACCAATCGGAATTTCATTCAACAAAAAAAGGTTAAGCGACTGGGGCCTTATTTTGCGTGTTTTTCACGATTTTGCAAAGCTGTGCAATTTTCTTGCAAAACACTTCTCAATACTTATTTATTTAATTATCAATCATTTATAGTGTATAATAAATAATAAATAAAGAGTTATTGCCGATTGTTCATTGATTTTGAAGTGAAGAAAACGTATTTTTTCGGTAAAGAACAGATTTCAGGCTGTCCGGCTTTTTCTCTTATGTCCATTGCGTAGCTTTCTCTGTTACACGATGAAGTTGGATATAAAGGAAGTAGAACGAAAGGGGAAAGGCGTGCTTTGTCGTCCCGCGTTCCGCAGTCCGACCTTTCCCTCCTTTCGTTCTTTCAGGTTTCCCTTCGGATTCCTTCCCCATTCGGACGCTCACAGGAAGAAATGATTCGACTGATGTATGCCCTTCTCTACCCTACGAAAAATTTTTATTTTAAAGATTTTGTAAACTTGTTTTTCGTAAAAAATCGGCAAAATATCAAAAAGTACAATACTTTTAATTGATTATCAGATAGTTATTCATTGCAAAAATTTCGCCAACGCTTTGCAAGCTTTGCAAAATTGCTTACAAATGATACTTAACTAACTGATTATCAAATTACAAAATGTTTTGCAAAGGGTGTGTAAAACTTGTAATATTTGATACTGAATTGATTTTCTAAGGGATTTTCTCTTTGTGTCGGAATGATTTTTCTGAAAGTCTCGTGCCTACGCCACTCAAATGGCGTAACTACGCGACAAAAGTGTCTATTAAGCGCGGCCGCAGTGGCGATACTACGCCAGTTTGGAATTTATGTGACGAAATACGGCTTTTGTTGACAGAAAAAAGGCGTAAAAGTGCTATTACATACACTTCTACGCCTCCTTAAAAATGAATCAGAAAGTGATTAATTGAAACCTCCTCCTCCCTGGTCCTCTCCTTCCTCACCCGGCTCGGTTGTTCCCGGTGTGCCGTTTCCTTCTTCATACATCCTGTTGAGCGACATCTTGTCAATCTGTGCCTTGAAATCCTTGCTCGGCTGGAACAGCACTCTTTTACGGATAATCTTTTCTTCTCCGCTTACCTCGGAACTCTTACAGGTAATGGCTGGCTTCAGGTATCCCATGTTTCCCAGGCTTACACCATGACCTTCGAGCATCCAGGTACAAGCCGATTCCACCATGGTCTCTACCACGGCGCGGCAGGTTGCCTTACTGATTCCGGAACGGAGGGAAATCTGTTCGATTACTTTTTCAAAACTTACGGTTCCACCACGGACCGCTTCGGCCACATACTTTTCTGTGCCATCCTTGTCAAATCCAAAGGTCTTCTTTACGACCTTATAGTTCAAGCCTCCCATAGTTGTATTTGTATTTAAAAATTCGACGGATAGAAGCGCTTCGTGCGATTCCACCCGTCGATAAATCTAATTTTGCAACCCTCGTTTATGAAGGACTAAAAATCATCCTTCTTTCGTGTCTCCTTTCTTCTGGTTGTGTTCTTTGTTCAGGAAGTCTTCATAGAGCTTTTTCTCCGCTTCCTTCTTGCGTTGCATCATCTCATTCAATACCTTGTATTGCAGTAGTTCAATATTTTTTTTGATAAGCTCGGCAACTTCGTATTTTTCATCTTTTACATACTGTTTGATTAGCCGGTCCAACGCGTCGAGGTAAACAGCATCAATGGTGTGAGAGCTGTATTTTATGTAGTCGTCAATTTTGAGAACGGCGTGCTCCAGGTTGTCTATTTTCTTCTCGTTTCGGGTCATCCATCGCGAGATTGCCCGGTAGATCAGGAATAGTGCGGCGGAGTTTATGCAAACAAAAACGATGCTGATTATTAAGTCTGCGGTATTCATAATTAAAATTTGTTGTTCCCGTGCATGCGTGGACGGGTGCGGTTATACTTCATTTTTTGTTCGATGTGCCAGAGGAGGTCGAATCCTTTGATTTTGGACATAATAAATACTTCTTGTAATATGTTTACAAAGAATTGAAGAGTGGTAATATGACACACATTATACGATGCGATAAATCTTGTCAGATTGTAGCACCACTCTGTAAAAGTATCCTGGCTTTTATCTTTGTATGTCTCTTCCTTTATCTCAAGCGGGAATTTTACCCCTAAGAAACTAACTCCCAGCAAACCTGCCAGGTCAAGCATACGGATGCAGACATCGGAAAGTTCATCTTCCACACTATCTTTTATATACGCTTCAAAATCTTCCTGAAATCTTCTTACTCGGGTTTCTTCGCTAAATGGGATATTATTTCCTTGCCATTCATTAAACTTTGCCACATCGGACCGTTTACCTTTTCTTTCGGCCTGCACAGCTTCCATCAGCTCGCTAATGACCAGACAAAGGAAATGCTCGGTACTTAAATCCTCGTCGTGCCAGCCGTGTTCTACGGCGTTCTGGTAGGCTTCATCTCTCAGTTTGTTCAGGTTTATCGCTTCAATTGTTTCCATCTATTACGTCTCCTTTCTTTAGTTTTCTTGCTTCTTCTTCATTTCTATAATACAGCGTGATAACACATGGCCGGCCATTCTTTTCGGCCACAGCCTGCACCTCGTATTTATTGGTGCGTGCCCGGTAAAGTACGCTCACTATTCGCTTGATTGTGGTTGGCATAGGCTATTCCTCCTTTTGCAGTTTCTTCATCTCTTTTCTTATCTTTATACGTTTAATTATCTGATACCATTTCGTACTTCGTTCATTTATAATTAAGTTATATTTATTAAGTAAACGGTTTTCTCTCTCAATAGAAAACTTTAACTTGTTATTGAGATTCCTTACTTCATTTTTTGATTCCTCCAAGTTATGCTCAAGAGCGCATATTCTACCCTGATAATATCCTACCATTGATGATATATTGCCAAATTCCCTTGCTAGATAACCTACATAATCTTTATTAGGACCTATAGGATTTTCATAAGGCTTTTCAGCATCCTTCTTAATTTCTTCTTTTTCCTGCTCTCTAAATATTTTCAGGTTTGCCAACTCTTGTAACATCTGATTGTACTTTGAAAGCGATATAGTTACTAATTCTGTTTCTCCTTCCATAAACTTTACTTTTTAAACTTCCAATCATTGCATAAATAATGGCTATATGCCCTATCTGAATAAAGACTGCACTCTCCTCTGTCTGAATCTTCCGATGGAAGGTAATGAAGGCACGTGCGGCATTCTCGTTCTTCCTTTTTGTAGCCCTTGCAACCGGGCAGGAAGAAACCTGTATCTTCCCCATTGTATTCATTCCCTACCCTGAACCTGAGAGGACGGACAAACTCGCAAAGCTGACTGTTTGGCTTTTGCTTCTCCCCTTCTTTCAGCGGGCGGAAATGGATGCAGTCGTCGCAGAAATTCACGGTGCGTAGTTTTTCTTCCCTTGCAATGGGTTTCTTCCGGTTGAGCCAGTTGCTTGTGTCGTTTAACGGGCAGGCTCCGCAGTAGTAATCGTCTTTGTAGTAAAGACAATATCCTTCACAGAACACTCCTTTGATTTCTTTCAGCAGACTGGCCTTTATCTTTTCGACGTTAGCATTTGGCATGATTCTATTAGGTATTTGTCTATTTCAAACCGGAGATAAAAGAATACGGTCCATTCCGGATGTTCTATATGCTCGGCGTATTTTACGTCATGGAATCCTTTTATATTCAGGTATCTTTTGAATATCTTGAATCCAGCTGACATTTCCTTGTATTCTATATTATAGTCATCCGGGCGCCATGGTGCGCACTGACTGAGTAACATCTCCCTATATTCTTTGGGACATTTCTTTATCTCTCTTATGGCTCCTTCCAGTAGTCGTTTTGCCACGATGTTGGTCTTTTTAATGCGAATAGATTTGAAATCTTCTGGTATGAATATCATGGCTTTTCCTCCTTTTTTCTGAAATGTTCAATTAGTCCCTGGACGGTGGCTTTGTGAGACCACATAGGGCTATTTATGACGCATTCATCGTAACTTATAAATTTCATCCAATCCCCTTTCTTTAAGGTTAAAAAGGATTCTGCATCAAAAATGAACCATTGGCCATAATCTGTGTCGTCACGTAATGATGCTATTGCCAAGAACAGGTTTTCATTGGTCCCGCAGTCAATAAATTTGATTTCATTTTGAAACATCTTGACATATTCGTGAATATATATCACAGCGTTAAATATTGGATTTCCACGAGGAAATTCCATCGCTACCAGCGTAGGATCTTTCTCCAATAGTAGATTCATTGTCAATGGTATATATCCAAGTTCCTCCAGTTTCTTTCTTAGTTCCGGTGTGTTCTTCCGGATAAAACAAGGTTGTGTAAACATAGGCTGATTCTTATAGGTAGGTTAATGACTCTTTTATCCCATCATTCAAAGCTTTCTCGAATGTATCGGTATATCCGTCCATCTGTGATATGAGAGACAGATCCTCCATGTCGTACAGACGGTAGTACCATCCGTGTTTGTTGAGCTCGACAACGATGTGGATCTTTCCTTTTGTGCGGACCCATTTTTGAGCGGCGTATAGCGTGGGAGCCAGGTATTCGTACTGGGACCCGTTTCCACCCCTTATCAGGTCGCCAAACTTTCTTGAGGTGAATAACAATACAACCAGTTTTGATATGCCAGTTTCAGCCGATATGTAAACGGCCCGGCAGTTTTCTCTATATCATTTGTCCTGAAGAAGTTTGGATACTTCAAAAGTGACAAAATCTTCATTTATCATATTATGTTCTGCTGACATAGTGCTATGCTTTTAATGGTTTTAAAAAGTTTCTTGTAAAGCCTAAATCCAGTCCTCTATCGTGGTAGAATTTCAATACTGCATCGTAGCTGTGCCGGGTATAGAAACCTATATCGTCAAGAGAATTGATTATTTCCAAAGCTGTGTATCTCCGGTAATCTTCAATCGTAAAGTAAGTATTTGGAGAGTATTTGGAACCACCGGAAAACTTAAAGTGAAGGCTACCTTCATGCTCCTGTACCTGAACTACCGGCCAACAGTAACTGTCCTTAAATTTAGGAATATCCTTCCATTTTAGCTTTGACTTCCGGCTTTCATGGATTCGTATCTCAGCCATTGCTATAACTTGTTTTAATTAAATTTAGACAGTAAAACCCATATCAAACGGACAAACGTAATAAACGTGATAACCACTATAAAAATAGCCGGAATCAGCATTTTCTTCCACAACATATCTGCTTTATGGCATCGTTCGTTGATATAATTGATTTTTGACATGTGCTCACCAAACTGAAGTTCCATCATGTGACGTGCCCAGCCGGTAAGCATCTTATCAAATCTTTGTCTGGCTTCTTCTTTGATAGTGAACTTACCTGAAGGGTTTAGCAGGTATGAATCTGTCCTGAACTCAAACTCTTCTGAATCCAGAATGTCACGTCCACCGTTGCTCCGTATCTCCATGGAGACTTTAAGCCATGGAATTGCTTTTGTTTCCCACATTTCGAGGGCACGTTTCTCTATCTCTTCTGCGTTGGCGTTGGCCAGCTCTTTCAACCTTTCGTACTCGTCTTTCTGAACGAAGACGACTGCTTTCTTATCGTCGATATACATAGTTCCTGGTTTTAGATTATTCTTTACTTTCCTGACTTTCTTCGATCATCCTTTCCACTTCCTGAATGTCGCAGGTGAATTTGTTATAAAAACTATCGTACTGGGAACATTCTTCGTCGACATACTCTATCCATGCCGTTTTGGTCTCAAGGTTGATAATTATCATCGGCCTGTTGCAGGAATCGTCTTTCCCGGCCACCCTGCTTTTCAGCTGCTGAATATCGAAGTTGCAAAATATACGATGTAACTCCCCGTTATAATAATCGAATATCGGTCCGGTGTAGATAATGTTTTTCGTTTTCATACCTGGGTATTTAAGTTCAATCATTGGTTTATGGTATAATATTGGCCGTTTTATTTCGCTCCATGCGATTGGCCTTACATTGTAGGCCCATGTCCCGTCTGACATGATGAAGGAATTGGTGTATCTTCCGCCTTCCAGCATGACGTTCACGCATTGTCCTTTCGGAGGGAGTGAAGCTTGTACGCTTTTCCATTGATAGAAGTATGACGAATCCCATGAATTTCACATTGCTTTTATTATATCGTCAATGGAGAAGTGTATATTTTCTTTGCTTCCTGAGTCCCTAATACGGTCGTTAAACAGCTGCGTGACGTATTGGTGTATATATTCTTCCTTATTCATGGTTTATTTTATTTATTCATTTAGCACATTTCCAAGAGACTTCATTCTCTGTACTAGATGTAGGCAAAGGGTCATATATTCTTCTACCTTTTCGCCTGTCGGAAGTCCCCAATCATATTGACTTATACTTAAAAGCGTATCACACCCGCTGCATGAGCCATAATAATTATCAAATATCCAATAGTCCCCACAACTAGGTTGATAACATTCTCTATGAATCAAGAATATCTGAGTTCCTTGATAATCTCCATGGTCTGAAATATCTATATCTGTAGAAATCCTATCGACTGATTTCACATCGTAGTTAAGAGCATTTTCTATAAGTGCAATCACTAAATCTTCATAACTACCATATTCTTTCTGTTCGTGGGACTTTAGCCAGTTTCTTAGGTTTTTCTTCCCTTTTTCCCATCTTTCAATAATATCTTTTTCCATAATCATTTATTAATCGTTTGTTTCATTTAGTTTTGGTTTCGGGAATCAGTAGTCACATTCATAATCTCCGTAGTCCTCAAAATGAAAATCGGGAGAAGTTGCTACTTTATATTTCCCGTCCTCCTGGTAGATGTATCCGCTTACGAATGCTCCGTTTGACACCATACGGCAGACAACCTCCTCGTTCGGGTCAGGTTGTTGTTCTTTTACGTTTGTCAGAAGGCCGCCCATCAATGCGTCAAAGGCATCCCATCCAGAACAGAACCCCGCAAAATATTCATCAGCACTGCAGTTTTCATCACATTCAGATGCTCCAATATTCCCATCGCAATACATACATTTTTCTACAAAACGGCATCCGTATTTCTTCGTTTTACAAAGGAAAAAGGATTGTATGCTTTCCTTGGCTTTTTCTTCTTTCTCCATTTCTTTCATGCTTTTTCTTCTTTGTTTTGAGTTTTATGTACTCGTTCATTTCTTTGTCGAAGACAGACAGAAGTTCGGGCTTCTTTTCTTCCGGGATGTATCCAGTATCAATCAGCTGCTGAATCAGTCTATCTGTTACCTCTCTGCTCTTCCTTACAGTCTTTTGCAGGCTTGATAGCGCCACTACAGATGAGGAAGGGTGCATCTGGTCTGCTCTGTATAGCTTAATCATGTTGATTCTCTATTTTTATTACATTCAGTACATTCAGATACACTCGGAGCATAGACCCTACCACATACCGGGCATACCCAGCCTTTTTGCTCCTTATCGGTGATAACTTCATACTCTTTTAATTGCAATGCAGCTAAAGCTATATTGTACAAAACAACTTTTTCGCTAGGCTGTGTAATCCCATGTATAGATCCATAAGTTGCTTGCTTTTCCAAAAACTCTTCTGCTTTCATAGCCATCTTATTTAACAGATACCACATTCGGATAAAATCCCGCAAAAGGCAATTCCAATCCCATGGTTCGGAACGTATAAGTGCTGTCGACCTTAATCCTACCGAGTAGTTCAGGATGGGACAAGAAACCGTTTATGCTTATTCTCATGGTCCCTCCGGATGTGAAAAGGAGATAATAAACCTCGGTAGTCGTATTACCTTCAATTGAGGTTACATTTTCTATTTTCTCAATCTGGTTCACAGTGGCCATTACTTCACGCTGGTTGGAAAATGTAACAATGCCGGCCAATAACATTAATACAACAGTCACAATTGCTATAAATGGTACTTTCTTCATAATCATATTAAGTCTTATTTTTTCATTTTTATTCGTTTACATGCGTTATTGATTCCGTCATTCAAAGCTTCTTCATATTCATCCCAACAGCCACAATCGTTAGGCCCTTTAATTCTATAATCTGTAATGAATGTCCCATTATCTGCTTTTGATAAAATCCAAAAATAACCTCCAGCGTTTCTGTATATTTCGACAGATATATTGTGTTTCTGCCGAAGATACTTTTGAGCCTCGTATAAGGTTGGGCATGAACATCTTTTTTCTGAAAGATTGAAATTTTGCTCATATTCAGATGGACAACACCTAAGCCCGTTCTCTAAATATGAATATTTGCAGTTTTCATTAAACTCTATTTCTTTCAAAAGCAATCCTACATCGTGTGTTACATAATCTTCCGGTCTAAACATGGCTATTTTATTTATAAGGGTTATTATCCAAAACTAAAGCTGAAACGGCCAGCCCTTGTGCGATCAGGTTGCGGTAGTCTATGTGACACTGATGCAGCACGTGAAAGACTTGCTGGAAATGGCGAAGGCCCAATTGCGTGCTGTTATGCTTCCCTTCTTCCGGTGTAATAAAGAAGCTCTGCAAGCTCATTTCGCACACCTTACATCCCCAGGCGAAGAACTCCACGCATTCTCTTTCTTCGTCGAAATTCCAGGTGGTATAAAGGCCCATATACCCGTCGAAATCGAACGCTTCTGCCAGGTACTTCATCGGACAAATTTCCGAGCCGTTCACAAAGATTTCTTCTGTGATTGAAGACAGCGGATAGAGTATCGGTTTTATATCTCCCAATCTGAACCCTTTCCCGAGACATCTTTCTCCTTTTAATGTTTCGGCATTCAGGCCAATTTCGTTACCATGCTTGTCTCTTTTCTTATAAGCCCATACCTTATATCTGTCGGCTAAGTTTATAACGTCCATTTCAATCATTCCTTGTTTAGTGATAAACGCCAAGCCAAACGGTAATCTGGCTGAAATATCTTCCAGTAACAGTAGTTTTTCTTCTTCTTTCATGATGTTATTCTTTATTTTTACAAAACTCTTCAAATTCAGATAAAGCATTTTTTATGGAATCAGCTAATAATCTCGAATACGAGTCTCCACATTTTGCGAAGGAAGGCATGGTCGTTTGCGACCAAATCCGGTCGCCTGTTTTTTGTGGCCTAGGATCATCCATGAAAAATGTAATTGTATGCGTTTCGTAGTTATCCATATTTATTTGGATCTCTACTGTCTTACCATGTATTTTCTTTGCTGCATAAAGTACCATCTGATTAGAAATCGTACTTTCAAGCACTCTATTGACAAGGCCGACGTATTCTAATGGACGTATGTACTTTTCCCAATATTTGTTCTCTTCCTCACTTCTTATATTAGACAAGTAGTTTCTATTTTGGTAGTTATTACATCTGTGAAATCTTCCTAGTACGTCACCAGATAGCCTACAATAAAAAGTGGTGCACACTTCCCCATTTCTGGCTCTATTCAGATTCCAAGCGAAACGTTTACAATTGACACAAACTTCAACTGGTCCCCATTCTGATTCGGATTTTCTTATTCTATCCGACAATTCACGTAGTTTTTTCTTTACTTCTTCTGAAATCATTCTCCTTCTAATTTAGTGATAACATAATCGGCTTTGTTCCATCCTGTACAAAAGGAAACGGCTGCAATCCTGGCTTTTAAAACCTTTTCCGGGAACTCTTCATTTAACAGCTTTCCTTTCCGGTAGTGTGCAACGAGTGAAGTCGCATCTACGACGAAGGAACCGCTAATAGCCGGGTACTTTTCCAGGGCTTCTTCGATAAACTCTCCGACAGTATATTGCCTGTCAAAATCCACATATCCTCCAACATAGGGAGAAGCATGAGTTGGAAATACTCTAATTAGTTCAAACATAGGCTATGTACTTCGATTTATGGTTTTATTCAACGATCAAGTGATTATGAATTTCCATAATTTTCAGAATCCGAACTTCGCATCTCATAATCCCTAAATCCTTTGCTATGGCTCCTTTTGCAGCCTGATGAAGGGTTGAATGATCCGTCTGTTCTTCTTCTGTACGGACCGGAAGAAGGTATTCTTCACGGAATCTAACCGGAGGTGTACCGGCTTCAAAAACCACGGAAAAGTTCTTTTTTATTAGCATTTGTCACTATAATTTTGTTCTCATTCGTAGATTTGTACTTTCTTGCACAACTTCCTTTGCAAGTTCAGTACCGATAATCTCTCCACAAATTGGGCATTTCACATTTTCATGACCTGTAAAGAAGTTAGTTCTAATATCTTCATGTCCGTATCTAAGTAGAGACTTACATTTAGGACACTTGACTTCCCATTCTTTTATTTCACCTTCTCTTACGACTTTCATGGCTTATATCTTTCAATTATAATTATTAGCTTTTCGGTATTTTCATAAAACACATCCAGATAGTCGTACCGTTATTCTTTGTAGTATGCCCAAACAAAGGTTTGTAATCCGTAATAGCATTGATTACTTCCTTTACTTTTATCTGGTCCTGATTCCACTTGAAGATAAGTACACCGTAATCATCCAGCACTCGCATACATTCATGTATGGAGTCATTAATAAAGCTTTTCCAGTCTTTTGGAAGTTTCCCATACTTTTTGGCCAACCAACTGTTTTCACCGGCTCTTACCAAATGTGGAGGGTCAAACACAACCAACTTAAATGTATTATCAGCAAATGAAAGGTTTGTGCAATCCTCAATTTTATCAGGTTTCACAGAAATTTTCCGCCCATCACAAAGTGTGCCTTCAAAATCGCGTATGTCAGTAAATAAAGCAAGCGGATTCTCTTTGTCGAACCAGAACATCCGGCTTCCACAACATACATCAAGTATTGGTTTATTTTGCTTTTCCATCCTTCTTCAATTTCTTCACTTCCTTAACCATCAGCAATGATTCTTCCATGATTATAGGAACTTCCATTATTGCCACTCCTCCTTTCCTAACCTCTTACTCTCCTCTTTCAAAGCCTGAATCTTCGCAAAAAGTCCGTTTGTTTTAGTTTTCTTTTCTTTGGAAGTAATTTTCTTGAACGCCATACCGATGGCAATCATCGAAATACCCGTTTTTATCTGCTGGATGTCGCCATCCATGGTTTCTAAATCTTGAAGCGTATCTTCATTGATAACCACATTGTCGAGCTCATTCATAGCTTCTTCAGCGTCCTTCATACTGATTCCTGAAACAAGCATCACAGCTTTGATAAAATCCTTTTCTACTTCAAAAGTGATACTCACTTTTTCATTCTGATTGTTTCCCATATCTCCCACTATTTTAAATTCCTTCATAAATCGGCATCGGAACAGAAGTGTCCACAAACAAATGCCCTACAAACGAACCGTTGAAAAGTATAAAAGTCCCTATATACATCATGTAAGGCTCAAGGTTTATCTCTTCACCGGTCATTACCATACGGAACTTTACTCCCCGCTTTGGCTTTGATTCATCTTCCAGTGCCCAGATATATACTTTCTCGTTTACCACATCAAGTTTCAGCAGCTTACTTCCCTCGTAAAGCGGAAGCGTAAACTCTGACGCTGCCGGGATTTCATGTTTTAAAATTCTTGCCATATTCTTTTCTTTTTAAGGTTATTAATCATATTCAAAGCGCTTCTTTTCCTCCCACTCTTCGTCGGTTTCCGGGCAGGAAAGTATCTCCTTGGAGTCTTTGGGTTCCTCACCCAACTTGTAGAAAAAGCACACACGGGTAAATTTACGGGTGCGTTCCTCACGACGGATCGTGTCGTTCATAAACTCCTGCTCCCAGGCGTAGTGACGGGGATATTTGGAGCCTTTGTCCGAGCGGTAGACGATGGAAGGGTTCATGGTGTACTGCATATTGAAGCAGTAAGCCTGCATCTTCTCTATCATTTCGTTCTTCACGGATTTCACGCTCTGCATCGTCACCGCGTCGCCCCGGTGTTCCAGGTAGCTGATGGCCATTTCACTGATAGATACCGGACGGCACCAGTGCCACTGGTTCGCAAAGAAATGATTGGCCCAGTCAATGAATACCTGGTCCTTGATGGCGGAGTAAAGTATTCGCATCTGTCCGTCCTGCGACATGGGCGGTATCAGGCTTTCCTGCAGGCCGAGGTAGAACTGACAGCTTTGCAGCATCATGTACACCGCTTCGTCACGTTCTTCTTCGGTGGCTTCCAGAAAGATGTCTTTCCCGAACTTTGTCTGCGGCGTGCGTTTCTTGAACTGGCCGGCGTAGTCCTCGTCGTGGTAGTAATCGCTCTGCATGGCCAGGAAGATACGGCGTGAGGTGCTTCCTTCGGTCATATCGAACGGCATCTTGTTCATGGTAATGAATATCTTCGGGGTTGCCTCGCGCGGCAGTGTCATTTCATCGTGATACAGGGTCTTTACCGTAATGTTGTCCGTAATGTTGTAGAACTCGCTGCCCATCATGTCGGGACGAAGGTCGTCTATCAGACACATGCTGTCTACGGTATAATGGAACTTGTCGAAGTTCTTGGCCATGTTCTCTTTCTTCTTCAAGGTCTGACCGGGTATGTAGCACACCTTCCGCACCAGCTCGAAGAAGGAACGGAAGAAACTTTTTCCGGTACCTCCGCTGTTCTTTCCTTCGTCGGCCACGGTGTATTCCGTCACGAATCCCATCTTCTGCATGGTGCCTGTACGATAGCGCGAAAGCATGTAGCCCATGAGCGCTACCTTGCAAATGAAGTGCATGTCCTGTCGCTGCTTTTCCAGCTCGGTAAGCGGATAGCCTTCGGCTTCCTTTCGCCAGTGTATGCGGCTGGTGTCGTACAGCCACTGCACGCAGACAGGCATCTGGTCAATGTCTTTCGGCATTTTCAGCAGGAAACGGTACAGACGCTGGTAGGCGATGAACTCCGCATCCTCACGGCGGCGCTCGTTCTCGTTCATCCGCTTGTCGGCCATTCGCTGATCGTTCAGCTCCTTACGTGCGGCATATTCCGGATTCTCCTCGATAGTGAACAGAGGGGACTTGAGCGGATGGTAGTCAGCGTCGATAATGGCCTTTCGGTTTACATGGAAAGGCAGGTCCACGTAGTCCACCGGCTCAATGCTGTCGGCCGTAACCTTTACGGCGCAGTTGCGGAAGAAGAAATAATCGAAATCCTTTCCCCACGACATGAAGTTCAGCTCTACTTTCTTAATACCGGACATGGTGTCGCGTCCGATTTTCTTCTGGGTACTGATGGCGTTGCTCAGTTCCTCGGAGTAATACTGTGAGTTGTATATCAGGAAGTCTTTCATGATTTCCTTCGCTTCGCTCAGTGCCTGGCTCTCTTCCACCACATCGACAATGTTGTTGCTGATGTGCACAAACTTGGTGGTATCCGCTTCGTCGGTGTATTTGTAGAATCCGTTGGCCGAAAGGAACTGGGCCATATTGTCGAAGTTCAGGGTGTATTTTCGTACCACTACCTTACTTTCGTCTTCCTGCTTTTTGGTCTGGTACTGCACATCCCAGAACCGCATACGGCGGGCGGTCTTGAGCAGGTCGTCAAAGTAGCGGTTTACGTTGGTGTGAATGAGTTTTTCATTGCGGCGCATCACAGCAGGATAGAAGTTGAAGAACTCTTCGGCATCCTTGCAGGCTTTCCCGCTGCGTGGATTGTACTGGGTGGAGAGGTCTTCGGGCAGGTAGAGCACTTTCAGCTCCACATGTTTCAGAGCCAGCCGGTTCATGGCGCGTATTCCGGTGCGGTCGATGTCATACATCACAAACACTTCCATGGAGATGTTCAGCAGGCGACGGATGGTTTCCGACGAAATCTCCACACTCTCGGAGTGGGGAAACACCACATGAGCGTCGCTATGGAAGTACACATTGATGGCATCTCGCGGGCCTGAACAGATCACAATCCGGCGGAATACGTCGGTAAAAGCACGGGTACGCCGTCCCTGCTCGTCCACCCGAGTTTTCTCTATATTGATAATGGGATGTCCTTCCTTGTCGGAGGTTTCCGCACGTCCGGTCTGCAGGGCACGCATCACGTCTGCGTCGCCGTAGATTTCCTTGTAGAATCCTTCCGGACGGCTTCCTCCCTGGTACCACCAGGTAAACTTGTAGTTGGGCTGGCGACGGCCGTCCGCATCGGTCGTCTCACGGAAATAGGGCTCATATTTCCGTGCCCACCAGCCGTTCTCGTCCTCGTAGCGGAAAAGGAATACCGGGTAAGAAGGAGTGGACTTGACTTCGTAGCTGGTCAGCACACCGTCGGCATCGGCCTTTTCGGGGGTAACGTAGCTTTCCAGCGGATAAAGATTGAAAATGGTGCTTAGCTGGGTACTGTCGAAGGGAGCCGGCATATCGCCACGGTAGAAGTCGGGATTGAACGAACAGCGCAACAGGTTGTTTCCGTCAGCATCGGTCACGGCTGTCTGCTCGGGGCCTTCGCTTGTGTTTTTCCCGGCGCGGAACACGGGGAGCACCTGGCATCCCAGTGCACGGAGCTCAGCGGGTGTAAACTCACCCTTACGGATGCGGAAATCCACTTCCGGCTGCGGATCAGTCTTGCGTGCCCTGTGAAAAAATCCGTTCTTATAATCTCCCTCAATAATCAGGTTGAAGTCCTTGGCCAGCCGGTTCACCGCATCAAGGAAGTCGTGCTTCTCTCCTGCTCGTTCTAAGAGACGCTGCTGCAGCATGATGGCCCCTACCCCCTTGCTACGGTTCTGCTCGCCGCATACGAAGCAATTGAAGGCTGCATAGCGTTCTCCCTTTGGCGGGAACTTGCTTACACAGAAACTTCCGTTCTTCTCGTCGTGAAACGGGCAGCGATAGAATACGCTGCGTGCTGTCTGCGACGCGGGAAGGTATCCGTTGTTGCGCATCACGTCGGGAAGCGGAAGCGCATTGAGTTTATCAACTGTTTTGTCAGAAATCATTTCAGGGAATTTTAAGAGAGGAATTTCACCTCGTAGTTCATGCTTTCCATTTTGGCTTGTATCATTTCTTTCAGGCTATCTGGCAGGCACATCATAGGGTCTGGCTCATGCAGGTAAATCGTATTTTCCTGCACGCTTCCTGTGGAAGAATATCCGTCGTACACCAGCTCGTTCATAAGCTTCTGCATGCACGACTTCGACAGGTTGCCGCAAGCTATGCTCACGCTACCTTCGGGATAGCCTATCGCTATTTCCGTGTGACGCACATGGAAACGCTGTTCATATACCGCTCTGCTTCGTTTCATACCAGCCGCTTTCCTTTTAGTGTCAACATAAGCTCAGGACGTGTAGCCACACCCAACTTCGCAAAAATACGTTTCCGCATGTTGTCTATATTGGAATAGCTGCATCCCATTTCGTCGGCAATCTCTTCGTAGGTGAGCGAAGTATTTACCAGCATGTTCGCCACAGCAGCCTGAGTGGGAGTCAGTCCGCACTCGTACACCGGATTACAGCACACCTCCTTTTTATCCTTGAAGGCTGGGTTGAATCCGTTGAACGGACAGTTATAGCGCATAGGGCAGTGTGTGTGCTCAGTATTGAAGTCTTCCGGGCCTTCATGGTCGGGAATATCGTCCTCTCGTCCGAAACAACAGTTCAGGCTTACCAGCGCAAGCTCTGACAGATAGCGGCTGCGAAGGTTCCGTATGGTCTTATAAGAACGTCCAAGTCGCATCTGCAGAAGCTGGTCGGCTGCCACCAGGTGTGATGGATAGTTTTTCTTCATCTCGTCGAGGTATTCCTCTACGAAGTCAATTCCCGTCTTTCCGTCGTTCTTTACCGTAATTTCCTCTCCGTCTTCAAAAACAATTCTTGAGAATCCGTCCTGAAGGCGTGTATATGCTTCCCATTGTCTTTCCAGCATGTATCCCATCACATTTCCTCCATTTGTTTCTTATACTCCTTATAAATAGATTCCAGCCCGCGAAGATCTACTTCCGTGAAATCGAAGTTACGGAAATGCGCACGCAGCGCATGTTCGCCCATACCTCGTTCTTTCATGAACTCGATAAATTCTCCCTTCTTTCTCACACCGGAAAAGAAGTCTTTCAGGTCCCCTTCGTAGTCAGGATCGAAATCTCTCAGGCATTTTTCCACGCCTTCCGCCTCCCACCGGCGCACGCGGTTCAACCTGATCTTCTGGTACGCCGTGCTCATGCTCATTCCGTAATGTTCCACCAGGTAGCGGCTAAATCCCAGCCGCATGGGGCTCAACTTTTTTTCGGATAATGCTTCAATGATGCTCATTTTCATACTTCTGATATATATTGTCGTTTCTCGCTTTTGCGGTTTCGGTCGTTTTTTGTTATTTTTACCCTACAAAGTAACAATTTTAATTTGACAATCGCATTATAATTGTTACGGAAATAACAATTTTAAACTGATTTTTTATGTACTATTTCAATTCTTTCCTGTTCAATAATCTTCCGAAGCTCTTCGGCCTGAGCGAAAAAGGCGTGTCGGAGAAGGTGTACGGAAAATCATACATGTATAAAAGAAAGGTTGATAATCAAGACAATATACTCGTGCAAGACATCGTAATGGTGTGCAACACATTCCACATAAGCCTGTCAAACTTCATTATGTCGGCTCCTCCTGAAAATTTACTCGGAAATCGCTTTAAATATGTCATACCGGATGAAGATTTTAAAGAGGTAAGATTCATACCCAAAAACTTGCGGTTCCTTTACGGTCCGCAGGGACTTACTAATATACCTTCACTCGCTGAATTTTCGCGTCAGATCGGAATATCAGTCACAAGCATCGTTAGATGGCAGAATCCGAAGATAGGCGGGTGTACGGTTAACTGGCTTATCGGGGTATGCAACCGTTTCGGCATCGACATAGACGTATTCATGGAAGATAAAAACGAGAAACTTCAAAAATATGAAGCCACAGAAATAGGTCTTTCTCCACGAGTATGGCAGGAAATCTCAGATTTAAAAGAAACTATCAGAGAATACAGACAAGAAAGGACCTCTCTTTTGGAAGAAAATCGTAAATTAAAAATACGAATTAAAGAAGCGGAACTTTTATCAGAAGAAAACGCGGAATATATATATGCAGGTAATAAAATAAGAGAATGGAAAGCCAACTGGAATCTCCTTGAAAACTTTCATATCGTTGTGGGAGTAGCAAGACAAAAAGTAATTCAGGTTGCTGGTATGCAATACTTTAGCGAGCTGTTTATAGAAGGTAACATGCAGATTACCTCACTGATAAAACTATGCAATAAATACCACATCAGCACAAGGCACATATTTTATCGGGACAACGGGATTGAACCAAAGATAAACGTGTACGACTATTACCGGTCGGAAAATTGGAAAACAATAGTATTCCACCCTGAATATATAAATGATTTCTTTGGGAAAGATAGTGTGACGGGGAAAAACCGTTCGGAACTAATTAAAACAATGGATCTTAGCGAATGGAAAATACGCTCTTGGAGGAAAGAAAAAAGCACCATGCGCATAAAAGACATGCTTGATATATGTAATAGACTTGAAGTGACACCTTACTGCCTGATTACAGACTTAAACCGTATGGACCTTTCCAGCGGGATGACCAGTGCGGAAATCCTGCTGGAAGAGAACCGTATGCTCCGCCAGCAGGTTATCCGACTGAAAGAAAAACTACAGAAGAAAAACGGAGAAGGATTCCTTCCGTTAGACGAATGAGTTCAGTGTACTTCCTGAGAATCCATACCGCACGCTGAAATTCACGGACAGCATACCGGGTTTAGCGCGGTCATAAAGTTCGTTCGTCTCTTCGGGTATGATAGTGACGGGTATGTATGTGCCGTTATCGTACATCCATGCCTTTCGCGTCACCACAAATTCCGTGAGCCACCACTCGGCCCACTCCCTGTTTACGAATCCGCTGCTCATGGAAAAAGTTCCTGAAGGTGCCTGTGCATAGCTGGCAGTGCGCGTGGTAGCACGGTAGGAAATGTCAGCAGGCAGCGTGTAGAGTTCACTCTGTATGTCATATTCCAGCGCATCTCTTGTAAAAGCGACTACGCTTTCCATCAGCCCGAATCCGTTAAGGAATATGAAGTGACGCATGAGCGGGTTTGTCTTTACCGCATAGCGCTTCTTCCCGGTTTCAAATCCGGTGTTCACTGTAAGCTCACCTTCTTTCAGGAGTAACGTACTTATGACAAGCGAATCGGGAACCAGCGCACCACGGGTATAATCGGAATATTCTTTCGATTCTTCTCCCTGCACTACGCTGTAGGTAATGGTATCCGATCGGGTACTTACCGCAGGAATACACAGTATCCATCCCAATGGAACAATATCTCCCTCCGGTTTACGGCTCAAGATACGTCCCTCACCTAAAATCTCTGTGGTATCTACATTGGATGTAGTAAGGCGTTCAAACTCCGTGAGCCTTCCGGGTATGGCATTGTACTGCTCAGAAGTGGTTTCACCTTCTTCTATCTCTACCATCCCGTCAAGATACGATTCCTTGTAGGTAATGGTGTATCGTGCAGCATATATCATCTGTGAAAGGGTCTGCGTTCCGTTCACATCAAACGTCATCTTTCGTGACAGCGCAGTTTTTATGGTTTCTCCAATATTGAAAACGGCTATCCCGTCAGATCCTACCTCAAATGAGTAACTTTCTGAATAAGGGAACTCTTCAGATCCGGCAAATGCGGTGGCATTGACCGTAATCTTTATGCGGAGAAAAGTTTTTCCGCTCAGCGTGGTTTTTGCCTTAACCACTATGGGGTCGCCTGCAAATGCTATCTGTGGCGGCTGCTGTAATACCTGTATTGCCATGTTTTATTTCTTCATTAAATGGTATATAGTTCGATTGTCACCTCCGTAATCCCGCTACGGTCAATGCTGTAGGATAACTTATTGATGAATCCCACATAGTTACCTATCTGGTAGCGCTTGAGCATATCCAGTCCTGCAATCTGCGATATGGTCATTCTTACTGTCAGTATCACGGTCTTCCGGTTGTAAAGGAAGTAAAGATACTCCGAAAGGAATTTTGACACCAGCCCACGGTCCTGGTATGCCTGAGAAGCGGGATACTTGTCTTTCCCGGCCACCAGCTTGAGCGAGAATCGTCCGGACTGGTCTACTCCACCCTGCTCAGTGCCGTTGTAATCAAAGAACCGTCCAAAGTTATCGCAGCTGTCGGCTGTAAAAGCACTGTTGGCTACCGTCTGCACCCACGAATCGTTCCCCTCGCCGTCGTAGTTTTCGGTGTAGTCTATCCCTGATTCGCTACCGGGTCCTCGCATGATTCCAAGACAATAGCCGGCATCGTAAGTACGCATAGGTGATTCTTCTGCCGATTCTGTGTCATAGTTTTCATCAGAAAGATAACTCAGCGTTATCTCATGCTTGTATCGAAGCATTTTTGAATAATCCAAGAATCCTGTTATAAATGGTATAAGGCTTTTTTCTACCTTTCTTTCCGACAAAAGTTCCTGATCGGCAAATACTGCGAGAATCTGTTCGCCCTGTTTGCCTGAAAATGCTTCCTCAACAACAGTTGATCCGTTAACGTCATTAATCATTACAGGAGAAAAATTAATGGATATTTCATCCTCATCTTCTTCTGTTGAAGTCCCACCAATTAAATAATCCCTAAATCCTCCGACTTCAAACAAAGAAGGATTACCACCCGTATTCTTATCTACTTTAATGCGATATGAGTTTCCAGTAAGTTTATCCTGATAGCATGTGGTGTCATTGGAAGCCTGACCCTGTTGAAGAATTTCCAAATAATTATTCTTTTCCTTCACATTAGAATAATTATCGTAATTGAATGTGGTATCATCTTCCTGCCCGTATGTAAGACGTATGGTCTTTTCTTTTGATTTTTTCAACTGCATTCCCACTATTTCCACATCAAGAATGGATATTTCATTCGATTTCAAAATATCTTTTATATATATGACATCCATCGTATTTTTTGCACTGTCGTACAAGAATCTCACACCAAAAGCGTTCTGAAGATCATCTATCAAATCTTCCATTGATACATCAGGAATATTCTCATTTGTAGCATATACGTTTCTTGCTTTGTAAGAGAAATTCTGAGTTAGGAATGTCGCAATTGTTCTGTATGAATTAAGGCCTGGAATTTTCTGATACTTTAAATCATAGTGAAGGGAGAATGAAGAGCCCATAAAGTTATTCATCATAATATCATTCCAAGAAACAGAAAACTCCTCACCTTTTGCTTCTGTATGACACTGAGTGCTAAAAAAGGCAAGTCTGCACATATCTTCCATGGTAGATAAATCATTCTTTTGAACTGCAATATTCAGATACTTGAAAAAGCAGTCAAGAATATACATTACATAAAAGCATACTCCACTGTAAGGCCTTCTCGGCTCTAAAATATTATAATTGCCTGCGTCGTTTGGAGTACAAACACGCGCATTGCAGTAGGGTTTTATTGGATACGGGTCTGATTCATTGCTTTCCGTATAATTCATAATCCCATCTCCTAGGTATATAGTTATAAACATATTATTGTTCTGATTCTGATACGTTACACCAGCAGACTCTACCCTATACCCCAGTTTTATCTCCCTGTCGAGCGGAATGTCCTTTGCATTCATTCCCTCTATACGGTCCATGAAATCACTGTTACCGGAAATGAATGTGACGGGAAGTGTATCTTCAAACTCCACTTCATCGTCTGTTTCTATCACACCACGGTATATCATTATGCCGTCCACCCAAAGCTCTGCGGGCATACGGTCAATGTCCTTCAGGTTAATGTCTCCCCAAGGATCGGCAATGTTCTTGAAAATTTCGCGGTTGGGTTCCAGCGGAATTTCGAAAGGGAACGAGAATGTTCCCTGGTCATTGAAAAGCGGGTTCGACTGCTCCAGTGTAATGGAAAAATCTTCCGACAGCTTTACCCACTGGCTGTTAATCTTTATCTGTAGTCCTTTCATCGTGTCATTATTTTATCAGTCCGCGTTTGGTCATAAAATTGCTGGCTTTGTTCAACTGGTTTACCGCACCCTTGCTCCCGTATGGGTCTACGGCGGCGCGAATCGGCTTGCTCAGACGCTCGTTCAGTGTGGAAAGCGCTTCGGCCACACTCCCAAGCATTTGTGTCATCTGCTCGTTCTGCATGGTCATATCCGCAGCTCCGGATGCTACCTGTGTAATCTGCGCCGGCATAGAAGGATAGTTCCCGCTGGCAAATGTAGGCATGGCGGCCGATTTGAGCTGCCCGTGCCGCGCAATGGTAAGAATGCTGTCATAGATGTGCGGATAGTTCAGAATAAGTTTCTGTGTAGTATCGCCGTCCACAATCATTTCAGGCTTCTTTTCAGAGAAAATACCAAAATGCGCACCTCCGCTGTACACTCCCGTTTTAAGCTCCTTCTGGTAGCGTGCGTTGTATATCTGTCCGTCGTTTCCCAGTACCGGATAGTCACCCTCTGCGTAGGTAAGCATTCCGGCTGCTACACGGCCCTTGCTGCTGCTTACTCCGGTGGCAGCTGCCACATCCTGCTTTGCCTTGTTTAGCTTACCCATGGCAAGGCCCATCAGAGCGGAAAGTGCCGCACTGATAACTGCAATCAATGGGATACCCCACCATCCTAGGTCTCCGATTGTTTTTGCTGATCCCCTCGCAATACCAGAAGTTACATCTCCTGTAGTCTTTGCCCCTTCTACTGTCATATCCGTAATGGCCTGCGACCCATGAATAGCTGTAACAGTAGCACTTGTAGCCGCTTCCTGTGTTACTTCCTGGTCTCCAAGAGTCTTCTTCATCAACAACTCGGTTATTTTTTGCATAATCAAGTCTTTGGTGAGTTTCATCGCTGTTTGGAGTAACATTTTTGCAGCTTGCTTACGGTCGTCCACTTCGGCAAATGCAGCTTCTCCCATCTGCTCACTGAAATCTACTACTGCATCGGTGTAGTTTTTCAATGTGCCCAACTTGCTTTCTGTTATTTCCAGTTCCTTGGAAGATTGTTCCTCCCTTGCGGCTATGTAGTTGTCGTAAGCCTCCTTTTGCGCCATGAGGAAAGATTCTTCTGCCTGCTGTTGCGTAGCGCCGGAAGCAATGGCCTGCTGTATCAGTTCTTTCTTACGGCTTTCAAACTGCTCATAATACTGCGCTGCCGCTTCCAATTTTATTCGCAGCGCTTCCAGTTCGGCATTGTCCGTGTCGGAAGTACCAAGGAAGGAACTTTGAGTAGATGCCAGTCCCAGATTACCGGCTGCACCCATCAGCTCACTCTGATCGTCAGCACCTTTTATCCGGTCCTCCCAAAGTTTCTGGTTTCCGCTGGTTTCCCACTGCACGTCTATCATTTCCTTGATGTCCTTTGCATACTTCTCGGCAGCGGCCTTGGAATCCTGATAGAAATCACGCAGCTTTTTCAGCATGAGCGACATCTGCTCCGGGCTCATGCTTTCGGCCCATACCGCGTCAATGTTGCTAAGATAAGTGCGCAACTGGTCTTCGTTCAGGCTGTAAGCATCTTCCGACAGAGAAACAAGGGCATTAATTCTTTCCTTCACTGCACTCTCGTCAATCACTCCGCTAAATCCCAGACTCATACGGAACTCTTTCTCCGCATCGGTATTCAGCAGACGAAGTTTGTCGAGCGACTCCTCAAACTGGTTGACAAGGCTTTCAAACGGGTTGTATTTAAGCAGCTCCTTCTCGATAGTCTGACGGTATTTCACTGCCATGTTCTGTACTTCGAGCAGGTCTTTTTCAAGGTTCTTACGTAACCCGTCGGTCTGACGTTCGCCCAGTTTTTTAATCAATGCAGCAGTAGATTCCAGGTTCTTACCTTCCATCCCGTATAAATTCTGATTGAAGGTGTTCTCCTCGCCCAACAGCTTTTTACGAAGCTCCACACGTGCCAGCAGATGTTCTTCCTCGGTCGCGTCAATCTGACGGTTCATCTCCTCAGTAGTTATCTGTTCATCGAGATATGCCTGACGGATAGCCTGCTGACGGCGGAGGAAGTAAGCTTCGAGCGCAGACATGGCCGCACTGATTTCATCATTCATTTCCTTCTGCTCACCACGTGTGCCTGACTTACGTACTTTTAGCCAGTTACCGCTTGTGTCGCGTCCCCATTTCTCAGCCAGCACCTTCGCCACATCCTGCTCCATCTTTTTCAGCGCCTCGTATTCTTCCTTGGCCGACTTGAATCCACGGGCAGCGAAGGTGTCTGCATAGTCCTTGTCCTCATTAATGCTCTTCATCATGGCCTCCAGCTTTTTGTAGGTAGCTACCAGCTTGTCTACTCCGGCTGTTTCCAGCGATACTCCCTGTCCCCATACAGATTCCAGTCCGATGGCCTTAATACGTTTTTCCACCTGACTGATGTTATTCTGATACACACCAAGCTGACGGTTCTTTTCAGCAAGTTCGGCTGTTTCTGCCTTGGTGAGCTTCTCTCCTTTCTCACGCTTCGCGTTCAATTCGTCCACATCTTCACGAAGACGCTGTACGTAAGTAGTTGCCTGCTGCAGATAGGTATTCAGTTCAGGCAGGTCGGACGAAGAAAGAATGTCCTGGTTAGACTTACGGAGGTCTTGCAACATAAGTTCTTCGGTCTTGCTCTCGGCAGCACGCTGCGTACTTTCAAGGAAAGTCTGAGTCTGCCCGGCTTCCTTCCGGATGTTTTTCAGGATGTTCATCAGTTTTAAAGCGTCGGAACTGAACGGGAGCTGCTTTATGTTCTTGTCATATTTCTCCATAAAGCCATCCAGTGCGTCGTACAGATTACCTCCTTCTTCCACTACCTTATTCATCCCGTCCATGATGAGGGCCATGGCATCGCCGGCGTTGGTTTCTCCCACATTCTGCATTTTGTTCAGCGAAGCAATAATCTTCGACTGAAGTTCCTGAATCTGGTCGGTGTATTTGTCGGCAATGTTTTCCATCATTTTGTCGCGCATCTTCAGCGCAAGCGTTTCACGAAGACGGGCATTAATCAGGCTGTAAATGTATTCCTGCTTCTCGGCATAGTTGTTTTCAGTGACCATAAATCCCAGGTAGGCACCATACTTGTCATTCAGCTGCTTAATCAGTGCCGCACGCTCTCCGTTCGATACATTTGCCTTGTCAATCGCATATTTCAGATTGGAAAGCTCAAATGTTTCCTTCTGTATAGCTGCTTCAAATCCAGCTTGTGCCTTTGTTGCTTCGTCTACTGATTTCTTGAAATAAGTAATGGCAGATGTCAGCGCAGTAAATCCTAATACAACCCATCCTAATGGATTTGACATCATAGCCTTTGAAAGCGACTGCCAGGCTATTTTGAATATGTTCACAGAGGCTGTGCCACTTTTCACCATCTTCGTAAACAGCACAATGTTTGCACTCGCTTTCTGCACAGCAGAAGACGTGGCAATCATTAATCCTACCAGCACCTGAAGAGCTACTGCGGTCAGACGGATTGAGGTTTCTCCGCGTTCAAACCGGTTGGGAATGCTCGAAATATAGCGAAGCACATCCGTGAGCCATTCCACAAATCCGCTGTTGATAAACGATTCCTTGATGGCGTTCCCCATACGCTGCATGATGGCCATGGCGTTTTCGTTCTTGATGTTGTATTCATCCGTCACGCTGGTAGCTTCCTTAAACGCACGTGAAGAAGTAAATACCTGTGCCTTCAGTTCGTCTACGCCGGAAGAAAGGGTAACGAGCACCTGCTTGATACGCTCGCCATCGCTACCTAGGTCTTTCATGATCGGAGCCAGCACATCCAGTCCGCCCATAGCGTTCATCTTCTCGAATACCGCGATTACGGCCTGAATGGTTTTACCCTGCTCAATCAGGTTTTTCAAGTAATCATCGCTCAGTCCCACAGCCTGCGCCACCTCGGTGGTGTTACTGGTAAGTGTAGAGATAAAGGTGTTCAAAGCCGTACCACCCATTTCGGCGTGCTGACCAAGCGCGTCGAGTGTGCCGGCCAGCGCAATCAGGTCGGACATAGAAAGTCCTGCCGCTTCTCCGATAGCTCCGATACGGTTTACTACATCGACAATCGGACCGGCAGAAGCACGGCTGGTCTGGGATATTTCGTTGATAGCAGAACCGGTGGCGAGCAAGGCTTTTTCCACTCCGAGCTTCTGTGTCTCACCCAGAATGGCATTTACCTTCATCAGCTGACGTACCGCTTCAGCACCTCCCAAATCTTCTCCCAATGCTACGAGCAACTGATTACCTGCCTTCACGAATCCCAACACATCTTCTTTGGCAGAAATACCTAACTTACCGGCTTCGTATGCCAGGTCGTGAAGTTCCTGCTGTGCGGTACGGGTGTCGATACTGTCAATTTCACGGCTCAACTCGGCTACTGACTCAGTGGAAAGCCCGGTGGTCTTCTCGATGTCGGCCAGACTGTCACTCAGCTGCAAGTTAGCCTGATACAACTCCTTGATACGTCCTACCACCTCATTGAATCCGGCATATACCAGCACATAACTTGTCAAACGCTTGATGGTAGCTACAATCTGGTTATCGTGTTCCTGCCAGCTTCGCTTCACTTCATTAATCTGCTCGTTTACCCGACGCAGATTCATTGAAGCTTCCATGTATTCGCGCGTGTCACGCTCAGCTTCTGAAAGTTCTTGCTGAAGCTGTGCCGCGGCCTTTTGCAAATCTTCCAGTGGAGCTGTTTTAAGTGTAAGAATCACTTTGTTAAGTTCTTCTGCACTTAACACAGAATTTTTCTGTTTTTTCTCAATCGTGCTCAGCGCATCTTCAATTTTTTTCAAGCCTTTTGTATCGCTTACTTCAAGCTTCTTTTTATACTCTTCTAGCGATTTTTTCAGCTTTTCAAGGTCTTCGTATGTACCGTCGAACGTACCTTGACCAACCGTTTCAGCTTTATCAAGCGCATCTTCCAGTGAAGTAAATTCGGCAGATGATTGTTTCAGTTTCTCATTAAGTGAATTGATGGCCGACTCTACCTCCTTTACTCCCTTTATGTCGCTTGTCTTTAACTGCTGCTTGTATTGTTCAAGCAACTTGATGGCTTCTTTTGTCTGGGCTATTGTGCCATCGAATGTGCCGGTCTGGACTTTACCTAGTGTGGTTTGAGCACGCTGTGAGACACGACGAGTTTCTTCCGCTTCAACCTGAGCAAGCTGTTCACGGTATTTCTGGATTTCCTGCGTATTAAGTTCTGTGGATTTAATAAGGTCTTGCAATCGTTCCTTTGCCTTTCCCAGAGATTTGTCGCTCACATTGCCAATATCTCCGATGATGTCAGAAAATTCTACGATGTTCCCTTTACGACGCTGGATTTCATCGGCAATCTGCTTGATATATTCACGAACTGTTTGTAGCGTTTCAGCATTTTTAGGATTTATACCAAGAAGCATCTGGTTTAACCCCTTACGAGCCTCTCCTAGATTTCTCAAGGTCTGACCTGATATGTCATTTAGGTACTTGTTGACCGTGTTGACATTTCTCTGATTTTCCCTGATTAGTTTAGTCAGTCTCTCAAGCTGTTTTACTTTTTCATTATAAATTTTCTTGTTGTCATCGTATAGCGTGGTATTAGTAGTCGCATTCATCTGTTCTTGCGCATTTTCCACTTCTTTACGCAACTTTTTCCATTCATCACGCATCTTGTCAACCTGCTTCTGCGCCTGTTCCGCCCCTCCGATAAGCACGTCGATTCTAGCCAGTCTGGTACCTAAACTATTTGCCATGTCTTTGTGTTTGTTTTCCTCAAAGTTAGGCACCCGAAATGTGGAAATGAAGGACAAAAAAACGGTTTCCGTCAGTTCAACGGACACCGTTTTAAAACTATTCGCCAGCAACCTCTCAAGTGGTTTGCGGCAAACCTCTCGAGCGATATGCAGCAAACCACTTGAGAGGTTTGCTGCATTTGTTTTGACAGGCCCTACAGGCTATTGTGGAGGGGGTGGTAAGTGGCGAAAGGGAAGAATGTTCGTATATTACAATAATCCATTAACCATCACTTCCGCATACACCATCCCGAACGCTATCACCTCCGCCCAGAACAGCGGTTTGCACAACACGAAGCTATACCATAAATCGCCATTCCATACTTGTTTCAAGCGTACACCGACATATAATGCCCACGCAATCCACACAAGCAGAAGACACGGACAGGTAAGTGCTATCCATATCTGACTGTTGAGCGCAGCTATCGTGGTAGCGACGATGTGTACAGGCCGGTCCATCCCGGCTTTGAAATTGGGTGCCGCACCCACGAATAGTAACGCTCCGCACATCAGAAATGCGGTGAACTGATAATTTTCGGGGGTAGCAGATAGGAGGGTGGGCATGAGCAGTAGGGATGTTGCGGTCATGGTGAAGCCGAACCACAGCTTATGTTTCAACGAATAGTATGTGTCGCTGATGGAATATGGTATTCCGTTGCGTTTCACCATCACCCCCACGTATGTGAGGATGACAGCTATTGATAAGAGTATGAGTATCATTTTGTGTTCAGATTAAGCTTTTCAGGATATCCGGTTGTGTGGTCGTAGGCTTCCACTTCTTCCACGCTTTGAAGGGCTTCTACATTTTCCTTGTGTTGTGCCGTTACGTTGTAACACTGCAGGGCATACAGTTCAAGGGCGGAGAGCATCTGTATAGCCGTGTCGCATTCGAGGGTGTAGCTTTTACCTCCGAACCAGAGTGTGGTGGTGAGCATGGAGGCTGCCTTCTGTATCCGGGTGGAGTTCATCAGTCCCACTCGGGTGTTCTTGTCGAGCCAAACGGATTCGCCGTCGAGAGTGAAGCTGTTTACCGCGTCGCTAGTGTCGTAGCTGTCTATCTCGAATATCTTCGCGGCTTTTGCGGCTCCCAGTTCGTCGGTGGGCAGATCGCTTACTTCTTTGAACATTTCCTCCATGTCGGAAGGAAGGCGGTTGGCACGCTTGAAATAGATGTTTGTTCCGATACGATTTATGTACAGACCTTCTGTACTGTAAATCTCTTTTTCTGTAAATTTTATCATAATGTCACGATTGAGATTGATGGTTTGTTTTTCAGTGCTGACTGGATTTCTTCGTCCTCGATGATTGAGGCGTAGTCTTTTGCCGGAAGCGTGAGTGTGATAACGGAGTTGCTGTCTGTGTTCTCGATAAAGAACAGCAGTGCTTCGCGGCTTATTCCTGGTTCTTCGGTTATCGTTCCCCATTCCTGCACTATGCAGGTTTCGTATTCGCGATTGATGAATAAGTCTGCTCCTTCGGGTTTCTCTGTTTCGCAGTATGGCTTGTAGCCTTGTGCGATGATTTCTTCTTCAGCAAGTTTTCCGCCTACTTCCTGTCCTTTCTCTACTTCTTTGACGAGTAGCTGGTCGTTTTCGATTTTTGCGTACTTCATATTATTAATGTTTTTAAATGTTGCAATTAATTGTCCGTTATGCTCGCAGATATGCAGGTTCGCGGAGCTGTATGGGGAGCCTCCTTTTCGGATAGTACCTTTCCGGCGGTCTGAATATGGAAGCATAGTCGTTCAGGTTTAGATATGATGTCTTGTTAGGTTTGTACTTGCTTTTCAGCACACAGACGAACCTGCCGTTCTTGTTGCGGAAATACAGCCATTCGGAAAATGTTTCCAGGACTTTCCCGGCTATGCGCTTTTTGATGTTGAAGGACGCTGTTCCTTTCATCAGGCCGAAATAGCTGTTTATGCTTTGCATGGCGTGTACGGCATTGCAATACGACGGCATCCGGCTGTATTCTTCTATCGCTGCATGGAGGGCGTGCACTGTGCGGTTGGATATGTAGATACGGTTCAGCTTTACTACCTTTCCGCAGAACTTTACTCCGTGCGAGGCCGGCTGTATGTAGAATTTATCGGGATGAACTTTGAGTTTCAACCGCTCGGCTACTTTGATGAATACTTTCCGGGCATGGATTATTTCGGCTGCTGTTTCTGCCACCACGCATATATCATCTACAAACCGCGTGTATTTCACTCCGGTTTTTATCATTTCCGCGTCGGCTTCGGCCATGACGAGGTTTGCGAGGAGCTGGGAATAGAAGTTTCCTATCGGGAGTCCTTTGTCGGGTGGAAGTCCGAAAAGGCTTTTGTTGGGCGGTACTTTATCCCACATTTTTATATCGGAACGTCGCTCGCAGTCTGTGGCCGGATTGTGTTGTATCAGGGTGTTAAGCAGAGAGAGTTTTTCTTCTTTATCGGGTTTGTCGTAGTACATATCGGCGTATTTCCGCAAGATGCGGTATGCGGTTTCCTTGTCTATCGACATGAAGAAGCCTGATATATCCATTGTGGCTACGAAGGCTTTCTTTGTGTATCCATCCGTTACATTACGGATGTTCCGCTGTATCTGCTCGATGGCTGTAGATGCGGAATGTCCGATACGGTTGCCGTGGCTTACATCACCATTGGCTTCATGGACTTTCTCGCATATCTCGCCAAGCATCGGAGCAACGTAGTGGTGCACGATACGGTCGGTGTAGTTGGCGGCGAAAACTTCTCTATACACAGGATAATCGAGGACAAAGCAGATGCTTGTCTGTGGCTGGTAGCCGTTGTCTATTCTGTTTATCAATTCGTAAATACGCGACAGGTTGAAATGAAACGATGCTGCTTCGAGCGATGCGTGCTTGTTTTTGTAACAGTCGCTTTCGGCAGCTATCCAGGCGGGCACTTTTTCTGATAAATCGGAGGCCGGCACCACACCATAGGTGTTGTTCGTGTTGTTGTTGTTCAAGTTGCCATTGCCCATGTTCACATACCAGGCGTTGTTGCCATTGTTGCGGACACAGCTCCAGACGTTGCCGCCCAGGACTTCTGCCCTGTTAATCGAAATAGCTTGCTCACCGCAAGCACAGGGACCTTTATCATTAAACAGTTCTGCCGACATAGTTCAAGACTTTTCGGATCTGACATTCTTTATCCTCGCAAGCGAAGATAAAATATTATCGCACAAAACATCTATTACAGACGCTTTCTCTTTGCTGCATCCTCCAAGAGCCACTATCAGGTATATCCCGAACTGCAATTCGTATGTCAGTTCTGTAGCTCTTTTATAATAGTCCATTCCACGAACCTGGCGCATAGCGTAACTAAAAAGCAATGCGCCTTGCTTCAGCATAGGATCTATATATGTTCTACTTATGACTTTATAAGCTTTGCTGTTGATTTCTATGAGACAATTATTCAGGCGTATAACGTCCTGAATAATTGGTGCGTCCAAATGTTTCCTCCCGGATCTATTCATTTCTATTGTCGCGTATTAAATGTTAATATATTTTAATGCAAAAGTTGATGAGCCGTGCTCCGCACGGCTGAGATAAATCAAAAAGCGGAGGCCGGCACCACACCATAGGTGTAGTACGTGTTGAGGTAGTTCAAGGTGCCATTGCCCATGTTCACATACCAGGCGAGGTTGCCATTGCTGCGGACACAGCTCCAGACGTAGCCGCCCAGGACGCCAGGTATGCCCCATTTTTCATAACTGTTAAGATAGTTTATCAATCCTGAAATTATGCTTTTGTTCGTCCAGTATGGATATAATTCTTTCTCTCCTGCCATATACTTCCCTTCAAGTGTTTTGATGTAATATACAGCATGAGAATCTGCCATATTCCAGTCGTAATTTGTAGTAGAGTTTCCCGGTCTGCTTATGTATGGGGTAATGATATACCAATACCCGTCTACAGTTATGGCTTCCGCTCCTTTTTCACCCGGAGAAAGAAGAGGTCGTTCGGCGGAGTTTACTCCGGTGTCGTTCATGTTTACACCGTTTGTTTTCTGCTGTTCGTACAGCCATTCAGCGTATTCAGGTTTGAAATAGTATGCGTTGTTTGCTGAATACTTATTATTTGTATTGTACATTGCTTTCAAACCTGTGTTCTGGCCGTTTACGAAGAAAAACATATCTTCACCTACCTGAGCCTGTACGCCTGATGAATTTAGGATTTCCACATTGGTTATTGTGCCTTCTGCTTCAGAAGATGCTATGCCGCTACAGATGGCAAACCTGTGGCGAAGCCATTCATTCTGTACATACATGGCTTCAAGGCGTTCGGCGTAATTGTCCGCCATCATGGCGTTGGCATTGCCGCAATTCTTTTCCATTATCCAGCGTTGCTTGGTATTGCCGCAATAGAGTTCAAACTTGTCGTCTTCCGTTACTGTTACGCTCCAGTCTGCTGCAAAGTGACTTCCTGCGGCGTGAGTACCAAGGTTTTCATCCACAGTTCCATGATAATCTGTACCCTCGCGAGCTCCAGTCATCTGGTCGTATTCAAACACGGAGTGTTGCATCGCGTTTGACGATTTGCTTGTACTGCCGGACGTGGCGTAATATTCTCCCTGCCACGGCCAATACAATATCGTTCTTATCCCGTTGCACTCCAAAGAGAATCCTACCGGAGGAGCAATGAGTTCGTTGTCGAAGCCGTTGGCCACGCTGCGCTCGTTCCATTCTTTTACCGTGTAATGCTTCAGGTCTGCATCTACAATCTTGATATGGTCGTTTGTAGCTACGGCTGCCGTCTTGCCTTCTTTTGTTGTGATGGCAGTGGAGCGTACCGGCAGTATCAGCATTTGCGATTCAAAGGCGTATTCATCCCCTGTCGGAATGGCTGCTATTTTAGCCGGGTATTCGGAAAGGATTTCTCCTACATTTTCTACACCCTTTGCTTCAATGGCTGCCTTTATGGCGGCTTTGCTTTCTTTTAACTTGTTTAGTTTGTCTGCTGTCGTTCCCATTATATCACCTCCCCGTTTATTTCATCAAGTACTGTGTTTATATCTCCTATAGCATTGCTTAAATCCTGAGAGGTGGCGTACCCTTTCTGCGCAAGAGTTTCTTCTGTTACATATCCTTCAGGAACTTGCTTTAAAGAAGAATTTACTCCATCAACGAGTTCGTCTATCTTCTTCGTTATAGCGTTCATTTCATCAGACTGCAACACCTGCTCTCTGGTGAATGTTTTATTTAATTTCTGAATATCTGCCATGGCATATTATTTTAATTTGTTTACATCGAGCTTTCCTTTGTCGAGTACGAGGTATTTTTCTTCAGGAGGAGATATATGCTTTTTCTTCTTAATCTCACAGAATCTATACGTCAAAAGCTTAAACGTATTTAGCTTTATAGGTTTCATGATCCTGCCTCCCTTATGGTTGCTTTTGTAACTTTACTTGATACAACAATTTTAATATACTTAGGATAGACCGCATGACAAAAATCTGCATCTATTACGTCCCCCCACTTTAGTTCAATATATGAACGCCTATACTTTCCTTCATCACTTCCCCTTTGATAAATCTCCAATGTTCCTCCACTCTCCATTTCGATATGAAGATTATAGTCTGAGTTTACTTTTGTTTCTGATACAAATGATTTGCCTTCCTCATTAAATAATAATTCTCTCTGTTCCATGATATTTGTTTTTAGCAAAAATAAGTAACATACACAAAAATAAGAAGGACAAAAAAACAGCTGTATATATATCGGATAAGACTACTTTTTTAAAAGGGAATCTAATTAAAATTGTCTCACATTTTATATTTTACACCGTTTTTCAGCACTTTTTCCATTTAATCAGAAATTGTGAAACTCAAACACAACCAAATCAATATTTTTGCAATAAACAAACTACTTATCATTATGAAAAAAAACTTATTTTTTACATTGACTTTAATTTTAATTATGTGCTTGTTTACTTCTTGCGGAAGTACATATATGGCTGTTTACGATTTAGGTCTTTCTTCTGTTGAAAGCCCTTCATACTCAAAAGATCCATTTGGTAATTCGGAAATAGTAAAGATTTCTGATGAAGTCCCTTCAAAAAATAAAAAGGCTCAGATTGTAAACAAATACAGATACACGGATAAATACATTGACATTGTGTGGTGGTACTCTACCACTCAGTTTGAATTTGAGCTGAAAAATGTTTCAGAAAAAACACTGAAAATAAATTGGGATGATGTAACCTTTATGGACTATACAGGTAATATAAGCCGGATTATGCACAAAGGAGTAAAATACATAGACAAAGATAAAAGTCAGGGAAGCATAAGCATACCCAAAAACGGAAAGCTAAACGATATTATAGTCCCTACGTCAAATGTATATTTCAGTCAGGGGTTTGGCGTTTATGTTCCTTCTGAATGGAAACAAAAATCAATCATTCCATGTTTCTACAAGAGTAAGAAAGAAATGCAGAATGATATTGACAATAAAATTTGGATAGGTAAAAAAGTACAAATACTTTTCCCGATAGAGATTGAAGGAAAGAAAAATGACTACAATTTTGAGTTTACAGTTAACGGTACATACTGATAATAAAAAAACAATGCAGCCGGGGAAGAAACGACAAAACCCGGCTGCATTTTCATTCATATAGGGTGGAAAGACAAACTACATCATCTTTTTCTCATAATTATATCGCCCACCACATTTGCCAGCACATTAGAGCCAAATCCTCTTATCCCGTCAAGTTGAGCTACCATACGTATAAGGAGGTCCAGCTTTTCTTCTATGCGGCTGTTACATGGCTGCCGGCTCTCCGTACATGCGCTTCTTGAAGTAACGGCGCACCTGAAAGTTCATATCTTTGTCCTTAAGATAGGAAACGGCCTTTTTGTAACATGAAAGAGCCATCTTTTCATTCGGTACTTCCGATGGCTTCTTGAAGCCCATATCCTCTGCAATACTGTAAGCCATGTCGCTGTAAATCATGTTTGCTGTAACACAGAGCGCATACGAATTGTAGAACGGTTTTTCTTCAGGAATACCTCCTAGCTGCTTCACCGCAGAAACAAATGTGTCGTGACCCCAGTGGAATCCCTGAACACCGTCTTCATTTATCATTGTTTTCCCAATGTTTACGGCTTCACTTTCGTCCAGGTAATTATTCCACTCTGTTGCTTCGAGGTGCGCCAGCCAGTTTCTTGCCATCTCCGGATGCACCTTTGCCAACTCGCGGAACATGTATTTTTCGGCTTCCCCGAAAATCTTCATATTTTTCACATCCTTGCTTTCTTTCATCAAGGCGTACAGATAATTGTATCTGTCTATCATTTGTTCGGTTGTCATGTCTATTTGTTTTAAATTAGTTTCTCCAAAACTTCCCGCCCTCGCGGACGGGAAGCCACTCAAACATTTTTCCTTTTCCTTCGCTTTTTTACGGGTTCATCGGCGGATGCCAGACTGAAAGCGCTAAACGCGGCTGCCTGAACTTCGTTAAGCGGGAAAGGTAGCAGTAATCGTGACCGGGACTGCAATCAGTGCGCCGCAAGCAGAGCAACCGCAACCGTTCTCATTGTAAGAGAATACCTGCGGAACTAAAGCTGTAGCTACCACACTGGTAGGGGCTGTATTTGCCGCACCGATGAAGGTTACTGTAAACTGTTCGGTCCACTGAATAGTCTTTGCTGCACATCCGTTTTTCGGAGTGTAGGTCAGAGTTACAGCTGCGTTGATAAGCGCAATGTTCTGCGTGTTGTTGTTTGTGACGCTTGCTACACTGAATACGACGGTAGCAGTAGGTTGAACGCCGTTGTTCACGCAATAAGCCTGACGCAGTTTCTTAGTGATGTTTACCGTCAGTGGCTGAGCGGTAGCTGTCGGAACTCCAGACAAAGTAATTGACTGAATCATAGTTGTGTTGTGTTTGTGTTATATATCTTTTACAGGACACCAGGCCGCCTGTATTCGGCACTTATTTCTCTTCTTTTTCTCGTGTTTCATTCTTTGGTGCAGGCTGCGGTTGTGGGTGCGACGGCTGTGCGGGCTGCTGCGGAACCTTCACCACATATTCCTCGGGTTTCTGATACGGAAGGTTGCAGTCCAGGTATTTCTTCAGTTCCACCAGGTCATCGCGGTCAAAAGTGAAGAATCCGTCGATAACAGATAGCTTCCCCTGCTGGATGGCAGAATCTACATAACCATGAGCCAGTTCCGGGATCATGTCGTCCGGAATGCGGGACACAAATCGTTCAAGGAACGGACGGATCATTTTTGTCCCTCCTAAAGATGCCAGCGAATTGATTTCATTGGAAATCTGCCATCCGGGGCCTGCGAGTCCGATTGACTTGAATAACTTCTCCACCGGAAGCATACCGGCAGAAATACCGTTGAGCGTATTGCCCATCATAACCGGAATGACCGGCTCACCCCATTTCAGGATGACAGCGGTCAGAATCTGTGCGTTTGTCATTGTGCTGCGTGTTTGAGTTTTTTCTACAGTGCTTGAAAATCAAAAGGAAGGGGAAGACCGGACGGTCCTCCCCCGGGGCCAGTTTGGGGTTACTGGGCAGACGGACATCCGCAGCATCCATCCTGACATACGTTGCTTGACGGAATGTATGTCTTAGTGATAGCCTGCAAAGCGGCGATGCTGTTCTGCATGCACTGCAGAGCAGCGGTGTTGGTACCGTTGTAAACGGCCTGCTGCATGTTGACAGCGGTCTGAGCGTCCTTGTTGGAGCGAACTTCCACTGAAAGTTCCTTGATCTGACCCTGCAAGTCCTTATAGGCTTCCACGATCTTCTGGTCAGTGTACTTGTCTGCCTTCAGCAAAGCGATTTCTGAATCCTTTGCGTTCAGTTGTTCAACCATGTTCAACTCATAACGGCTTACGGGCATGTTGTCTGAGCATACGCCTTCTGCGTTCCATCCCCAGCCATTGCGACCCAGGATGTTACCACCGTTGATACCCAAAAATGATGCGATGCCTGCTGCTGCACCCACAGTGTTGAAATTACCTTGTCCCTGGCCGGTTACGTTGTAACTCTGGCCATCCATACCTTTGATTGTCATACTGTTTTGTGTTTGTGTTGTGTCGTGAACTATTTCCCGACATGACAAAGGTACGGACGAAGCATTACTCTGGGAATGAGTTATTTCCTAACCTCTTCCTGATTCTTTCGCAACTTATTCTGAATATTTTCTGTGTGCTGAAACGCTGGTCGAAATTGGTATGAATCTGGTTGACGGCACGCTCCGTCTTTCCGATTCGTGCAGCGATATACGACGGATTCAATCCGCTCTGAAAAAGGAAATGCACCAGCAGATAGCGTGCATCTACCGTTTCTGTGTCCTTCCTTCCGGAAAGGATCTGTGCAGACGGTATTTCCGTTTCCTCCGATACCATGCGGAGGATGGTGTTAAAAATCTCACTCTTACTCATCGTTTCTTTGTTTATCGGGCACGTCTGCCCTGTGTTTTTCTCTTGTGTTTAAAGAAACAACCTGCCGCTACCATTGCAGCAGGTTGTAATTAAGCGTAACGCCCAGAAACGGTTCTGTCTTCCCTGAAAGCCCTATCCCGTATCCGGCGCTCAGTCCTATCCCCCACCTCTTTTTTTTCGGTGCCGGTGCATTTACCACCCCCGTCTGTGTGCGTCGGTAAAACTCTGCCGACACCAGTTGCGGGCGATACCCTGAAATGACTATCCGGTAGTCGTCCGTGCGGTATTCCTTCTCTGTGAGAGGAATAATCACGTCCACGCTGTCTTTCCCTGTAGAAAGCGAATCAGAAACAACCGTAACCGTATCCGCTATGCTGTCCGGGATGGAAGCTGGTCCGGACAGTTTCTGCGGACGATATACCGGAAGGCGTGCGGTGTCTGTTCCTGCGGGACGTTCTGACACGGGAGGAGCAACTGCCGTGTCGCGTATCGTATCTACCCTGACGGGAAGCCATACGGTATCACCCTGACCAGACTGCGGCGACGCGCATCCACGGAAGAAAAGCGAAAAGAGGAGCGCGGCCGACAGCAAGCCTACCAGTATCCACGGAAGCTGTTTCATACGCCCAGGTATTTACAGATTCCCTGCACATGCAGCGTGACAATCTTCTGGCGACCTTCATCCGACAGAAGGAAGTCCACATCTTCGCGATTGTCCTGGAAAAGGTTTTCCGTCAGCACGGCCGGGCATACGGTGTGCTTCAGAATATAGAAACCGCTTTCCTTGTCGCTGTCGCCGTCGGCGGTGTCCTTGCGAATCTTCATGCCTTTCAGCACCTGCTCCGCACTCTGATACAGACATTCGGCCAGTTTGTCGGCCTTGGTCTGACCTACGCTGGTCCATGCCTCCCATCCGCGTGCGGTCATCCACTGCGTGCCGCTTCCGGCAGCGTTACAATGGACGGATACCAGGATGCTGTCTTTCACCCGGTTGGCGCGTGCGCACCGTTCCTGAAGCGAAATGTCTTCCTCTTCCGGAACGAGCAGCTGCGCGTCGAGCCCTTTCTTCTTCAGCGCATCCACCACGCGGCGTGCAATGTCGCGTGCATAGGCATATTCACGCAACCGTCCGTCGGGCGACTGCTTCCCATTGGTGTCTGCACCATGACCGTTATCAATCCAGATTCTCATGTCGTGTCTAGTTTAGTTTGTGTGTTGTGACTGTGGTTATGCAGAAGCCAGAACCCCGGCCTTTTCAAGCTCGTCAATCAGCTTGTTCAGTACGGTATGTGCATCTTCCGAACCTGTAGCATCTGTTACATGGGCACCCTGCTTTACAATTCCGGGCTTTGCTGTTGTAGCATTGGTATATGTGGTGTCTGTCCAGTTTACCGTGACATACGCTTTACCTGCTCCGTCTACTCTTACAGCATAGTTCTTTCCGCTTTCTGAAAATCCGGTCTGGATTCCTCCCAAAGCAGAGTCGCTGGCTTTCGGGAGCACATAGCTTTCACCTCCTCCGCCACCACCGGCTGCTGCGGTATCCTTGATGACCAATGCCTTGACTTTTTTCACCTCCACATCGCTCAGAAGCCGTACCTTCATGCCGGCAGGTACATTGATTTCAATTACTGAATTTGTGAAATTCACCGTATCCATTGCGACGGGTTCCATGGTGTCAATAAACCGGGAGATTGAAAGCCTTCCGCTTTTCACACCCTGAATCTGCACCATTGTACGTCCTTCGGAAGTATATTCGGCCACATAGCCTTCAGCTCCCTTCTTAAAACTGATTTCGTCCATTGTTTGTGTTGTGTTTTTGGTTTGTAACTCTATTTATAGGGATTCTCCCGGTATTCCGGAAGAATGAACTGTATGTTCACCGCTGCATCGTGCAGCACCTTGTGGGTTTGTTCCTCACTTACCTCCATTTCGTCGGTAAACTCGCAGAAGATGTTTCCTACCCAGTCGGAAGCGCTGTTCAGCCTCTTTATGGCTACGGCGCGACAGCCATTGGTTATAAACAGGGATTTGGCCATCTTGTCCTTCACTTGAGAGTCTATATCCGTATAGCAGAGAAAAAGGTTTTCGGCCAGTCCTCTGCTGAATACTGCCATTTCGCTCATGGGGAGCCGCTGCACATTATCCTTCATGCCCGACACCCCCTTGCGTTTCACTTCGAAATAGATGGAAAGGAAGGCTGCGTTACCCAGCGGGTGCGGCTGTACGATGTACACCCTGTCGGCCTTTGTCTCGTAGAGCACCTTCCACAGCTCACCGAATACCTTTGCCGTATTCTCGCTTCGCTTGAAGCTAAGACGTTCGGTTTCCTGCTTGTACCGTTCCAACTTCATATCGTTCATCTTGTCACGATACTTCTGCGTCATTTTATTGTACTGAGTAAGAATAAAGGTACCCACGGAAACTACAGCTGCGCTTATGGCCGTCACCATTTCTGCGTCCATTCCGTGCCTCCTTCCGATTTCCCGTTATTCCATCTCTTCCGTATTATCCTTAAAAAGAGCGGCAATAGCTTTTACCACATCGTAGAAACCGCATCCGCTAAGGCCGGCAGCCAGTCCGTAAATAAGCGTTCCCCACCATTGGTATCCTTCGAGCAGAGGAGTAAGCTGAAGCGCCCATGCCAGCACGCACACCACCATACCTACCGCCACGCTCACACCGATTTTTGCGAGCTTGCTTTCTGAAATGGCAGGAATGACTTTCAGAATCTGTGTCACGATAGCCGAAATAAGTGCTACGATTCCGGTAAACGTGCCCAGGTCGATTACGAATCCGGCAGTAGAAGGTTCAGAGGTTACAGCTCCCTGTGCGAAAACGGTCACTGCAGAAATCAGCAGTGCAAACATTAAAATCATCTTTTTCATCTTGTCGTCGTTTTTAGTTAAACATTTGGTTTTTGTTGCAATACAAAGTTACGAAGAGCACATTGGAGAATGAAGGACAAAAAAACGACGGTTTCTCGGCGGACAAAAACAAGAAAGGAGACAATCGCTTGTCTCCTTTCTGTGTTGATAAAACTCTCATCGAAGAAGGGAATCCCTGTTTTCCCTATCACGCCGCTAAATTACAAAAAATATTTATTTCCGAATAAAACGGATATGTTTTTTTGATAATTGAATGCTTATTTGCACTTTAAAACAATAAAAAGGGGAATATACCTCTCTTGGAAATATCCCCCTTTATGCATCTAATAATTCATTAAGAATTATAGCTGCAAATATAGCTTTTTATTATGATTGACATTTTGTTTATGCTTAATTTTTAATATATTTATAGTGCATCTAATAATAATCATTATGAATAAAATTAAGTATGAGCTTGTAACACATCGTGTACACGGAGGAATGCTAGCTATTTTTGTGAAATGTTCACAGTATGGTTCTGTAATAGAACTAGATACTAATGTCAGAGTGTTTAATGACGAATGGAGTGAAGAATCCGGACTTATTTCTAAAAGTCCAAATGCCGCTAATCTTAACCTGCTAATCAGAAAACTTGTGTATAACCTGGAAGAGATTGAACTAACTTATTCTGGAGAAATTACATTGTCTAAATTGCATGACATATATTCAAAACGTGGAGCTTCTGCAGACTGGTATGCAATGTGGGAAAAATCCATGAATGAAAGAGGGTTAAAACCTCAGACTATAGAAATACATGCAAATGTTTTGAAGACTATAAAAAAATTCAAAGGTTCTTGTCCTGTCATATCATTGACAGAGGATTTCTTCCGCGGATTCATGGGATTTTTAATTAATTCCGGACTTAAATATTCAACCGTATGCAAGGAAATGCATGTTGTTAAGACATATTATAATATCGCACGTAAATTGTATGGGAATAAGGTTCCATCGGATGCATTCGCTTTTTACCATGATCCAAAAGACCTGAACAATACTTATAAACTGAAGTCGTTAAGTGATGATGACATACGTAAGATTGAGAATTATGTAGCATCTGGGACGTTATCAGAAAGTAAAAAGCTAACTATCAATCAATTCTTATTCATGAGCTATTCTGGAACTAGGATAAGTGATTTTGCTTCTCTCAACGAAAAGAGCTTCAAGTTGGAAAATGATCGGATTTGGCTTGAATATAATTCCGTAAAAACAAATACACATGTCAGAATACCTCTTTTTGCTCTGTTTGATGGAAGAGGTGAGCAAATATATAGCCAGTATCAGAATCGGCTTTCAGAGTTTTTTTATGTGGGGAGCAATTGCAGATTCAATTCAAGGTTATCTTCCGCTCTTAAAGGAAGTGGACTTAACAAGCATGTAACCGCTCACGTTGCAAGACATACTTGCGCAAGCAGATTGATTAATAGAAATGTTCCTATAACTACAATACAGCAAGTAATCGGTCATAGACAAATAAAGACTACGATGATATATGCAAAGATTGACGACAATTCGTTTGTAAGACAATTAAAAGGATTGTAAAAAGCCTCTTTGCGAGGCTTTTTACAAGTTCTGGCGGAACTTATTGGAACGGCTACTTTAAAAAATGATGGATTAATGTCAAAATCAGGTTTCCTGAGTGCCATTGGATTAAATTTGGAAGGTGATGCCAATACCGTAAATAACGGAGTTTATAAATTTGACTCACAACAGGACAATATGCCCGTGAATTATGGCATATTAGTGGCATTTTCTTGTGACGGATGGATTCGTATGCAATTATGTGCAGGTGGAGATAATGGATTAGCATATATAAGAATGCATTATAATAGTTGGACACCATGGAAACAACTATAATATTAATTTCCGAAGAGAATACTTCAGCTCGATAGAAGAAACATTCCCAGCCTTGTATGTAATCTTATATTTGTCAGTTCCGGTTCTGGATACCTCTATCGTAACGTTGCTCGTGTAGCTATATTCAGACAGCTTAGTTACACCAGCAGCATATATAGAAGCCCATGCCAATATATACGTGGCTAAATACTCCGTATTACTAGCACTAGCAGGAATTGAAAGTAAATATATACTTGCCGTGTTAGTTTCTCTTATTTCAACGGATTCCCCAACTTGAAGTATTGTTGTTACCGTGCTATTAATTCCAATAAGTTCCTCCAGGCAGATTTAGCACTGGCGGAACTTATTGGGATTGCAACATTAGAAAAATCGGGGCTTCACCCCGCTGCTAAATTCAGCCAGGGTGATAATGTTACATGATGAACATAGAGATGATGAATTAGCTGTATACAGGAAAGAGGATGGAGGATATTATCTATATACAGCTAGTTATAACTTATATGCATATATTATTAGCTCTTCGTTTACTCTATCTATTGTTAAAGGACAAGATGGCAACGGGCTTATTAAAATCAATAGGGCCTAATATTATAATCGAGTCCATTTAAACTATGATTAAAATTCTCTCCACTCTCCCCATGAATTACCACCATTAGAAGACATACGGGTAAACCGTTTATTGTCATATATGGACATTGCTATTTGCGTGTGATATTCACCTTGACTGAAATATAATAAATTCCCATAAGTGAATAAATCGAAGTTAATAGTTCCTAGAGATATATTAATCATATATACCCTATTATTCAAACAATTATCCGGATTTATGACAATACCACCATCCCTGAACCAAGTATTGTTAATCCCAATAAGTCCCGCCAGGACTGATGAAAACTGTTCTGTACCAATATATATAGGATTCCCGTTAGAGTCCATTCCTCTTATAAAAGGAATATCTTCTGAAGGCTCATTCAATTTCTCTGATTTTGATATTTCCCTAGATGCATCTCCTATACTGATTATTCCAGTTTCCATATTGCTCGGATTTGAAACTATAAAATTTTTAGGAGAATCTATTTGTAAAAATGATGACATTAATTCAGAAATTACTTTTTTCATGGAATCTTTTGACATCTTTTGTACATCCCCATTACTCTTTACACCAAGAAAATAATCAAAATCTTCAACGGATGTAACGTCTGATAATTTTTTATCTGCCATAATTACATGTTTTAATCGTTTATGTTTTGTTGTAATAATGCTTATTAAACAGTATCTTCATTATCCGGAAGAACCGGTCTGTAATAAATTACTTTTTCAGAGTCATCAGGAGAAAGTGAAAGAAGCATAGGATTCTGGTCTGGCATATTATCCTCTGATAAAGTATGTGGAGTCACTACTTCAAGAAGCACATCATCAAAATTAAACTTAAAACCAGAAGGAGCTTCTGTGCCGATTACCTCATTAAAACTGGGATATAAGCGCTTTAGTTCCAATGCCTGATTGTTTGTAAGGCTAATGTTATTAATATCTGATGATACTTTTCCCAATAAAGATACGAGCTTGTTAAGAAAATTATAATCCAGATTATCCGGATAGAACAGATTCCCTTCTTCAATCATAGAATCTTTTTCTGATTCTGGTATTTCTTTCCACAATGCCGCTTCTTCCATGGATGAAACAATCATTGATTTTTCAAAACGTCTTTCACTAATTGGAACTTCCTCACTCTGAGTAAGAAAGCATCCGTTACTTGCTTGTAGTATCATTTTTTCTTGCTTTTTCAATCATGTTGTCAATAGCATCAATAAAACGTGGGTTCCCGAACCTGGAATATTCCTTAATCAGTTCCACTTCTTTTTCGTCATATTCTTCTTCACCATCTGAATTGTATATCTTACGGCACAATTCAAGCGAAGCAACTCCCCTGCCCGATGCGTAGATAGCATCGGCAAACATTTCTCTTACATCTTCCACTGCTTCCGTGGCGCGTGAAAGACCGTTGAAAACGTGTAATTCTTTAAAATTCAGTTTCATTATTATCCTATTTTATAACAAATTCCATTTTTAAAATAAAGGGTTTTTGAATACCCGTTTGGGGGCACATATTCTGCGGTACCTGTAAATCCAGTAACTGAATTACCTCCTTCTGTCATTGATATTTGAGTAGGATTTATAATCATACTAGAATCTCCCATCTTTAATCTTATATCTCCGTTTGTTATCTGAGTGCTCTTGTCACCGCTGTTCATTCTTATGTCAAACGGGTATAGGTAAAGCGTTTCCCCTTCAATATTTTTCAATGATATTGCAGCTGATTCATATCCTGAATTGTCGTAGAAAAACCAGCTAGAAAGCACATTCCCTGTACTTGAAACTAAAGCCATTTGTCTTGAATCAGGGTCTAATATAATTCTGTTTCCATCTGAATTAGTAACAACACCTCCAGTGAAAGTACCTGTAGCAGATTTCAACTCACCGGAAAAAGATCCGCTCGTAGCTACGACTTCACCTTGTATATGTGCTTTTATAGCATACATCTCACCAGATTCCGTCACACGGAAGGGAGCAGAAGCACGGTTCTCGTAAGTGCTTCCTGCAAAAATACGCACAAGGCTGCCTGAATTGCTTCCTGTCATACCTGCAGTAACAGTACCATCATCTTTCTGTATAAGCAGGTCGTTTCCCTGAAACAACTGTATTTTTGCATTCTTGGCTATAATCAGTGATGTAAAAATAGAACCTACATTCGCGCCAAACCTTTTCCAAAATTCAGTGTTTGCGTATGTAATGCTGCTGCTCGATACATGCGTTTTCAAACATTGGTATGCGTCCCATCCGGTTTCAACAGCATTGTTTCTTACCAATACTACATCTATATAACGAACAGGAAGACTACCATCTGTTACATCACTATCATTCCTATATTCGGTATTCAAAGCCCATTCAGAATCACGTATTGCGCATCCTTGAAGTCCGTCGGCTCCTTTCTCTCCAAGCTGCGCACACACGACGGGCGTAGAAAACAGTCCCCATACGCCATCGGAAGATTTCCTTCGTTTTGAAACCCATTCATAAGGATAAGAAGAAGATATTCCTGACTGTGTACGTGTCCACCCTGAAGGTATATAATCATCTATTTGTGGGGAGGTTGGAGTAGACGGAGTAGAATTAACAGTAGTACGCGTATAGATCTCTTCTATGGAAACACCATCTTCTCCTTTACTGGCAATCATATCATACTCTGAAGTGTTTTCTTCGCCAGTCATTACATACCCTCCATCAGAGAATATGAATCTATTCCCTTGATTATCTGTCCAACACCATAACGGAGGATTAGTGGTAGCTACTTTTGCAGCAAAAGTGCTTCCATTCATTGTTACTGAACCCATTTTGGGTACTACCAAATTGGAGTTCCACCTTCCAATATAAGTTAACCCAGCTCCATCTTCACCCTTATCTACTTGCAGAAGCCAGTCAGCATTTTCCTTGGAAGGTTCTGTATCTGTCCCGTCTTCTGCTACGCATAGCCACAATATACCATCATGGCTTACACGGTCATAAAATTCATATTTTGTGCCACTTTCCCATTGACCTCTGTCATTTGCCACAAGAACCGGAGTTCCATCTGGTCTTACCTGATTTATCGTACCAGTAAAATACACAGAATTAAGATACATGGAGTAACCAGACATGTTCAGTCCGAATATGTTCAGATTCGTCAGGTCGCCATACTGCATGGCAATATTCCCAACCGAAAATTCCCAGTCGTTCTGTTTCCAGAGAAGTCGGGTATATGTTCGTGTTTCGTATGCGGAACTTTGTCTTGCTTCATCAGTAAAGTTTCCGTAGCATGAAAAATTCATCTGTGGCTGTGGATGAATAGTATATCCGGGACGAAGCGCATAACGGAATGTCTCATTATTATCTCCCGACACCTCCGTCACGCGAAAATAGGTGGTTGCAAATCCGGAAAATTTGAAGTTACCTTTGCTGTCGTCTGAATCCTCGGCAGCATCCCTTTCATCGCCAAAATGGAAGATACCAAGTGCAATGTCATCCTTAGATACCGCACCAAACTCTCCTTCTTCCAGCTTTAGTGTACAAGTTCCAGTTGTAAGCTGATTACCTTCCGAATCCGTATCAGGTGTGCATGACAGAATAATTCCGGCACCAGGTACACGCCATTTAATCCCCAGGAAAATCTCTACACGGTTGTACCGGAGTTCAGGAACCTCCAGAAATTCCCACAAGCGAAGTCCGCGCATTTCTCCGTATCCTTTTTTATCTATCTTTGCGCCAAAACCGGTTAAACCTTCGGCAAAGCCTTTCTCTCCTACCACAATTCCTGCCATCATCGTAAGCAAGAATTTTGTGGAGTCTTCACGGTCTTTATTGATAAGGTATTGTCTGAGAAGGTCTAAATATTTTCCAGTAAGCAACTTGGTTGTGGGCACGGATTCGTCGCTTTGAAGGAAGTCTCCCTCGTCTCCCTGGCGAGCCACATCCGTAATCTGCTTGTCGTTGATAACCAGCTTGCCGATAATGGAAAGCGTGCCTTGAACTATGTAGGAAGTGAATCGTTTCAGCGGACGGATAAGGTCATCGGCTGTCACTTCAAACAGTTCCTTCCATCCGGCTGCATCCTGGTCATTACCTTCAGGAGTAAAAAGCTTACCGTAGTCCAGTGTGATTTCACGGTCGAGGGTGGCAGCTTCCAGACTGCCGGTGGCGGTAATGCTTCCGATACGTATGTAATAGAAATCTTCGCTGGGATTCTCTCCGCCGATGCTTCCGTCAGTAGCATAGTCGTTCACGGAAAACAGCACCATGGCATCGTCAGAACCACGTTCCAGACGGGCATAGATGTAGTGTGCCTCCGTGCGGTTCAGACGGGTGTTGTATCCCGTCAGCGTCCAGCTTCGGTATTCTCCGTTGGGCAGATAATCTATGCCGTAGCTTTTCTGCGGAGCAACCATGATGGTACAGCCCGGGACTACCCCCACCTGAATCAGGTTGGGGTTTTCCAGTGCGTTTTCTGTCATGGACACGCCCTGGTAAGAAATTCGGTATGCGTTACTCTGGTAATCGGTTATCATTTCCCTTTTCTGTATTTCTGATTCATTTTCTCAATTTCCTTGGCTTCCTTGGCCATGGCATTCATAATTCCCAGGATGCGGACCGCCTCGCTGTCGTACACTGCGTCGTAGTCACTGAATCCCTGATACTTCATGATGTTGTTAATCATTTCCACCTCTATCTTGATGGGATTCTGCCGTCCGTTCTTTTTCCCGTTAGGCGTGAACAGCTCCGGATACATGCGTGCGTAGGCTTCCTGCACGCTCTGAAAATACTGCACCATGACGGGGAACATGCGGGCTTCTACCATGCTAAACCAGCGGGCGTTTTTCTGTATCTGTCCGGAGTTGAACGACCACACGCGGCGCTTACACTTGCGCAGGTAGCGCCCTTCGCGTATCTCTCCCGTCTCGCGCACGGATTCGTTGAACAGCGTGGCCAAAAACCGGCAGCGTGCCTGCTTCATGCGGCGCAACTGCATCCGGATGGCGGCATGGGTCAATTTTCGCCTTACAAGCGTCTGTAGAACCTTCTGTGCATCCCAGTACATGATAAGCAGATTCTGTGCGGACTGGTACTGCGCAAAGCTGACATCGGACATCACATCTTTCGGTGCTTTCAGACGAAGGGTCCCCATACGAAGCCGGATAATTCCGTATGGAGTGACGGTGCGTGCAAAAGGATTGTCCAGAAAACCGAGCTTCTGGTCTATCCACTGGTCCACCTGCCATGCCCGCATGGGAATGCGCTCAAACAGGTGTCGAATCCCTTTGCGCCGGAAGAGAAACACCGTCTCACCATTTTCATCGGTCACGGTGCGCCGCACGATTTTCAGTCCGAGAAAAAGCATGAAGCACTTCAGCTTGAAAAGTCGGTCGGCACGTTCCTCGTCGCCTGCCGCAGCCATAGCCTCCTTACGCTTGTAAAGTCTGTTCACCTCTTCCAGTTCTTCGGTCGACAGCCGGTTCCAGCTGTCGGGAAGTTCCGGAAGATGTATCTGGTAGTTTGTCGTATCCATTTGTCGTTTCTTTATACTCCAAAGTTAGGTATATGACAACTGGGAATGAAGGACAAAAAATCAGTGCCTGGTGAAGGCTTGCGGACGCATGACGAAGATGGCGTTGTCCTGGTTGTCATAATCGAATATGGGCTGCTTGTCCGGTCCGGTTGTTTCAGTGAGCGGCGGCACATACAGCGGAGAATCCTTGATAAACTCTCCGAAAGAATCCTGATGGTTGGAGATAAATTTGCGGGCCTTAGTCATGGAATAAGCTGCCTCGTTTTCGCTGTACTTTCGCTGTTTTTCCGGACGGCGAGACTCGATGTAGAGTGCCAGCGCCATGCGCAGACAGTCCACCGCCTTCTGCCACACCGCATTTATGGCATCCTTGTCTTCGCCCGTGAAAAGGTCGGACTTTAGCGAGCGCGTGCACCATTTCACCAGCGCATCGGTCAGCTCCTCCCCTATCTCCGGCTCTATGTAAGCGCTCTGGCAATAACGGATGTCAGGAAGCATGCCGATGAACTTCTCCCGACTTTCGTTAATATCCAGAAAACGGTTCATCTCGATGGCGGTAGTAAACAGCAAGTCGCCCTGCAGGTAGAAATACCGGCTTTCGCGCCACAAATCGGCAAACACGGGGGTCTGACTGCACGCATCCTCTTCCAGGAATACCAGCAGACGGTCCACTCCGCGACGGCCCTTGAAATACGCATCGCGCTCAAACCGGCTCACGGATTTCTCGTCGGCCTTGTCGTACCCGTCGGTGTACACCTGATTCAGCCCACCCCCGTCGTTCAGACTCACCGTGAGAATGCCGGTGCTGTTGGCCAGCGACAAGTAGACCACCGGAAGCTGACAGGCACGTATCAGACGGATTTCGGGTGTAAGGTTTTCTTTTTCCACGTAGGCCGCCGTCACTCCGCCATACTCTTCCATGGCCTTATCGTATTCTTCGCATACCTTTTCGTAGAGTTTCCGCCCAAGTATCGGCACAAGAATGTTCTCTTCTGTCTCTTCCATGATTGTGAGAAGTGACTGGTCGCCGCTGTACACGCTGGTGGGCACGTATGCCCTGATTTCTTCGGTTTTCGTTACTAACATAGTCTTTGTGTTTTTCCTCAAAGTTAGCGGTCTGATTCGGTAGTTTGAAGGACAAAAACGAAAATTCGGAGGTTTTATGAAATTTAGAAACAATTTTAATGCGATTTCGGTTGAAAATTGTTATTTTTGCGGTAGGTAAAATGTAATAAAACGATGAACATGAAATCTAAAAAAGTTATGAAAAAGACTTACGTACTCATGCTTTCGCAATCTTTCCCGGCCAAACACCCCCGGTCTGGAAACCCTACCGGATTCCGTGAGAAATTCCTTTCCGGAGAAAAACGACACACCATCAAGGCCAACTTTCCACTTTGGGCGAAACGCATACACGAGGTGCAGCAAGGTGAAGCGGTTATCTCCGTCCGTCAGTGGGAAGGCCGTCCGTATTTCAGCAGGCAAATAACAATAGGCTGTCTGACTGCGGAATCAGGAACAGGTATTCAGAAACTTACCTTCCAGCTGGATCGCGACGGATGTGCTTCTTTCAATTTCTTTGACATCGACGGTAAATATCCGGAACTGAAAGAACTTGCGGCCAACGATGGCCTGTCGGTAGACGACTGGAAGGAGTGGTTCCGGTGTTATGATTTCAGCAAGCCAATGGCAGTAATTCAATTCGGTAAATTCAGGTATTAATGATGAAAGAGTATTTTATTGCTACTGCAATTTTTGTAGGTCTTGTGGCTTTCGTTATGGCAATGAGCTATTTCTCCGGTTTGGATTACGACATCCTTTTCATAGAATTTATGCTTACATACCTAGTGATTAATAAATTATCTGAAATACAGAACGATAAAAAAGAAAAATAATATGCCAGAAGTATTACAAGAAAAATCCCCTATCGCCCGTAAAGAACACCGGTGCGATTATTGCGGTGGAACTATCCACGCTGGAGAACGATACAAGAATCAGACGCTTGTCTATGATGGAACTGTATATCCATGGAAATCTCACGAACACTGCTATTCACTTACATCTTACATAGAATATGACCCCGACTATGGTATTTCGGAGGATGATTTTCAATCGTGGGTGAACGAATATGTTGCCGAAAATCACTTTGACAAAGAAAAAGACGACATAGCAGACGGCTGGTGTGACAAGTCTGTTCCGGAACTTGCAAAGATGATTTATGAGGAAATAAAGAACAATAAAAATAAACAGGATATGGATTTCAAGAAATTAAAAAGGCTACAAGAACTTGTAGACACCCATGAATGGCAAGAAAATTACGGTCTTATGGTGTGGATAGACTATTCCAATTGCAAGGAGGTGTTTGATGACATATTGAAAGTAGATTTTGAAACTTATGTAGCCTGTGTGGCACAAAATACCGGTATTTGCATTTCCCATTTTGGAGATGTGCTAAGCTATTATACCAATGAAGATATTGAGAGTTTGTTCCCTAAAGACGAAGATTGATTATGGCGAAGAAAGAATTTAATGCCGGAGAAACATTTCAGTGCGGGCTTGTGAAGCTGAGAGTTGAACCATCTAAAAAGCCTACATCGTGTGTAGGATGTTTTTTCTGGAACGAGAATTTCCCGATGTGTGACGATTTTGCTGAATCATTTGTAGGTAAATGCGATATAAGTAGAAAGGATAAAACTAGTGTAATCTTTGTAAAAGTGGAGGAATAATATATGGACTTCAAATCACAAATAGCAACCACACGCGACCAGTCGGAAATACTTCTTTCGCTGGGGCTGAAACCGGAAACGGCCGACATGGTGTATCACCACACCAGCAGCCGGGTAAAATCATTGGAATGGGAACTTCAAACAAAACCTCCCACATTGAGAGGGAAGTATTGGACACCGGAAAGAATCGCAAAACTGGGAAGCCCTTTCCATAAACACCCGGACGGCACCCTTATGACCGGAGAGGAAATTTTCGACGCTCTCTGGGGAAAAGATGTTCCTGCATGGAGCCTTACACGTATTCAGAAGATAATGCCTAAAGATATAGTTTTAGGGAACAATCGTTGGGTATTGTTTATATCCACAGATGACATTGCCTATTTCTCATTCAATGAAGACAAGACGATAAATTATCTTACTGGATTTGATACGGGGGATGATGGAAGCATATTTAACGCAGCCATCGGAATGTTTGAATGGCTTATAGAAAACAATCACCTGAATAAAGAATACTTAAAAGAAAAACCATGAAAAGAGAAGATATAGAAAACGCAGCTAAAAATGAAGCCGAAAATCTGGCATGCTTGGTTTATTACGGAGGAAGCGCAATTTCACAGGAAGATGTTGAGAATGCTTGTGTAAATGTTGCAGAATGGAGAATAGACAGCGTGTGGCATGGTGTAAAAGAAGAGCCTAATTATGAAGAATATTTCCTTTATGAAAACGCTGTACATGCTTATCATGTCGATGGTATATACCCTTCCGAAGATGAACCTTTTGCATGGGATGATTATGTTAAAGATTGGGGACTTATAAGATGGGCTTACATAAAAGACTTAATACCTAATACGGAAAAATAAAAATAACTGATATGAAAATATATGAAACACCTAATCCATTCTTTTTAAGCGACATATTTGTCTTTGCAGAAGTAGAGGAAATCGGGCTATGTTACATAAAAGTGAATTGTTTTAACAGAATCGAAGAAATTGGTTTTGATATTCAACGAAGAATGTGCCGGCCTATCGAAGACATTATGCAATACGCTAAAAAAGCTGCAAAAATTCGCAGGCATATTTTCAACAGTATTGATATTGAATATTGGGGGAAAATCCGTAATCAATGGTTGCGGTCCGTGAAGACTCAAACATACATAGAAAATAATTCTGGAACCATTATTATGTAGATTATGGAACATACAATAAAATTCAGAGGGAAAGGATTAATCCATAATCAATGGATTTATGGAGGATTCCCCCTTCACGCCTTTACCGAAACATCCGAAGAGGGATTCCAGTGTGAAATCGTGGGGAATATACACGACAATCCGGAACTTTTAAAGACAAAATAGATTATGAAAGCAATAGAAATATACGAAACAAATGATGGTAGCCGATTCGACAAAAAAGCAGAAGCTATTAAATATGAAGAACTGTGCGATAAATGCAATTCGATAAATCTAAAACTCGGAATATTAGGACGTGACTTAGAATCAAATGAGTATATACAGCATGATCCGGAAGTCATAAAAAACACATTTAGAGAGTTTATGGGTATTGTAGCAGATTCAATACCTGATTATTCCAACATGGCTATTGAATGTGGTAACGGGGAAAGGCACATGAGTCATATATATCGAGTCATCTCTGATTATAACATTATATGCCTTAGCAATTTAATGTTTAGATTTTACTGTATCGACTTTAAAAATGGAAAAGAGTTTCAGCAACCTTACTTCACTTCACATCAAGAAAAAGTGACAGTCAGAGTGAAATTAGACAACTGCGAAAACTTCTCCCCCACCTGCGCAACATGCAACAGTTATGACAACGGGAAATGTACCAATTTCGGGAAGGAAGTAAAAGCGGGAGATTCCTGCAAATACTATCAGTCGGACGTGATTGAATATACCTGCCAGCAGTGCGGGCGTAAATACGAAATCACTGATTCCGATGCTGGAAATCGTGAGAAATTTTGCTGCAAAGCATGTGAAAACGGATATTAATCAAAACTAAAAAAACATGAGTAAAACCAAATTATATTATCTGTTTTTGACAGCCATGTATGTGGTGTTGTCGTAACCTGTAACAATATGATTGAAATTATCAAAGAAGGGAAATACGATAAGAAAATAGCGACCTGCCAGTTCTGCGGGTGCGAGTTTACTTTCGATAAAAGGGACGTGCTATCCAGAAGTGATGGGAAGTTACCATTTACAAGAATAGAAAAAACATTGCTATATATTTTGTGCCCCTGCTGCAATGCAGAGATAAGAGAGTGGAGTGATTACCCCACAAATCATAAACAGAATGAATTATGACGGAAGATCTAAAGAAACTGATAGATGAAGTAGAGGGAATCCTTGGTAATGAAGTGGAAGCCACAAGAAGGCTGAAAATGCTCGATGAAGCCATTCAAAACATGAAAGAGATGGAAAATATTCAACTTCATCAGTTCATTATCTACAAAGAACGAAAATTGTTCGGATATAAAAAAGGAAAATCCAAGACTGTCAATATAAACGTGGATGACAAGCTGATAAAAGAAATATTTAGGATCTACCTCAATGAATTGTCAAATCAGGTAGCAGCCGTAAATACACTCTTAGCCAAACTGAAAGTTGGTAATGAACTACAAATAATTGAGCCATGATACCAGAAGAATACCTTAACGAAAAGAAAACGGGCCGATTCACTGGAGGTGAATTATACTACACCGTATCTCTGGACGATGCGATAAAGGCCGTTAAAATGGCCCGCAGTGAAAACAAACCTGCTCTCGACACGCCAGCACCTTCACAATACGGATGGATCTGCCCGAAATGCGGACGTGTCTACTCCCCTACCGTACCCACATGTATGAGCTGCAGAAACCTTGAGATTACCCATGTAACATGTGCGGACCAGTCGGAACGTATAAAGTAACAAACCATTAAACAATATAGCTATGGAATTTAAACATCAGAAAGACCTCGGTCCAGACGCCATTCAGAAATGGTGTGAGGAACTGGATGGGAAATCAAAAATAGAAATAAATGATACACAAAGGAAACTACTTTCCATTTTCAAAATGAATCATGAGATTGTTGGTAATTTCCTGAATGCACATAAAAAACTGTCTTCACAGTCTGATTACACTTCTTTCATGATAAATCTTGTCGCTGAAAATTTTACTTACAAGATAGATTATCCTTCAGCACTTATAATAAGTACACTTATAGACCGTCCGGCCATCGCCATAATGTATGCCAATTACCTCCAGTATAAATGTTTCCAGTACGGAGTCAAGGAAATAAACATTAATGCACTGAAAGATATATTACTTTGGGAAGGAGTATTCAGTGAGGAAGTCTTACATGAAATGTGGGACAAACAGAAATTTATATCCAGCGACAACCGGCTGCTTAACATTCTTGACTATCCTCAGTACAGAGAGTCTATCAGAAATATTAATACAGGCGATTATGACGAAAAAATAAATCAAAAAGGAATTTCCAAAATCTGTCAAAAAGCCTTGTCAAGACTCGTAGAAAAGATTAAAAAACTACTGAAATAACATCTTTACCATGACCGCAAACGATTACTCAATAGAAAAATATGTGTCTGAATACCTGAAACCGCTGGAAGAGAAAGGAATTATCACAGACTTGCGGGTGATTCCATGCAGATGCCGCATCATGTTCAGACTGAATGAGCCGTCACGAGAAAACTCAATGAAAGTCATTATCGAAACAGAGACGGATGAAGACCATATCACATTTTTTAAGTCCGATGTGTCAGCAGAGGAAACATTCAGATCACCAGAACGGAGGTTTATTTATCAAAGACTGATGGCTGCAAATAAAACCCTTAATGATGAACTAAACAGAAAATCAATAAACACCGATTTATACATTACGAAATACCTGAAACCACTGGAAGAGAAAGGACTGATAAAAAACATCGCTGCGTGTAAGAATCATAGCGTCTGGTTTACGATGGTGAAAGACATTAAAGGCGTGAGCATTACCGTCAATTTGATTCCAGGAACGACAGTAGATACTGTTGCGTTTTTCCCTCTCCCTCTTGACATAGGTCGTTACGGAGTAGAAACAACATTTATCCCCAATCCGATAAATGATGACCACTACATGGAAAACCTTGAAAAACGTATTCAGGAATCAATGAATAAACTGAAAGAAATATTTGATAACCCACTACCGGAATAAGATTATGGAATCAAAATCAGAAGGTGCAAAAAGACTGGAAGAAGATGTCCTTTCCATAAAGCAAGAAATGGAAACCGAGCTCGCTCCATACAGAATGAAGCTTCAGGAAATACAGAACGAAATAGCCCGAATCTCGCAACCATACGAAAAAAGAATCAAGCAGAAAGAACAGGAATATCTCGATAAATTCCTTGTAGACTGTAACGGGAACATCATTCACACGGGAGACGTACTGATAGACAATGTAACAGGTAAGTCATTTAAGGTGGTAGACCGGTTCCAGCAAAAGCTTTTTCATTACCTCGGTAATCCTCGTGTGGTAGTAGTAAAACTGAATAAGAAAGGAGAGGCCGGGAAGAAAGAATTTTCTATATTTACAAGTGAATTACAGAGCTGTTATAAGATAAACAAATAAACCATGAAAAAAGAATTTACCGAGGACCAGCTTGTATATATACGAGACGTTTTCGTTCATGAATGTGACAGATATATTGATTCAGGCGAAAGGGATATGGCACAGGAAGCACTGGATATTGTAAACGTAGTGCAGTCAGAATACGACTGTGACGAATACGCCGACCTGGAATCTTTTGTACTGGACGAAAGCGGGACTTATGACTACATAGAAAAACGTGAATTGGACGAAAGTGAAGAAGAAGCTATAAAACTGATGATTCAGTTTGCCAAATCTTCGGAACAGGACCCATCGGAAGAGCTGAAAGAAGCGGTAAATGAGCATTTGTATTTAAACGATGCAAATCGAGGAAAAACAAAACTGGATGTAGTAATGAATAGAAAAGTAAAGATAAACAGACTCATTATTCTTTGCATAAATTCATGCGAGGAAAGCGAATTGATAAGACTTGATGACATAGCAGACTTGCTGGCCGAAAACATTTAAAACAAAAAAACCATGGAAGAAAGAAAAATCAACTTTAAAAAGAACGATGATAAGACTCCGGTTCTTGATCCGGACGGAACATTGCACGGAATGTTGTGTGTAAAAATGGAGACGTTGGTCAAAAATTTCTCATTATTGCTTTATTTGCTTCAAAAAGGGGAACTAAACGAAGGTACAAAAGAGTCAAGTGCAGAATTGTTTGAACAAAATTCTATAGAAATTCTGAACAGCCTCGGATATGAAGGTGACATCAACAAAAAGTACAATGAATACATCCAGAAAATACGCTCACTCAACCATGAAAACCGGGAACTAAGAAAACAGATCGGAATGAAGGTATCGAACGAGGATGCAAGGGAACGGTTGAAACTTATCACTGAATCATTTGATGAATGGTGGCACAACGAAGGAACCGGGAATATAGATGAAATTATTTTCGACCGGTACAAAATGACAGCCACATTGAGAGGGGGTATCTTCCCTTCCAGTCGCGAAAAGGAAATAAAAAATCAGGTGGAAATGTTGAAGAAAAAAGGATTCGATATATCGTCTGTTACAAACTACGGGCACCACCTTACAGCCTCTGAGAAAAACTTCAATATGCTGAAAGAACTTTTCAAGAGCGCTTTCCCGCATTCGGATATTGACGAAATAAATACAGCTACCTATCTGGGAGGTGAAAGCAGAGAAGAATATGTGTACGTTATTACAAAGATCATCGTTAATTTCAATAACCTTGACGACATTAAAATCACAGAGCCATGACCGAACTGAATACTGAAAACGTAGACCGAATTTTCGCCGACTGCATGTTTCACAGCCACGAAGAATACGAAGAATGCAAGAAAGAAGGACTTCATTTTTTTGTGCGTTCTATTCAGAATACCAACGTAAATGTAGGATTCCATCCGAAACGTATCGAAAAGCACAGTCAGGAAATCAGAGAAATGTTGCTGCAATTACCTGACGGATTCTTTAAAGATAAAGGTGGCGGAGCTTCTTTCCTGCAAGCTGCTTGCGCAAAAGATGGAGAATTATGGACAGGATTCCATACAGAAGTAGAAAAGCTTTGCCTGCTTGGACTCGCTTCGAAACAGATGCGGATGCTTACACCAGACGCGGAGATATGGCCAATGCTACCAGGCGGAATGCCCTATCTTCGTGTGGAAATAGAACAGTAATTTTATACATAAAAATACAAACAGATTATGAAAGATAAAATCTTAAAAGCAATCAACTTTATTTTCCCTATTTTCGTATGTGCTCAAATAGCCTTTTCTGTTTTTTCATATTTTAACGGGACTGAAACAAGGGACCTGTTGTACAATTTTTTCATCTCTATTATATTGATGCTTTCTTTCATCATTGCACAGATAGACAAGACATGCACCCAGTTCCTGATGATAAAGCGGATTGAACACAGATTGATTATCAATCTTTTAAACGTCATTCAAGGGAACACAAGCCATGAAAAACAGCCGGAAAATAAAGATTCAAAAAGCAAAGACGAAGAAAAATCGTAGTTACGCGAGTTCAGTGGCGTAGTATCGCCACCAAAAAATCTATTAAGCGCGACTGGAGTGGCGATACTACGACACTGAAAAATCTATTAATAAACACTTGAGCCAAAATCAACAAAAATCCCGACAAATCAGACGTTTTGCCGGGATTTTTTCTGTGAATAAAACCAAAAAAAAGAAGAAGAAAAATGTATGTTATAGCGTGGATTCTGTCTCTTCTGTGCCGGTTGCACTACGGTCGAGCGTGGTAAATGTCTGCTGACGGATGACTATTTCTCCATGCTTGTCCCATTTATTGAACGTATAGATATTCTTCATGAACCGCAGATAAATGCGCTGCCGGGTAGAAAGCTGGTTTTGCTTGAGCAACTGCAATTCGCGCATGTAGGTACCTCCGGTGCTTCCGCTATTCCCGGGTGTGCTTCCAATCAAAGAAGGGTGAACCCCTATGGCAAAGAACACCACGCTTGAGATTTCGGACAACTCCTCTTTTAAATCCCTAGAATTTGTCAGCTGTGGCACATCCACAATTTCCACCGCATGCTGCATCGTCTTTCCGTCAGGGCCTACAAACGAGTCCAGACAGATAGTTTTCCCGTTGTTCTCGCGGCGTTGAAGGAACTCATTCACCTTCTTATAGATACTGTCACGTACAGCTTGTTTCGCTTCGGTAGTATCCGCTCCCATTTCATCGAACATCGCACGAAGGTATTCGTTGTTGATGAAAATCATCTTTCCCCACATGGTCGCATTCTGGCGGGCCATAGCTTTGTCAGTAATCAATGTCGTGGCGTAATCGTAGGTCATCGACGGAAAGATACTCCACCAGGCGGGCTGCGGATAGTAAGGTTTCAGCATCGAAGGGTAATAGCTTGGGCAGCAGAACCATGTGGTACGTTTCTTCGGAGGACGGTTCTTACTCTTTTCCACCTGACGGCGAAGCTCCGTAAGCATGTTTTCTGGCATCAGTGTGGGATAGGCCACCACATCTTTTCTTTCCAGCTTTGGCGTGGCATCCTTTCGCCACTTCTCCGCATAATACACGTAGTTGATGCGCATCCGTTCGTCCATTTCCTCCATGCGGCAGCACACCGCCGGAATGTTTCCCAGTTTCACGATTTTCGGGTCCCACTCTTCGTCCTTCCGTCCGATGCTTAGCCCGATGGTCGGGAAATAAATGTCCATGTGCGCGTCGTCTGTCATGCACTTCAGGTAGTGAAGTTCCAGATTGTTATTTTCGCAGAACTTGTCCCATTCCTTGTCAGTTTCTTCCCAGGTGCGATAGTCTTCACGAAGCTGCTTCATCTCGTATTCCGGTGTTCCAACCTGTGCGGTATCTTTCTTCTCCTCTCCGGAGACGGCCTGCGACCAGGTGATTGTGCCTCCCCCACCCTGCTCTTCGCCGCTTTCTGCTTTCTGCTGGTCAATCTGTGCCTGAATCTCCATGATGCGGTTACGAATCAGTAGTCCGGCATCCTTGAAGGGAATCAGCTCAGTCTTTACCGTACCGTTTACATAGCGTGACCAGCGGTACATAAGCTGCGGCCCGAGCCCTACGGTCAGGTCGATAATATATTTGATGGCGGTCGCCGTGTACGGCAGACTGCCTACCAGCTTGTATATGGTATTCGGCAGCATGTTGCCCGGTCCCCATGGAATGTAACCCAGACCGGGTGTCCCGGCATTGCTGACCGGCACCGGGTTTGACTGCCGGCTGTCGAAAATATCAAACGTGCCCTGAATGGGCAGCCCGCCGATGGCCCCTCCCCCCTTCATCATTTCCGAGGAAGATACAGACGGAATTTCCGACACGCGGGCCATGCCGATATACTGGTATCCACGGTCTACGAGTGAAGTCACTTTTCCTCTGAACTCCTTTATTCCATGGTTGGACTTCTTACGGTTTGTATTTTTTGTGTTTGTCGCCATATAACTACTTAACCAATATCTTTGTGTCGTTAATCTGCAGAATAAGTACGTCGTACACGTAACGGAAATCTCCGTTTGGCATTACCAGTTTACGGTATCCCTTTTCTCGGTTATACGAAACGGCACGCTGCACGTTGTAACATTCGCTTATCGTTCCGTCCTTACACACAAAACGTATGTCGAACGGCTTGTTTTTCCCGTCCGGAGTGCGGGCGTTCATCAGCTTGTACGCCTCCGTCCAGAGCAGACGTTTGGTCGGTTTCTTCATCTTGCGTTTGTTTTGGTGCAAAGATATACAAGGTTAATCTGGTAATGAAGGACAAAAAAAACGCACCTCCCTTCACAGGGAAGCGCGGTAAACATAACACTGATAATGATTGTATCAAACAACATTACTTTTTGCGATTATCCTTCCATCTTCCTTCACAGGAAAATAGGATTTTGTGCAAGTTTAATTTTGTCAAAATAAAGAATAAAGTGCACACCACCGTGTGCAATAACATGGTTACTATTTTTCTCATGATGATGCAAATATATCCTATTTTCTCTGAATATCAAAAAGAAAAAGGATGAAGAACCACTGTTCCCCATCCAGGTGTAATAAAACAAAGAACATTTTCATGCTCAATTCTTTGCAAATATAATGTTTTTACCGCACATAAGCAAACTTTGAAACTAATTGATTATCTGATTTATAATAAATACTTTTATTCAAACATGCTTTTATATAAAAATACTTTTACTCTTTTATTATTTCATGCTTTTATATTTTCATCCATTTGTATTAAAACATTACTATTCTTTTGCATATCTGTATATTTGAATGTAAATACTTTTACTCTTTCATACTTTTATACTTTTTATACTTTTATATTTTTATGCTTTTACTCATTTATTCTTTTATATGTTCATACTTCTATGATTTTATACTAAAATATCTTTCTCTCATCAATTTTGTATTTTCACATAAAAGTATGTTTATATAAAAATACTTTTATGTTTTTATTTTTCTATGCTTTTATTCGTTTATACTATTATTATTTTATGTATCCACACAAAAATGCTTTTATATTTTTATTCAAAAATATTTTTATGCGTTTGCACATTTGAATATTTACATTTTTGCATAAAAATATTTCTGTATTTATGGCGGAAATAAAAAAAAACGACTATCTTTGCAGTGTAATAAAACAAAAACATTTGATATGGCAATTACAATTTCTTCATTCAACTGTAAGGGTGGAGTAGGGAAGACCACTACCACCGTCAATCTGGCAAAAGCCTTACATTCTCTTGGTAAACGTGTGCTGGTAATAGATGCCGACGCACAGGGTAACGCATCTAAAATGATGGGATTCCGTCTGGCCACGGAAAAGGATGGTAAAACCCTTTACGATGCGATGACAGGAAACGCAGACATCATGGAATGCGTGCTATGCGAAAACGAAAACGAAGAAAGCTTCGACTTTATCCCCTCACGCCCAAACCTTTATAAGTGCGAGCAGGAACTGGTGAGCCGAACAGGACGTGAATTTATTCTTCGCTTGATGCTGGATAAGCTGAAAGACCACTATGATTTTATCCTGATTGACTGTCCACCAAATTTCGGAGTAGTTTCTGTAAATGCGATGGTAGCTTCTGACTACCTGCTGATTCCTATCAACTGCGAAGTATTTGCCCTGGATGGGATGGGCCTGATTACCGCAAAATACGAAGAAATCAAAAATATGGTCAATCCCAAACTTGAAATCCTGGGTTATATCATGTCACGCTACGACAAACGTCTGTCGCTTCACCGTCAGGCATACGAACAGATGAATCAGAATTTCCCTGGGAAGGTGTTCAATACCACCATCCGCACGAACATTCAGCTGGCCGAATCGCCTGCGCAGCGCATGAACGTGTTCGATTTTGCGCCCAACTGCACGGGAGCTGCCGACTACATGGAGCTGGCAAAAGAGATTCTATCACGATTAGATAACCAGTAAAACACACGATTATGGCTAAACAACGATTCAACCTGAATGAAACAATGCTCGATGCAAGGCAGGGCATTGAGGAAGCACGCGCCAACGCAGAAAAGGCAGGGGAGGAGAGTGCTGCGACTCAGGAAAAGGCAGAAGAAAAGACGGAAGAATCTCCTGCTACATTCACTGCTGAAAACTCATGCGTTGAAGCAAATAACCAGGAAGAGGAAAACATCCGTCCGGAACAAGAAGCTGCGCCCGATAAAGAATCCGTGAAAAGCGAATCACCCGCAGTAGAACGGAAAATAAACGGCATACGAAAAAGAATTAGAAAAGATGAAAAAGAGGGACGCATCATGCGGAATGTCTATCTGGACGAAGACATGCTGGAGAAGCTGGAAGACATTAAGAAAAGCATGAACAAAGGCCGTAACAAGGAAAAGAAAGATACCTTGGTGTTTGTCATCGACCTGCTGAATGTATCCGCGCAGGAGTTCATTGACAAATACTACAAAGACATCGTGGGGAAATAATTCCGCACAATTCATACACCGAAAGGGCAGGGGAGCAAAAGCTTCTCTGCCCTTCGCTTTTTGAATGATGTCACATTTCTGTCTCGATGGCCGGATTCCAGTCGTCCGGATCAGAAAAAGTGATTCCCGTATTTCCACTGAACAGACGGCAGATGGCGTTTGTGCACCGGTTCCTCAGAAGCGGAACGCCGGAAGCCTGTGCACCGTAAAGCATTTTCCCGTCGGCTCCCAAAGCCTCTATTTTCAGCGTCACGTCAAATTCTTCCGACTCGGTAGGAGTGAAAGTAAACACGGAGAAATAAAGCCCGCTACGGCCCGCATACTCTTCGCCTATCTCCCAGGTAATCGTATATTCGGATGCGGAATCTGCGTCACCGTTACCGGTAGTCACATCCAGCGTGCGAAGATGACCGCCTACCGTCATCCGTACCGATTTCACAGAGGCAGGGAACGCATCTTTCACGGTAATCATGGCACGGCTTACTACGCGCTTCATTTGCAGTTCCTGACTCGAAGCCATATTCTCGTCCACTTGAAGCGAAAAGTCCTGCCAGAAAGTCTCTGTTACTTTCTCAGGAGTATATTTCATGCCTTCCATACTTCCTCCGGTACTGCTATGAGCCAGGAAGTATACATGATGCGCTCCATACTTCATATTCAGGGTAAGGGGAGAAGGAAGCGAAACGGTGTCCGCCTGCATCTGCTCGCCGTCCATGTAATCCCAATAGGAGAGGGTAGTGGCCAGCTCGGCCAGCGTGCCGGCACGTGAATTATTCCACTGGTTGATGTCTCCCTGTCCGATTTCCATAAACACCGGAAGGAAAGACACCCTGCACGTTTTCTCACTCGTCTGCTCCATATCCGTCGGACGGACGATGTTTTCCTTGCTGCAAGCCGCCATAATCAGGATGGCAGCCATGCAAATGATTTTCGACAAATTCATGTTGTTTAGTTTTAAGTTTATACCATAATTAACGTACGTCCGGAGTTTCGTTTCCGGTTTTGATGGATTTTTATTGTAAATTTTATACCTTTGTGTACAGATTCAACAACGCCATTTTTCTTTTCTATTTATTATATAAATACAAAGTTCGGAATTTTCACCCCAAAAGTTCGTAGTTTTCTCCCCAAAAGTTCGGAATGTTCCCACCTAAAGTTCGGATGTTTCACCCATTTTCACATATAAAAAAATGTAAATTAACAAGTTATGTATGTAATATATCTATTATATAATATATATTATAAGATACGATAGTATATTTTATATATATAAATAGAATAATATCGGACTATTAATGATATAAGATATTATGATATATAGATATACGTTTTATTATATCAATGAATATCAACTAATTAAAAATGTAAAGGTGAAAAACTACCGAACTTTAGGTGGGAACATTCCGAACTTCCGGGGAAGAAGTACCGAACTTGAGGTACTAAAATACCGAACTTAAATGGGGAAACAACCGAACTTTTTATATATGTGGTGCAAATTTACCGAACTTTATGAATTGAATGAAGTCAGTAATAATTTCCAATTTTGGAAATTTTATTGTTTTATATTTCCTATTTTGGAAATTATTAGTATATTTGCGTCAAAATATAGAATATATGAGATTATTGATAAATGAACGTATAAAAGAAGCTGGAATAACAAAGTATGAACTTGCCGAGAAATTAGGTATGTCGGCTTCGAGTTTGGCGAAACGACTGAACCGTCAGGCAAAGATAGATGTCCAGTTTCTTGAAAGCCTTGCAAAAGCTTTGAACATATCTGTTGTATCTCTTATGGATGATGATGCGTCTGAATGTGTCGCAACCTACAATGCGGACGGATATACATACGAAGTAAGGCGCACGACAAATAAATAATGAAAATTTGCACCTTAAAACTTATGAAACATGGCTAAGAAAGTAAACCCTGAATCGGATAATGCTCTCGTAAAAGAACTCCGTGATGTGGAGTTTATTAAACAACCATATCTATATGCTATGATTGGAGCGGACTTTACTTTGGTTCAGAGAAGTATTATGATTGAAATAATGAACTCTCTTCAAACACGATTCAATGCTTTCCTGAAGCATCAGAAGTGTGCGGATGAAACCGGGCAGCTTTCTCTTTTTACAGAAGAAGAACGGCATAAGGAAATGATGACGTTTAAAATCAGTGCCGCTTCATTAGGTGTAAAACCTAATCAGTACGGAGAATTGCAGGAAGCGTGCGATAATCTGTATAAAATTCATTTTTCATATCTGGAATATGATAAAAGTACCGGTACGTTTATGAGGACATATGCCAATCTGTTTTCAACAATTTCTATGCCTGTTATGCTTAATTCGGAATACAAATACAAGTATGAGCACAAGGATGAAAACGATCCGGATAAAGGGAAAAGACGACGCTCAAACTATATTGTAGCCCGTATGGATATTAAGGTGTTGGAGTATTTGTGTAATCTTAATAACGGACAGGGGTATATAGACCATATATATCGCATAGCACGTATAAGCAAATGCAAGCGTACTCCAGGTATTTATATCTATCTGGCAAGGTGGGCAAAAGACTTCAGTAAAAAAGCTGTTGACTATGTGGAACTTAAAAAGTTTCTCGGAATAATTACTCAGATCGTTGAAAAGTCAGAGGGAGGGAAAGCTGAAAAGAAAGAGGTTGACAAGTATCCTAAGTTCAGTAAATTCCGTAAAGAAGTAATGGACCCGATAAAGAAAGACCTAGACCGCCTTGCAAACGACAATCAGGTAGAGTTCTCGTTTGAGTACGAGCCTGTATATAAAACTGCTGTAAAACGTGGAGATCCGAAAGAAATTCTGTTTAAAATAAAGCTTAGCGGACTGGGAGAGGAACTGCGCAAACAACGCAAGTTGTTGCAGGCTCCTGCGGACATCTGGAATCTGCTACGTGGAGAGTTTAAGTTTACTGACTCGGATATAAAGGCTTTGTCTGATATGCTTCCATCCGATATGACAGATGCCTTTCGTCTTGAAATTATGACCTTAATTGAGAGGATGAAGAAATTGAAGGTAAACAATAAGAAAGCATACGCAATAACATCTTTGCGTAACTATATAATGCAGAACAAGCCTGAAAATACTGTTGCTGAATCTGCTGATCCATTGTCGGAAGGCTCGACTGAAAATACGCAGTATATAATTAAGGTTCCTGACCCTAGTAATGAAGACATGGATAAATGGGAGAGCTTCATGGCCGGGATAAAAGATAGGGTAGGGAATATCGCTTTCCACACATGGTTTTCCTGCATGAAGCTGTATTTTATATCAGAAAAAAATCTTACTGTATTAGTTCCGACTCACTATGTATATGAGTATCTTGAAGCTAATTATATAGATGCTATCAGGGCTTGCGTAAAAGAAGTTTTTGGAGAGCATACTGAATTAAGTTACAAAATAGGATAAACTTTAAAACATCTGATTATGAAATTCAGATTATTGTTTTGGTAAAGGCGCAAAACTGCTTTATGAAGTCAGGAAATAAAAAAAAGAACACATGAAATGTAAGGAACACAATACAATTAGAGCTTGTGATTTTATTCTGAAGTTGAAGAAGATAATAGCTTCTTATGAATTAAAAACTTATTATTTTGGATGGGATAACTACTACCATATCACTTTGATGGAGGATGGAATACGACTGGTTGTAGCTTCTAGTTGGTATGATCCGGATGATGACGTAGATTTACCAGATTTAAATGCTAATGTATATTTTTATAAAATAAAAGATAAAGACATTGTTTTGTGTGACGGAGATGAAGATGATGACGGATCAGATATTCTTTATCCTATGGAAAATGCCGATAGATTCTTGAGAGAATTTGAAAGGGTTCTCAAAGAATTTAGTGAATATAAAAGTAGTCCTACTGTTTCTCTTGACGAAGTTTATACTTCAATCACTTTAAAGCCGAATGGATTTGTTTTATCTATTGACGTAGAGGAATTTAGAGTATGGGATGAAAAACAAAGATTTAAACGTAGTAAGGAATATACTTGGGATGAGTCTAAATGTAAGTTTGGTGAAATATCACGAGAATGAATAACAAAATAAAAATCCCGGAACGGAAAGCACCGTCCCGGGATTTTATTTTCACTCCACATAGTCCTTCGTGTCGACGCAAAGCTCTACTTTTTGTACATCGGTCAGTTCGACGAAGACCGCATACCAGTTGTTCAGGAATGGGCCGTAGGTAGAATAGTGAAGCTCCTCCGTTTCAAGATTTATGTTCCGGAAAATATTTCGTTTTTCCTGCTGCTCACGGAGCCAAGCCAGAAACTTCTGCATGTGCATCTTCGCTTCCTGAATGGCTTCGTATGACTGCTGCTTGTCGGTAGGATTCATATTTCCCGTTTTAACGAGAAAATAAACCACGTGCACAGGTTTGTCCAACCCTCCTTTGATTGTTCCGTCCTGGGCAAATTCGTAGCCCACACAAGGCGATTTCAAGTCGGGCAGCTTGCTCATGAACGAAGGAATAGCTACAATGTTGTCGAAAAGGAAAAACCGTTTGTTCTTTCCGGTTTCTCCGGGCGTATGAAGCATGGGCTTGTACTTCGTGGCCCATTCTTCAATGATTTCTTTTAATTCTGTCATAATTAAAATTTTGTGGGTTTTCTTATTTCTTTATCCAGTAACATTATAAATCCGATAAAAGCAAAAGCCAGTAACGAAAGCCATATTCCCAATTTCCCTAATTCAGCATAAAGTAGCATGACTATCATAGCTGCTGTGATAATTCCTCCCAGAAGATTAGTCAGCTCCGATTCTTTTTGGAACATGAGGAAGACACCCAGAAGAAGGATAGCCAGTTCTATTCTTATCTGCTGGAGAAAATACATCCCTACCAGCAAGAACGTGTTCGACAATATTCTAATTATCGTTTTCATTTCATCCGGAATTTATAATCACTTCGTTTAAACTCGTCCTGGAAAGAAACCAGTACGCCGTTTTCGATGAAGTCCTGATAATAGGAAGACACGAGCACTTCCAGTCGCCGGAGCTGGTGACGCACCTCCATGGCAATGATAGGTCGTGACTGTCGGTCGCCTTCTTCTTTCCATATCTGATAAAGCTGGTTGAAACGGGCATCCTTGCTGCGTTCCACATCTTCGATGGGCTGTCCCGCACCGACACCCATATCCACGAAATACAGGTAATAGTTGAAGAAGAAGGAAATCTTCTTTGTGTCACCTCCGGCCCCATTGAAAACCTTGGCATACATGCGACGGTAAGCCTGTCCGGTGCTTTTTTTAGCTGCCGGCGTATTGCGGTACCCGATGTACGGACCGGGGAATCCCCCCGGCCATACATGCTGTGTCTCGAAGTTGGTCTGAAGCTGCCGGATCATGTTGTTGGCCCAGTGCGTCAGGTCCAGAAACTCCTCTTTGACCGCCTGACTGATGGTTTTCTGCTCTGACATGGCTTATACATAGTTTAATGGATTTTCAAAAATATCTTTTATCATTTTCTGTTTGCATCCTTTGAACCATTTGAAAGGTCCTTTGCAGTAACTGATACCAATGGTCCCGGTCGTAGCATAGAACGAAATTAGAAGCGGGAGCACAGGGTCACGGTAATTTGACGAAAGGTTTGCCGGGTTGTTTGACTCTTTATAGAATCCACATTCCAGTGCAATTTCATCCACCTTATCTTTCAACACTTTGGCGTAACCGTTTTTATTTGATTGCTTTTTCATACATTTATACTTTTATGTTTTTATACAAAAGTAGTTTTTCTTTTAAACCAATATGGCTTCCCAGACTGATTCCCTTTCTTATAACTTCCCGGGTATCCTTTTTCTTTACTTACCACATGAGCTATCATAAGATTATCAGTAGCGTGTGCTTTTGTATATTCCTGGTCTTTCTTCAATCCAAGTTCTTTTGACTTTACCCTTAGTTCCCATGCTGTGACTCCCAATATTTCCTGAATTTCTTTGTTAGTAGTAGTAGGGTAATATTTCTTTAGTTCCTCAATCATAGAAGGACTCCAGAATATCTTTATATTATATTTAGTACGTTCGACAATCCTTCCGGTATTTTTATCCAAGAAAATGCCAGTTTCTCTGTGATGCTTTTTTCTGTATCTTTCCCTTTCCTGAGCACTTGCACATTTCTTGCAGATGGATTGTGGTTCCCCATGCTTTACCTTGAATCTGTCAATTGGAAGTGTTTCTCCACATTTTTTACAGATTTTCTCAGTACATATTTTATTCCGTTTTCCCATGGCTTATATTGAATAGCCTAATTTTGACATGTTGTTATTCACTCTTTTATCAATTTCTTCATAAACTGACAGATACATGTATTTCTTCCCGTTATACTTCTTCATTCTTCTGATGGAAGAATATAGCCCATCAACATTTAAGTTCATTTTTCTTGCACATTCGACCGCAGATAAAAAGACTTCTTTCGTTTCCAGACAAATTACTTTTTTACCTAAAGGTTTAGAAGACTTTATATGAGGACCAAAGTTACTTTCAGGATCATTGATAAGACGTAAACACTTCTCCCTTGATAATTCCCTTTGTTTTTCCTGTCTCTCTTTAGGCCAGCTGTTAAAGCCTTTGTTTGCTTTATTCCCTTTCACAAAGCGTCCTGTAGCAATATCAATATTAGGATTTATTGAAAATTTCAAATCATCCAACCGTTGCTCTTCATATATTTTTCTGAAATCTTTTTCATAATAAAACCTCAGACCTCTACATATCGCTCCTCGTAAGCAACTGTCAGTTATAGAATTTCTGTCTATATTACTAATACTGGCTGCCAGTTTTATAGACCCGAAAAATCCAGCAACGGTTCCATTAGGATTTACCGCAACTACCGGACGATTGCTGCCGACTTTTTTGATTCCCATTTATCTGTTTTGTCTTTAATTTGTTTAAATAATATCAAACATATTTTTCATTCAACTCGTATTTTACTGAATAACTACAATAAATATACTAAAAGATATTCGATTTATTTATCTTTGTCATTCAATAATTTATGAATTATTTCTATCTTTAAATGTAATAATTGTAAGCTTCATGAAAAAAGATAATATGGTAGATATAAAGGAGTTTATTACTCTTATTTTAATTAGTGTTTTACTAGGTTCTTTACTAGGTCAAATAGTAAAATTCCTAATATGAGATATATTTGAAAATCAATAGGAGAAGATGTATTTGTCATAACAGTATTTTTGTCATAATGTTTAATTTGACAAATTTGTCAAATTAAACATAATTAGGTTTATGTCAAAATTATATCATCCCGTATTATCTGATAAAATTGGTGTGAACATGTATCCTTTTCATCGGTTTTTCTACGTTAGAAAGACCTTCAATGACATATTTCATATTCTCCACCAAGGAAGCAACCGTTTCCATACCTTCTGCATCCTGTTTTGTATCTCCAGTCTCGTCGCTGTAAAGCTCGTTCCAGTATTGCGAGCCGACCACAATCATGGAGTGCATGAGAAAATACATGTTCATCCGGCTGAATGCAGACGTGTTTCCGCTTCTTCTGGACACGGTGATTCCGGCCACCGGCTTATACATCATCAGCTTTGGATTGGAATAGAACAGACGGGTAAGAAACGCATCCATCTGGCCGCTTATGCTTGCGTAATAAACCGGACTCACAAAGATGTATCCGTCGTAATTGCCGGCTATGCGAACGAAGTTGTTCACGCTGTCTTCCGTCTTGCAGAATCCTCCGCGCTTGCATGACCGGCACGCATCGCACTGTGCAACCTGCTCTCCAAGCCAGAAAATATCTACCTGCATCCCTTTGGCAAAACGTTTGATAAACCTTGCCACATTTCCGCATGAGCGATTCTCATGCGGGCTTCCATTTACTACCAATATGCGTATCATTCCTTGTCACTGATTAATGCGTTTCCGCAGGTGATTCTATCGGAGTCTTCTTCTTTCGACGGAACAAATACGATGACATCCCATCCTTCTTCCAGCAGCGGCTGTTCGAACTTGCGGTACACATCGTAATCGGAATATCCGGTTACTTCAAAACCGTTTTCAATGGCCGAGCTGGTTTCATGAATCGGAGTGATTTTTACGATAAACTTCTTTTTGTCAAACAGCGCAGATAGCTCCTTTGCATCGAGAATGGTTTGTGCCGTAACTGGGAAGTTCAGAGTGTATTTTCTTCCTTTCGGCATAGGAAGTTCTTTTGCCAATGCGGAAATCTCCTGAAGCGAAAGGCTTTTCCCGTCAAACAATTCGTTTCGCTGTGCTTCGTCGGTAGAATTGATAGAGAACTGCAGTCCGGCTTCTCCGTGGTAGAACTCGTTCTTGATGTCGCACCAGGTAAGAATAAAATCTTTCAGTCGTTTGTTGGCTTTTGGCAGCATGGTGGATACAACCGGATGAACGGTGTCTGCCATTAGTCCGCATCTCTTTACTATCCATTTCAGCTGCAGAGCAAAGGAAGGCACGTTTTCATTCCAGGTAGGCTCTCCCATTCTGGCGAAATGTACGTTGAATCTTTCTGTGTGGAGTTCCGATTCATTTTCAATGATAGTTCTAATCTGATAGGCAAGTTCTTCCAGCGAAGCGTTACCATGGAATCCGAAACGGGGTACGTCGCAGAACTTACATTTCATCGGGCATCCTTTCTGCGTAGAGATGGTTGCCACCCATTTCTTGCTCAAGTCGACTTCTGTGTTGGCCACACCGTTTATTTCTTTCGTCAGGCCCAAGAAATCGGCCTTAATATTGTTTTCCTTTCCGTAGTCTCCCACGGTAAGAAATTCCAGCTTCTTTTCTGAATCTACATAAATCTTTCCTGTGTGTGTCTTGATTGTTTTCATTTTTCTTCTTTTTGTGGTTTTGGTTATTATGCTACTTTAAAATGTTTTTCTGATAATCTTAGACATAAGCATTCACAAAGGACGCGAGCCATATTTACCTCTACGGCATTTCCGATAAACTTCTTCTGGTCAGCTTGTGTACCGACAAGAATATAATTTTCTGGGAACCCCATAATCTTTTTCAGCTCGTCTATGCGAAGCATACGCATCTTTATGTCTGCCAATCCATACACAAGCATAAATTGCTTGATTTTTACAGTCATCGGGCTGTCTACATTTTCTATGCAGATACCTATGCCATCTTTTGTGTTGACAAGGTAAGGAGGCATTTTATCCATTCTTGCTATAAGCGTGAAACACGGATTATCTACCGAACCGCCTGCACTTGCAAATTGCGGATTCATCAGGAAGCTTTTTCTTTTGCATGTAACTAAGCTGTATTTTGGATTTGTTGTGATAGCTCCTAAAGGCTTTTCTATAGATGCTGCGCTTGAAGCTCCAAACTGCTGGTCGATGAATACAGGTGTCAACAATGCAGGCTTGTCTTTTGTGGTCACAGTCGGAGCAGGCCTCTCTACCGAATGGTTGTTCCCGTTACCGTAGTATGCTGTGATAAAAGCATGATGATCCTTGCAGGTAATTGTTCCGGCAGGTTCTTCAACAGAAATATTCTTGCTCTCAGGATGCCCGCTATATTGCTTTGACAGGAAAGAAACCTGCACTTTTGCAAATCTGTTTGCGGTAGTAACCACTCCTACTGGTTCTTCGATGGATGTACAAGTGTCTTGTGGTCTTACTGTATTGTAACGGGAGATAAAAGCGTCTTTACCTCCGGCCACAAATTTAATCAGACCGGCATAAATACGTTCGAGCGTATTTTCAGCAAGCGGTTTATTCCTTGTAAAAATGCTTTCCCCTTCGTCTGAAAAATCAAGCACTTCTTTTACAGGCCTCCATTTCTCCAGCTTACTGAACATGTCTTTCCTTCCATTCTTGCAGTGTGTCGCTTCCGGGAATACGATAGGAAGTCCTTTCTTTGCAAATATGCCGAAGAAGCGTTTTCGGGTAGTATATGCTCCGTAATCGGCCGCATTAAGTATCCGCCAATCGAAGTCATATCCGTATTTCTTTACGTTTCGTTTCCACTTCTCATAACAACGGCCTTTATCTTTGCTTACCGGATGGCCTTTTTCGTCCATGTCTCCCCAGCTCATAAACTCTTCCACGTTTTCGATTTGAATATAGTCAGGGTTTATGGCTTCAATGTAGCGGAAAAGATGTTCGGCCAGCGTCCGGCTGTCAGCATCGCGCGGCTGTCCGCCTTTTGCCTTGCTGAAATTGGTACATTCCAACGAAGCCCATAGAACTACATACGCATCCGGATATTGCATTTTCATCTTCTCTATATGCGCGACCAGTCCTGAAAGCTCCAGCGTTCGGATATCCTCTGTGAAATGAAGAGCGTCCGGATGATTGGCCGCATGGCTGGCTATGGCATTTGCATCGTGATTTACGCATGCTATTACTTTTGCGCATTGTGATTCGTTGACACGTGCATTTTCTACACCGGTAGAAGTTCCTCCGGCTCCACAAAAAAGGTCGATGTATAATAAATTTATCATTTTATCTGTAAAATTTGAAATGTGAGTGTGTACCCTTCGGACGCACATTCCGGTTAAACTTTGTATGGTACTTCTTACCGTCATTTCGGGGTACGTGACGGTTCTGACCGACAATACTGAAATAAAACGGCACATGGCGTGAGGTGTGGAGGTTTCGGTTGGCTATCTCATGCTGGCTCTCATATCTTTCCTGGTCGTAATAATTCCTTCTGACAACAAGAATCTGTGAGTCTACAATGCTCTGTCTGAAACGTTCAAACTCTGTAGTATATGGAATTTCTATTGTAGCAGTGTACGATTCTTTCCCGTATGTATTACTGTCCATATAAATTTCCTTTTCTCTAAATACCTCGTCGGAACACAGATCAACAGCTATCGGCTTATCACTCATAAAGAATACCGGCACATTATTAGTGCGTGAATTTTCCGGCCATTCTTTCTGGGTATTAAGAATACTATCGGCACACTTTGAAAGTGCTTCTGCGGATAAAATACTTGCGTCAGTAAGGTTACTTACCGCTTGAGCCACACTATTTGCGGATTCCATAAATAGGATTTGCTGTTCATTGATAAGTTTTATAACAGCCTCTTTTATCCTATTCTCCGGAAGTTTGCTTGCAACGGAAATAATATGTATGGCCTCCAGAACTTTTTCTTCGTTCAGTTCCGGATATCCTTTTTCATCAGAGAACATACTTTCCTGATATTTGAATCCAAGCTGCGCACGCAACCAGTCCCTGTATTTTTTATTTCTGTTCCACATAGGCCCCGATTTTAAGCGATTTTTCCATTTCATCCTGAAGCCTATCCAACATTCCACATTCTCCATGACAGAAGAAACGGAACTCCTTCTGTTGTTTTTCGCAGTAGAACTTCACATGGTCTATCTCTTTGTGATACGGGCAAAGCTGGCGGAATTTCTGCAAGGCTACATCTACGGCTGTCTGGACTCCCATCTTATATCCTTTCCGGTAGGGTTTATAAAGGTCTTTTACTTCACGACGGGCCTGTTCGCAGTCTGTTTTGGCCTTCATCATGTGGTGATAGAATTTGTCGGCCAGCCCCAAACCTTCTTCTCTGATTTTTTCTTTGTGCAGTCTTGGAGCTTTCTTGATAACTTCCGGACGCAAGCGGTGCATGTAAATCAGACCGGAAAACGGAGGAACTTCGTCGGGCGAAATCATCCCTTCCGGCACGGCATAGTAGAAATAATGCGGTTTGTTCCATGTGCCTTCGTCTGCGATATAATTGAACTTGTTCGATTTATGCTTCTGGTCGTTATGGAAGTCGGCACGCGAAATCTTGATTTCTATCTCGTACCAGTAACCGGAGTTCGTGAGTATCAGCACATCACTCTCCCACCCGAACACGTACATGTTGCGAAGAAAGAACCTCGGAGAACTCATGAAGCTGCGAAGTCCGTCCTGTATGCTTGTTTCCGTATATTCAAATCTTTCCAGTCTTCCCATAATTATCCACCTATTTCACCTTTCAACCGCTTAATGGCAAGGTTTCTTGCCTTGATGGTTCCTTCCTGCTCGCGGACTTTTGTTTGGAGCGATGAAACCCGACGTTGCAATTTCTCCACCGTGGGCGTGTTGTTTCGCTCATAGTTCAACTCTGCCTGAAGCTTTTCCACCTTTTTCTCCAGCTCCGCTGTGCGTGCCTGTTCGCGCCAGTAGTCCCGGCAGAGGTACTTGAAAAGTATCTCTACCGGAATGTCCAGTGCCTTATTCCACTTTCCCATCGCCTTCCTTCTGTTTGATGTACCAGTCGAACTCTTCCAGCGGTTTGTCCACCACAGAAATATAGTCTTTCTCCCGTTTCAGAACGCCTTTGTTGATAAGCTGCTGAATGAGTTTCAGACCGCTTCCGTAGCCGTAATGAATATTCAGCACGTTTATCGGGCCAGTATTGATACATTTCTTTCCGCCCTTTTCTGTGATTCCTAAGTTATGACATACACGTGCGGCCGCAGACAATTTCTCATAGTCGTATTCCTCGAACTCGGGCTGTACTTCAGCTTCGGCCTGATACGGATATACGTCCATGATGGCGGTTTCTGCTACGGAAGCTATCACGTAATCGGCCATCGTGCCTTTCATGCCTTCGTCCAGTTTCTTCACCGCATCGCGAAGGTCGGCAGCCTGTACTAGAATATTGGTGGCTGTCTTCTTCTCCGCACCGCTTTTCTCGTCGATGGTGATAAAGTACAGCTTGCATTTGTACCACTTGTCGGCAGCTTCCTCGTCGGACGGAAATATCTCGCTGTAGTTGGCCCGCTTGATGTCGGTCACGGTGAACTCTCCCTAAATAAACGGTGTGACTTCTTCAATAAGCCGTGCTTCAGCTTCGGTAAAGCTGAGTGCGTCTACCAGATAGGGCTCTGTCACTTTCTTGTTCATCCCGTTTTCCGCAACTTTTTCGTAGCGGATTTTCCCTTCAAACCATGTGTGCATCATAATTTGTCCTCCCGTATTTTTTCGCGTTGTGCAATCATGGCATCGGCCATTTCGTATGATAATTTAGCTATCATCTTCTCGTCAAATGCTGTATATGTCTTATGATTCAGACCAAAGAATTGTCTGATCCGGTTTTTTAATGTCAGATTGTTTGAAACTGTTTTCTCCATGAGCACCTTCATCGCTTCCATAGCGATGTGGTCTCTACTGATATTACTTACTGCCATAGTTGTTTTATTTAGAATATTGTTTTCTGATCCAAAGAATTGTCATCACGCAATAGTTGGCCAGGTCCAGATAAGTATCTTCCAGCTTTTCGTCCTTCACCTGTCCTTCACCATTATTTTTAATCAGGGAATTTATTCTCCGAATTTTGTCACCAATGCGGATTTTGGCTACCAGGAGTCCGTCTTCGTCCATTGACTTTTCAAAGGCGTTGCCATAGTCGGCATTCTTTTTGCGGTAGGTGTCAAGCTGTTCTTGGCTGATTTCGGACATAGAAAGCGTAACTTGCGCATAGTCTTGATATGCAGCACGGGCGATGCTTGTAATATGCAGCAAGCCTTCTATTCGGCCTGAGTCGGATACATCCTTACTGAAACACGCCTTGAACAAATTGGATATTCTGAAAGGATAAAGATTGTAGTCTCCACCTGCCATTTTAACGTATGGTTTAAGTTCATTCAGCACCTCTTCAAACTTCGCTACCATTTCTTCCTGATTTTCTTGCGCGGGTTTCTCCGGTTGTTTCTCTCCTTCTTCGTTATCAGAAGGTATATTTACCGGTTCAGGCCGTTCTTCCAGAAAATCTTCCGGAACGTCGACTATGTTCCGACCCCACTGACCTACCTCATACCAGAATACAGGCTTCCCGCTCTTGTGTAGCTGACGGGTATTATGCACTTTGTAGATTGCAACCTGAGCATTTGAAATACGTCTTAAATCAAATTCCCCCATCTGATACGTCAGGGTCTCATTTGCCAATTTAAGCGAGTCGTAGTCTTTCAGCTTTACTACCTGCCCGACACTGAATTTTGATACGTTAATTTTACCTTCCATATATTTTGCTATTTTAGTTCCTGATGGCTGTTCTTTGCCTATTATTTTTCTGAAATCAAGCTGTGGAAGTCTTAAATGTTCCCTGACTTTTAATGTGTCAAAATCTTTGCTATTGAAATCCGTACATATTCCGACGTACATCTTTTCAAATTCACTCGGAAGAAACGGATGGCTTGCAAATACGCCTTCACCCGGTTCTTTAGATATATTTCTGATATAGTTACATATCGCTTCTTTAGCTGTCGAAGCATTAAATTTTATCTTTTTTTTCTTCTTTCCCATTTTCTTCTGATTTATCGTTATATACTTTCTCCATCTCGCGGAAAAGGATCTTGTAAACCTCCGGGAGTGTGCCTTTCTCTTTTGTCTCACGTAGGGAAGCAAACAGCACGTAACGGGGATCTGCACCCAGCATCTTACCCACGTCCATTACAAGCGGTCCGACGGCTTTCTCTGCATTGGGATAGCGTGCAATGTCGCCCATGGCCTCCAGTTCCAACAGGCGATCTATTCCAACACCGGTCATGGATGCAAACTTTTCGCGGGTATATCCGTGCATCTCATACATGGCACGCACGCCCTGACCGAGGTTGAGTTCGTATCGACATCCGTCTTTCAGTGCAAGCTGACTCACTTTGACCGTTTTCAGCTTACGGAGTGTACGTGCCATTATGTCGGCATCCGCACGCGCTATGTATTCTGCCATAGCCTTCTTTGTGCCAAACACGTTGTACAGATAGCGTAGGGTAAGCATACTCAGTGTGCCGTGATTGCGGTAGACTTCCTGACGAAGCTTTCTGAGAGTAATGGATTCGTTTGTTTCAGGTACTGTGCGGATATGATCTTCCAGGCAGAGGTGACGGAACTTGTCAATCACGCTTTCGCCTTCTGCCTTTGCATCGGGCAGCATTTCCATGACATCGTACACCTCATAGTCGTCCGATTCAGGAAGAGGAAGCGAAGCGATTTCATTCAGCAGCATGCGCACGTTGTTCTTAGTGCCCATGCGTGCCATCAGTGTGCGGTAGTCCTGAAAGCAGAGCCCTTCTCCGGCCATCTTCATGCGCAGACTGGCGATGACGTATTCTATAAACTCTACCTGTAGCGAAACAATCCCGCTCTCCACCAGTTTCAGCAGGTCGTCTTTCACCAGCTCCATCTGGAACTGTGCGGTCAAGGTGCGCACATCCTTTCCCTCCTTATCGGGTATTTCAATGTTTCCCACCATCTCACGCAGCATATCTTTCACCGCAGCCATCATCTTTTCGTTGTGCTGGCTTTTCTGCCGGTTCACCTTCCCTACTCCGTTGAGCAGTCCGTCCACCTTCCGGCACATGCAGTCGTAGAACTCGATTCCGGTGGTACACATCATGGCCACCATCTCCATGTTCGATACAAGGTCGCTCTGGCGCACGTTGCACTTGTCGAGTGCATTTTTGGTAGCAAAATAAATGAGGTTGATTTTTTCTCCGTAGGTCTTCCAGAATATGTTCTGAAGTTTCTGTGTCAGTGTGCCGCCCCCCCTCATGAAACTTCCGGACAGACCGGGGTAAATGGTTTCTGTAAAGGTACGCACCTGCATGGCATCGTGCGCATTGCATCGCTTCATAAGGTCACTAGACAGATTTACCAGTTCGTTGGCCCTGCGCTTCATGTTGTGACGCATCAGTCCGCGTTCCTTCAGGCAGGAAACCACTTCGTAGATGTATTTCTGAGTGATATTTGTCATCATGATTTCCACCATGAGCAGGTGGGCGTTCAGAATGTCTGCACTGGCCATGCGCTGCTGTGCAGTGTAGCGGTCAAACCGGTTTCGTGTGACGGGAATCATGGATTTCGGACGGCTGATAGAAGCCGCAAGCCCTGTTTCAGAGCTTTTCCCCTTCATGGGTGAAATGGTGGAGGGAGCCTGCAAGAAAGGATTGTTTCCCAGATTCCCTGCCGGGTTTGTAAATTCGTTCATATCGCTAAATGATTAATCTGTTCGTATTAAAAAGGAAGATCATCCTTTTCGTCAGTCATGTTAAGCGTTCCCTGCGTAGGCTGCTGTGGGGCCGCTTGTGCTGGCTGAGATGGTGCAGGAGCAGAAGCCGGTGCTGACTGGCTCCCGAAATCGTCGGGCGAAGTAGGAAGCGGAGCAGACGATGATTCTGCCTTCCGTCCGAGCAGGCGGAAATCACGAGCCCATATCTCGGATACGTAGCGTTTTTCTCCGGTTCCTTCTGCCTCGTAGCTTCGTGTGCGGAACTCTCCTTCCACATATACCTGCGAACCTTTGCGGGCCAGCTGGCTGATGATTTCGGCCAGATTGTCCCAGGCCACAATTGGAATCCATTCCGTATATTCCTTTGTCTCTCCATTTTCCTTGTTTTTCACTTTCCGGCTGCAGGCGATGGAGAAACTCGCTACCTTGTGTCCGCTTTCCAGCACTTTATAATCGGGGTCTTTCCCCAGATTACCGATGAATGTACATTTGTTAATCATATCGTTTCTTTTAATCTTTAAACTCTAATTTCTGTTGCATCACTTCGTCTGCATAAAATTCTTTGAATGACTTCTTGCTTATCCACCATTTCAGGGCCATATCAGGATCTTGCAAAAGCGGTTTGTCCTTCCATTTGTTTTCGATCAGCCATTCAATTGTTTTTCTCCAGTTTTTCCCAACATGCGGGAAATTTTTCATTTCTCGCACATTCTGTTTGTAGTTCGACATGGGACACATGATACATCCTATCCGTTTATACCCTTTGTCATACAACTCGCAATAGGGAATGTGCATTCGTTTCAAGTAGTCCCATACATCCTTTTCAGTCCAGTAAAGGATAGGAGAAACCAGAATTTTGTCTTTCCCACCTACACATGTCACCATTTTTTCCTGATGCTCGCTCCACTGGTCAAATGTTCCGGAGAATTTACGGTCTCCCGTTTCAATTTCATTTCTTTTCTTCCGGTTCGTGCTCTCTGATTTTCGTATTCCAATCAGAGTGACTTTCCCAGCACCGGACATTTCCTTAAACTCTTCGCAGCACCATCTCACAAGCCGGGTCGGAAGACATCCTTTCTTCTTTGCCATTTCGTAGATGCTCATGCGTGGTTTTATCAGTTCCACATCGGGATAGTTCTTTTTTACGAAACGTATAACTTCAGGTGGGTCCACGCTTGTAAGGTTCATGTGAGCCTTGAATTTCACCCCCCCCTGTACCGCAAGGTGATAGAGGGCCTGGGAGTCTTTCCCACCAGAAAAAGCCAGATAAAAGCCGTTCTCAGGGTCCATTCTCAGTGCCATCTCTTCACTCTTGCGCAGCAGATTAATGGAGTATTCTATTTTTTCATCTAGTGTCATTTCTTTTAAGATTTAGTCCCGCGCGGGGGAGTCGAACCCCGAAATGTGAATTTGTCAAAACTTTTAAACTAAACATTATGGAAAATGTGCGCCGACGCACTTCACGCGGGAGCCATTTTATTCAACTTGGCTATTTAGAACTAATTACTTTTTCTTCACCAGGATTGCTCTGAAACCATATCTGAATACCCAGGAACTTCGCCACCCTGAACTCGATTCTTGCTCCACGGCTTGACTTCCAGTTCTGCTGCAGGTAGATGTGACCACAACGGGAAAGCAGCAGAATGTCCCACACCATGTGCATCCAGTACGGGCGCGATGGTTTCAGTCCGAGAATGATAGGATTCACTGGAGTGAAACCCATCGCGGCAATCTCCTGATCTGCATTCTCAAAGTTCTTGTATGCCTGCAGGTAGGAAAGACCGCCTATTTTACCGGAGTTATAGCATTTTATGTTTTTCTTTGCCATGTATTTCAGGTTTTACAAAGGGCTCCGCACGGATGCGGAACCCTGAATTTACAAATACCTTTTATCACCCAACATGTCATTGTATGACATGGCAAATGTAACAATTTTCAACCGAAATCGCATTAAAATTGTTGCTAAATTTCATAAAACCTCCGATTTTATATGGATTCTTGCTGATGTAACAGATGCAATACGCTGAATAAGTGATAGATAAATGCCGTCTTTGTCTTTTATGGTAAAAACGACGCTTCGTTCTACTCCTTTTTTGGCATTCCGGATAGATATTTCGGGCTCTTTACCTGCTTCAATCCACTCCATGAGTGCAGCCGCTGTGTACGACTGTTCGAAGCATAGAACGTAGGTCCGGTTAGCGAGTGTGAGCATAGACTAAGGTTTACCAGTTCAGCAATGAAAAACGTCTGGAATGTTTGGGCTGCATCATTTCCATTTTCCGCAGCCGTTCGTCGTCAATCACCACATTCGGAACATCGCACGAGTCGCAGGACGGTTTCATCACACGCACAATACCGAGCGCGACGGCCATTACCAGCAGGCGCTCGGCTGAATCGAGCGTGGCTCCTTCGTATCGGCTTCCGTGACCGCGTGCCAGAATCCATGGAGCACCTTCCGGACGATTGCTGTAACGCATCACGCGAGGAAGTCCCTTCACAGCCGAAAGCACAAACATATATTTTTCTTCCAGACGGCTACGGCAAAAGGTATGCGCACCTTCCGTAAGTCCCGGAACGGTTACGGTTTCTCCGCAACGCTCGTTTGTGCGGTAGGTGGCATACTGGTATATGTGGTTTATTGTGTCGGTGGTGACGTTCATGGCTTAAATAAATCTCCTTGTATCAGTTTCCCGTTTGCGGTATTAATTCCTTTCTGAGCTGAAAATATTCTTTCCTGAGAAATGTCGAAATACTTCTTTTCTTTCTCATATCCGATAAAGTTACGCCCTGTATTCATGCAAGCTACACCGGTCGTTCCACTACCCATACAGTTGTCCATCACTGTATCACCTTCGTCTGTGTAAGTTCGTATGAGATATTCTAAAAGTGCTACTGGCTTCTGTGTAGGATGATAAAAGCTGTCATGCTCTTTGGGAACATCTATTACCGATAGCGGATATTCCTCGTTTGTAAATACAGTATCTACTACCTTGAAATTTCCGTAACATTTGTTATTTGATTGGGCCCCTCTCGTATTTCTTCCGTGATTCTTTTCCCCTATTGTCATTTGGGGATGATATACAGGAAGCTTCTGGTAGAATACCGCTATATCTTCGTGATTACGTAACGGCATACGGTTTGCATTTAGGAAACCGGATACCCGTGTACCTTTCTTCCAGATTAAGTTGTATCTCCACATTTTTGGATTGCTAATCATCAGACGGGCTGTAAACATTCCCTGACAGAATAAGATAATAGCACCGTTTGGTTTTATCAGTCTGCGATACTGACTCCACAGTTCATCAAGAGGAAGTTCCGTATCCCATTTTGCATGAGGATTCTGCTTATTCAGCACACCATACGGAAGATCGCATATAATACAGTCCAAGGAATGAGCTTCCAAAGAAGCCATTCCTATCATACAATCCATATTGAAAATACTTGCTTGCGGCATACCACTATCTCACTACAAGATTATTCTTTTCAACCAGATGCACATAGTTTATTTGAGCCAGGCAGTCGGCCAGCGGAGTGTGTCTGTCCGCCACCTTCGGAGGAAGAAGACCTGCACTATCCAGAGCATCCATATACGGACGCACATCGCGCACTTTCCGGAAGTTCCACGGAAGCACTTCTTCGTCGCATCCGTGCACGTTCAGGTTATACCATGAATACATGGAACGAAGCATAGCCACGTCGAAATCAAGCTGAAGACACCATAACGTGAAGTCGTTCCCTTCGTCCGTAGCAGCTATAAACTGCATGAAATCCTCCAGAAAATCTACCAGCGGCGTTTCTGCTCCTTCCACAAATTCGCGCCGTGCTTCGTCCGACTGCATCATCCACCATTTAAGTGTAGATGCTTCTACCTTAAAACCGTATCGCATGGAGCCGGTAAGGTCTATTTTCCACACCTTCTGTCGTCCGGTTTCACCCGTTTGCGGGTCAAACTCTACGGCAGCCACCGAACGGACCACGCTTCCAGGTGTCCTTCCCAGCGTTTCCGTATCTATCATTACATGCTTGAATTTCTTCTCTCCCATAATCTTTCATTTATGTTGAATCAGTCCGTCTTTACCCACACGGCGTTTCTGGTCTTCCGTAGCTTTTTCTTTCGGAAATCTTCCGTGCCATTTTCCTGGCACAAATAAAACATCCCATGTCAATCCTCCATCATTTGTTTTATCATTTTCAGTAGTTCTTTAAATGCAGAAACAGTTATTCCTATTGCAAAAAGAATACTCCATCCAAAAGCTACACTTAATATAGCAACCAGAAAAATATTAAACGGATTCATTATTTCTTTTGTATATAGGTTTTTCACGAAGCACATCCAGCGCCATGTCGGCCTTTCGCACCATGGCCAGCGTTTCCGACGCATATAGGTCGCCGGCAGCCATGCGTGCCAGAAGTATCTCGCGGTATTCCGCACGCGAAACTACTTCACCAATTACCGGAGGCTTGCGGAAAAGATTCACCTGGTAGCTCATCCTTTCTTCCGTTTTGAATCAAACTCCTGCTGGAGGATGGTTTCGTATTCCTCGCCCAGCGGATAGCGGCTGCACAGGTACGCCTTTCCGTTGTAGATAAACCACTGCGGAGTGTGCTGGCGGTTTATGGGAATGCCAAACGCCACCCGGAAATCGTCGGAGGTCACGTCCGGCAGGTCCATGATTTTACGTGCTATCTCCTGCCCTTTCTCGTTCTGCATATTCGGGATATATTCTCCCTTACCGATAAACTGGTAGGCAAAAAGGTTGGGAACTCTATGGAACTTCAGGCTTCCGATTCCTACTCCCGGGAACAGTCGCCCCGGACGATCCGTCCGCGATTCAGCACCCAGACTGGCTGCCAGTTCGTTGGCCGCTTCCACCGCTCTATTCCCTTTCTCAATCAGTTCCTGAATGCAGCGTCCGCGATGCGTGTTCGATAGCGACACCTTGTAGTAATATCTTTTTTCTTCCATGCCGTTTTCAGATAAATTGTTTTACAAGACAAATGATTCCATACAGGCAGAATCCTACTACCAGAACCAGGCCAATCAGGATAAGGCATCCCTGCATGGCCATCTTCTTAAATTCATTCATAATCCACTCCTTTCTCCAGCGTCATGCCGGGAATGTAATACATTCCGCAGGTGTTCAGTTTTTCGAGTGCCGTCTGTATGCTCTTCTGTGAATTGTTCACGTAGTTCACCAGATATGCTTTCTTCCCGTTGTACATAGCCGGAATGAATACCGGCATCACCTGGTTCCACGGAAGTACGCCGCGCGGAACATTCCGGACCAGACAGTCGTCTGTGGGAATTTCCTCGGCATCCTTTGGCAGATGTTCAAGAAAAATGTGTGAGTCGCCTTCCTCGGCGAGCGTAGTAATAAGGGGATTTTGCAGTTTAGAAAACAGAGCTTTGTTAAGCTCCCTGCGTCGTTGGTTAGTGTAGATCATTGCCCTGCTTTTATGGTTAATTCATTGTTTTTCTTTCGCATGGCAAATGTAACAATTTTAAGCAAGAATCGCATTAAAATTGTATCTAAAATTCAAAAAACCACCGGTTCACGCCTGAACCGGTGCTGAATATCAATTAATTGAAGTGTGTGTTTTTTTATCTTCTGTTTTCCTCTTCAATGTTGGAAATCATTTCTTCATACACTTGCGGAGTAGTTGCCGGGTCTTCGGTGTCGGTCGTACCTATTTGCCGTATCACCACCTCACAGCCCAGGAAGTGAGCCATGCGCAGGAAGTTCACTATGTGCGTGTCTTTCCCCCGAGAAATGTCGCGGATAGCTTCATAGGAAACGCCCGTATCTTTGTCGGCCGTCATGAAGTGAACTCCGCAAATCTCCGCACGGGTGAACAGGAATTTACCTATTTCCTTGGCCGATTTAATGGCACTGTCCGGGTAACGCGGAGGATTTTTCGGCAGATTCAGTGCGCGATGAATGTTGTAGCGGCGGTATCTTACCACCAGATAGCCTGCACAAAGCAGGACGCAGATAACTGAGAAAATTGTTGTTCCGTCCATAATTTTACTCTATTTCATTTAAACTTTCAATTGATTCTTCAATGCTTGAAAGGGCTTCTTCCATATATTCTATGTACTCTTGCATCCGCTCTCCTTTTTCGGATTCCTGGAAAGACTCAGGTAGGTTGTCAAAGGCTTCTTGTTCTTCATCTTTGAGTTCTTCAAGTTCCTCATATACTTTTCTTAACGACTCTCTTACGTCTTCGATTTCTTTTCTTCTTTTCTTATTCATACGTTTATAATTTAAAAATGAAGAAGGCCGGCGGGGTATTACTCTCCGTCAGCCTTTGCTCTAACTTAAAACTTCCGCTTCACAGCGGCAGGAAATTATGATTATTATCATTTCAGAAAACATAATCCGCAACGGTATTCTTTCTTATCTTCCGGAACTTCATATTCAAGCAGGTATTCCGCAAAGAAATCTTTCGCTTCCTGTTCAGTTCCGTTTACATCTTCACAAGCGCTGTCGTCAAAAATTATTTTCCCATCACATACAAGACGGTAGTATCCGCTTATGGACTGTTCGCATTCAAAATTCTTTCCTGTTGATTTTACTACATCCTCAAAACTAGCTTTCATGACTCTAAACAGTTTTTCCCGTGTGCCTCACGATTTGATTAAACATTCGTAGTCCGAAAGAGTATCACCTCCGCCGGACTTGTTCTAACTTAAAACTAACTTGTGGAATTATTTTGTAAACGGTTTATATGTATTTCCCATAATTCTAAAAGTTTGACGTTGTAAATATAGTTATTTTTTACAAGTAGCCGAAGGAAAATCACTTTTCCTACGGCTGATTTACTAACTTAAAAACTAACGCTTCACAGCGTGACCGATGGAATTATAGTATCCAATCAATTTTTTCTAATTCTTCTTTCTCTTTTGGAGTTAATGAACACAGAAAATCACAATTACTATAGTATTCACCATTTTCTTCCGGATCTGAAAATGCACTTTCAGAAGCACTAACTATTTTCTGTATGGCATAATATAATTCTAAACTTATACCAGTTATGCTTACCGTCCCGTTCTTATTGAATCTTGTTCTGCTCATAATTCTTTTTATTTTATAGTTACACATCTGTTCCGGACCAGGATGCAAACCTGAATCCGGAAGTAGGTTAGATGCGCATCATGTCAAGACATTGTTTTTCGGTGATACGACCTTTTGCAAAGCAATAATGAAGTGCTGTATAAGATATTCGATATAGTTTACGATCATGTTTTATGCAAAACTCTTTTCCGTTTAGCATATCAATAAACTGCATGTAATCTGTCATTGTATTGAATAGCTTTTTCAGACAATTCTCTATAGTCATGGACTTTACAATAAGTTTACCTGAAGGATTTATTCTATCTGGAACTCCATTTATTACTATTTCTGTCCCATGTGACTTGAAATCCAGCAAGCAGTCTTGAATGTCATATATCTCGTTTCCATTCCCATGATAATAGAAAGCGAACTGATTAAATTTGCTTTGCAGACCCTTTTCTATAATATAATTTGCTATTCTTACAGCTTCACCTTTAAGTATTGTTTCACCGCCAGCTACTTTCTCGATTAAATTCTTTTCTACTTTCATAATTCCAAAATTTTAGTTAGACAATGGTTTTCGTACCAATCTTTTAAATCGGTACGAAATTTTCTTAGCGAGCTTTTTCTATTTCCTGGTTGTAATTGTTTTTCAGAAAATATATGTCCTCATTATAAAGTACATTCAGGTAATTCAGTATTTTCTCCTTACTTCTTACTTTCTTGAGCTTTGATATGCTACCCATTCCATTGCTGTCAGTTCTTACATCGCCATTTTTAAATATTAAAAGAATACATCCTGTACATCCTTCCCAGTCTGTTATGATTTCTCCTACTTGGAATTTACCATATTCTTTTACTTCGCTTTTATTGGCATAGTGACGAAAATAATGTTTTTCAATATTTATTACCATAATTACTTGTTTTTAAGTTAGACAATAGCAGCCGGAATGAGTATTACTATTCTTCCGACCGTTTTGGTAATTTAAGAAATTTCATTTTTCTTCTTATCAGCTTGATTGTTTATTAATTTATCAATAGAATGACAAAAGTCTGCCGATAATACAGACAAAACTCCGATGTGTTCTTTTTGTATTCCCCTTTTTGATAATAATTTGCATGCTTTTATTCTATTCCTAATCGTTTGCAGAAAATAATCAGCTCCTATTAAAGGAATATAGCATCCTGGATTATGATTACGCAACCATTCAAAATACTTATATTCATCATTGTAATTTCCTTTCTTATCACACCATATTCTTTTTTTGGATATTATTTCTGATATATGAATTTCTTTTAATTGGCTATTTCCCATAATTCCTTATTTTTAAGTTAGACAATGCAGCCGGAGGGAGTATCACTCTCCATCTGGCTATGAATCAAAAGTTATCAGAAATTTTCTTTTCTACTTTTTTCTTGAATTTTTCTATCATTTCTTCAATCTCATACCGTAGCTCTTCATTTTCCAGATAGGAGCAATATGTTCTGCTATTATCAATGCTTTGTAAAATGTTTGTTACGGCATATTGATTTTTCTCTGATAAACTAAGTTTATTTATTCCCATAATTCCAATAATTTTAAGTTATACAATAGTTCCAGATGTGCCGATAAAGGCACACCGGAATTTATTAGTTTACTCCTGCCATTTTTAGAAATTCTTTTTCTGTAAGAATAAACAAATCTAATTTATAGGCTTTCTCCAGTTTTCCAGTATCACGTGTGTAAGCGTCATCTCCTACGATGACAAAGTTTACAGCGTTTGACACGTTTTTCTTAAACACACCACCAAGGTTTTCAATCATGTCAATATAATATTTACGACCTTTTGAAAGAGTACCTGTAATAGAAAATGATTTTCCTGATAATGTTTTCATAATTCCTTTGTTTTTAAAAGTTAGACAATAGCATCCGGAGGGAGTATCATTCTCCCACCGGCATTCAGAATCAGGCCCAAAGTTTTTTCGCTAATTCATAGTTCTTTTGAGCTTCATTGACCGCTTTTTTAGCATAAGTCAAAGAGTAAGCATGCTCGCGAGGATATTTACCAGATTTAAGTCCCTGGTGATATTCGGTAGCAACTTCCAGTTTGTGCTCATAGTAGTCTATGCTTTCAGGCATTGAAAGATTTATCGTATCAGCTTTGTCTTCCCAATACTTAGCAACTCGTCTGTGCTCCTCTGCTTTATCCATCATTTCCACCGCTTTCCCGGTATTGTTCCAGGCATCTTCTATCATTTTACGATGTCTTCTTTCACTATGATGACCAACTTTGATTGGCTCTCCAAGTGAAAGGAAATCACGGTCTTTGTTGGATTTATCAAAGTATTCCTGGCTTTTGCTGTCTGCCGCATTAGCCCATTCAAGTCGTCTTTCAGCTCTTTTCTTAGCCCATTCCTGCACGTTGAATCCATCTGCACGAACTATGGAATAGTAATAAAATCCGTCACGCTCAAATATCAGATTGAATACGATACTTTCATTTTCTTTCCCATATTTGGTTGTTACAAGGATAGTTTCACCTTTTTCATGCTTTTCATCACACTTTGCAAGAAATACATTCGGACACAATTTGTAGTAAACATTCATAATTCAAAAATTTAAAAGTTAGACAATGAGTAAGGCAGTCGGAATCACTTCCGGCTGCCCTCTACATTACAGAGAGAAAACTGATCTCAGTTCCGGTTCACGTTTCTTTGAGAAAACCCAACCTGCACCGCATTTCAGCTTACCGTTGAATCGTCCGCCAAGCTCTTTGAGCTTCGCCACATAGTCACGGGTATTACCGATGATAGCCACTGCCTTTTCGCTATAATCTACAAGCTGCAGATCACCTGCATTTCCTACGGTTTTGAGGGTTGATTTTACGGGTTTTTCTTCGGGATCCTGATAAAGATTTACATCTTTCAGATAACGGCGTACACAGCCATACGTGGTTGCATAATTATCGTTCCATACATACTCGGAGTAGGTTTTTGGAACAAACTGACTGTGCTCATTTACTTCTACAGCTTCGGGATGTTTGGCATAGAATTTTTCTTTTGCTTCCTCCCATACTTTATCAGAATAGCTGCGCTCCATATCCGGCATATAACCGATTCCACCATACAAGGAGGTGAACTCGTCTCCGATGTTTTCTTCCATGTCTGTGTATCCATTAAAGGTTGTGTCAGCAAACATAGAACAGATTTTACCAACCATCTTTTCGGTCGGACCGTCCGTCCATCTTACGTTGTAGCTGTTTGAACCATTCTTTTTGGAATAGAACTTTACACCCGGAAAAGCACGTTTCAGAAGCACAAGCATGTTCTGTTTGGCTGTCTTGTCGTCATATCCGCCTTTGCTTTCTGTCAGTATCGAGCCATACTCTTTTCGGAGCTGCTCGGTACGCTTTTGGCTGGCTATACGTTTGTTTTTCTCCAGACGTTTATTCCATGCCTGCTGCACCTCGCACTGGTGAACCAGTTTGGCTATTTCCTGCTCCGGCATACGGTAGTCGGGCTCTTTGTCGTCCCAATAGTAACCAATACCGAACTGTTTTGATAACGGCTGGTCGTCCTGCCCTACTCTCCAGTATGCGAAACGGTGCGGTCTACCGATTTCTGCCATTTTCTGCCGTCCGTGAATGTCTGGTGCAGAAGTCACGATAAACTTACCGCTTTCGCTTCCTCCATAACCTAAGAACCCATAAACGCGCTGGCCTACTTCGAGAACCTTTTTACCGATTTCTACCATCTGAAAACCATTTGACCAATCCATTCTGTACATTTTTCCTGATTCCATAATTCTATAAATTTTAAGTTAGACAATAGGCCCCGGCAGATTCTCAAAAACCTGCCGGAATGTTTAAGCTACACAGAAGTAGAAATCACCCTGATGGCGGTATCCGCTGGTAAGCAATGTCCTGGAGTATGCTTCGTAGTCGAAATACTGACCAAACTCAGTTTGAAGTTCTTCAGGCCATTTCATTTCCGCCATATAGGTGGCAAACGCTTCTTCAGAATCAAATTGCCCTGCGTATTTATCTCTGAACTTTTCTACGAGCTCTTCACCGTCTTTGATATAGGAATAATCCACAAAGTACATATCAAGAAACGTAAAGAATGCTTCTGTCTCTGTGTCATCCATATCTTTTGCACACTGAATGATACCAAATATTCGCGGGTCGATATAGCTTTCGTTTATCATCCCGTCCGGTATGTTTGAGTAGTCCTGGTACATAAACTCTGGCTCTTCCTCGTCGCTATGCAATTCCTTACAGGCTTCCATAAACTCATCTTTTGATTTATAGTCGGCCAATTCCATCCATACGCCAGCCAGCGAACCTTCATTATATTTCTTATATGTACCTACATATACGCTTGCTCTGATTAATTTTGATTTTTCCATAATTCCAATAATTTAAGTTAGACATAAAAGAAGCCGGAAGCAGTTTCAGGCTGCTTCCGGCTGGATATTAATTGTAGACTCTGACTTTTTTTACATGCCATATACCGCGTAGAAAATGACTGTCAAATTTCGCATTCTGTATTGAGCGGTACGGACCGCGTTTTGCACCTCCGTTACATAAGTCCACACATACCAGGTAGTATTCATAATGATATTTTCCCATAATTCCTTTGTTTTTAAGTTAGTAATAAGAAAGCCTATGCAGATTCAATCCGCACAGGCTTTTTGTTACGATGCTATACGCAAAGGGAACAGGCTATAAACATAACCGCTTCCACCTCGATACGCTATACAGTTGTGAGTATCGAAATATTCCCATGATTGCATGTCAGGCCAATATTCTTTATGCAAACGTTTTTTATAGAAATCTCTTAGTATGCTTCCGATATTATGACCCCATTCATCAAAATAATAATATATAGTATCATTTTCTTCGTTATACCAAAAATATCCTATTTGTCCGTCAACACGAATCATATCCGGATCACCTTCAAAGAACTCTAATACATCAAAGTCTTCATACTCACAGTCTGCCCATCCGTTTTCTTTACATATTTCGTAAAGCTCATAACTGTCTTCTGTAATAAGGTTTATTGTTCTCATAATTCCATAGTTTAAGTTAGATATAGCACTGATTCCTGATATAAACAGGAATCAGTTTTGTTTAATAACGTAAACCTAATTCTGTACATTCTGACGGAAATATAGTTTTGTAATTTTTTTTATACCTACCAAAATCGTCATTATGACAAATTTTTCTTGCAGGTTTCCTGTCATATGAGTAGCACACATTTTCGCTTTTTGAGATAAATATTGCGAATTTATAGGCCAAATATTCAACCGATTCCTTATTAAATGTGCTACTCCATGTATTTACTACATACTTAACTTTATTATCATTGTCTACGATAACAAGGTATTTGTCTTCCCTGTCCCATACATAACCGATTTCTACATTTACGTTTTTACCGTTTACATCTAAAAGCTTCATAATTCCTATAGTTTTAAGTTAGTAATAGTTTCTGGAAGTACCGTAAAGTACCTCCAGCATGGAATTAATACCCCATAGCGTCGTAGTACGATTTGTTTTTTACGTACTCTTTTGCTATTTCGTAGTCACTGCAATCTTCGCCGAGCTTTGCGCTAATACTTTCGTATGCGCTTTTTGGCATTACATAGATAACCTGTTCGCTCCAGTCGGAACGACCGGCGAAACACAAAGCCACGAATAAAAACACGCAGCACAGAATGACTTTCATTTTCTTTTTCATAACTCAAACTATTTAAGAAGTTTGCAGGCCGTACACCGGCAAAGGTGAACGGCCTGATAGGTCATAGTCTGATAGCATTCTGGCAAGCAAAATCTGTAGATAGAATATGTAAAACTTGCATATCTGATATTTCTTTATATCGTGCATTCCGATTTGAATAGTCCATACAAACTGCTTTTGCGTGATTTAGAATGTTTGTTACGCATAGATTAATATTTTTACCATTCCATGTGTTACATGTTACCAGATAAAATTTATTTTTTACCATAATTCAAAGTAATTTTAAGTTGTGATTGCAGGCCGTACACCGGCAAGGGTGAACGGCCTGATAGAATCATTTACGCAGATAGTTTTTTAATAGTCTGCATATAGTCAGACTATCCGTATCAATGTGTAGAAACGCACCGCAAAACTTTAGCTTTACATGATCCTCAAGCATTTCCAGGAGCTCAGCTAATTTTTCTGAGTTCATACGTGTTTTATCTACAGTTACTCTATATTCTTCCATAATCCTAAAAAGTTTATAGTTATACATACAAGAAGTGCCATGCGCCAGAAAGCGCATAGCACTACATAGGTAGGGGTTTTCCGTACCACCCCCGAAGCTGGTTTTCGTTGCGTTGACGCATACCCGCCTATATGCACCATGATACACTATTTGCATAGCGTTCACAGATACACCTTTCGCATAGACGACCTTTGCAGGCGCACCGCCATACAGACACACGTGTCCGCATGGTACGTTGATTCCATAGGCCCGGATAACTCCCAGCCCGTTCCATACATACGCTAAAACAGTATGGATCTTTTCCGGTTAACTACTCCGGCATACACCCAAGATTGAACAGGGCATAGCACACCCGTACATGAATCCATACGGACACGGCGCACCCTGACTGATCTTTCAACACGTTGCAGGACACACCGCACCCATACGGGTACAGTTATGCCATAGAATTATGAATTATGATTTTCGCGGCCCTGGATACCTTCAGACTCTTGGCCTGGATAACTATAGGCGCACACGTGCGCCCCTATATGCAACAGTGGCACACGTGCCGCCGTATTACATAGGTAGGTATCTTTTTCGCCGGCCGTGTAAGATAGATAATATATTTTTGTGGGTGTCCGGGAATCGGACCCGGACGAATACCATACACCCTAAACGAATCAGGACGCTTTTTTCAGTAAATCTTCAGCTATTTGCAGAAGAATGTTTTCTGGTACATCTTTGTACTTTTCAGAAAGTTCTTTTGCTTTTTTAGCTATTTGTTTAGACTGTTTTTCCGATTTTTTAGCAGCTCTTTCTGTAGCTTTCTTTGTAAGTTTTTCGGCGGCTTTTTCGGCGGCTTTCTTTGCTTTTTCAGCTTCAGAAGCTATTTTCATAGCGCCCTCTAAACTCTGGAAAAACGCCGAAACGGAAAACTTTATAGGAATATATTCGTAATAAGTTTTTCCTATTTGGATAACTTTTAATTCGTTTCCGTCAAGGAATTCAATATCAGAAACTTTCTGTAATTTACAGAATACAGGCGCCCCGCCTGTAGTTACATGCAATAACATAGAAAGTTCTATTTTTTCTATGTTATAAAGGTCCATAAGCGGCTTTATGTTTTCGCTTTCGCGGTTTTTATTTATCAGATTCATAACCGCAAACGGACTCTTTAAAATAGAATTTAATTCCTTTACCGCGTTTCTCTTTACAATTGCTTTAGATACATTTTTTTCCATTATTGCAAGTTTTTAAGTTAGACATAAGTACGGGAGTGTCGACTTCAACGACCCGGACAGGCATAGCCTACCCGTTAGGGCACCTTTCAGTTCCTTTTCCCCGTATCAATATACTAACTACTTACACGGTTTTTTTGTTACATAGTCATTACAGTATTTATTCTATAGCGGTTTTTTCCGGAAAAACAACGTCGTCACGCGAATTATTACAAGCTGTTTACATTTGCAGCCAACCGGGAGCCTACAGGGGCCCGCCTTGAATAAACTTATAACAGAATCTTAATAATAAGAAGTCAAAGAACGTTTTTTCTTTCTGGATATTTTCAGGAACGGAAAGAAAAACGTATCTTTGTTTTGCTACAAACTAAGAAAGTTTATCTTTCTTTTTCCCTGCGGGTATTCCTGTAATACCCGCTTCTTTTATACCTGGAAAGAGCGTTTGCCGGGCTTTGGCAAGCCCCGGAGGCTTGGTAAACGTTTGCTTATCGTTTACAGTTACAAAGGTAGTACTATTTTCTGTATGTGCAAATATATGGTACTATTTTCTGTATTCTTTTAACCGTTATTTACCATTCAATCTAAAACGAAAGGTTTATTTACATTTACCGCGCTTTCTGGTGGCGTTCCTCCATGGTGAGGAACGCCACCAGCGGACACCAGCGGACACCAGCGGACACCAGCGGACACCAGCGGACACCAGCAGCCACCAGCGGACAGCAGCAGCCACCAGCGGACAGCAGCAGCCACCAGCGGACACCAGCGGACACCAGCAGCCACCACCCGGGCATATATCACCGACGGACGGGGTCCCAGGGGGACACGTCCCACGTAGCGAGGCGCGGGGTTTTCATCGCGAATCGGGCAAAAATCCTTTGTTTCAATTCCAAATTATCAGATTGTTATTCAGTTTTGAAGGGAATACAAAAAAAGGCAACCGGATTACGTCCGATTGCCTTTGACAAATAGTAAATTAATTTCAATTTAGATTACAGAGTTAATTCAATAGATAGAAGTTTGTTACCTATTTCTACTATTGACATATTGAAAAGAGTTATTTCTTCATCCTTAAAACGATACTTCTCAGGACATGACATTCTCTTTTTGTACCATGTAATATTTTTCCCAAGTTTATTGATGTAAATGTAAGGCATACATATCACCTTGGATAACTCTTTTATTTGAACTACAATTTTCTGACGAGATTCTATAATGTCATCCGATTCTACACTGGAGATTCTAGTAGACAACAGCTTCTCACCTATTTCCTTAAAAACTGTATTTAATAAATCTATATCTGACTGTGAAAATCCCTTGGATGTAGTAGTTGTTGTTTCATGATTCATTTTATGATAAATCCAACTACTTGATTTCCCAATATAGTCTGTCACATACTTAAACTTAATCATTTCCGCTATCATCGGTAGACCTTGATTAACCGATACCTTAATTTTTTCTGTTTCCATTTTGCTATCTTTCTTTTCCCAATGCAAATATAGGACTTTTTTCTTTATTATGGAAATAGTTTTCAGAAAACATTTTCACATAAAAAAGAGGCACCCTCACGGGCACCCCTCTCTCAACAAAAAAAGAAGACTGAAAGATTTTATGTAAATCCGCCACCTCCCTCGTCAGGGTCTGTTCCTCCCTGCTCGGTTCCTCCACCCGGTTCAGGTTCCTGTCCGGCTGTCTCCTCTTCGTCGTAATCTTCCATCGTAGTGACAGACATTCCTTCAAGCATCTGCTTGAAACGCTTGCCGGGATAGAAAAGGATTTTCTTCCGGGTGACGTTTTCGGCAGTCACATCGTCGGCAGTGGCTCCCGTCTTTGAGTTGAAGGTAGGCTTGAAAGAACCGAAGTCGCCCAGCTTTACGGGCATGCCGTAGTTCATGAACACAATCATACGGTCGATAAGCGCTTCGAGCACCGCTTTTGTCTGCGAACGGTTCACACCGCATGAGTTACTCACTTCATTAAGAAGGTCGTCGAAAGTGACGGGTTGCTGACGTACCGGCTTGATGCGGTAAACCTCCGGCTTGTCTTTCTTGAAGCCGAGGGTGATTTTCTGTTTTTCGTAAACGATTGCCATAGTTTAATGGTGTTTTTAAGGTTTGTACTACTTGTCTTTCGACAACTCTAAATTACCTCCCAGACCGACCGTTTTTGAAGGACAAAAAACACTACTGAAACTGGCTTTTGAATCGTGCGCCAGCAACCTCTAAAGTGGTTTGCGGCAAACCTCTCGAGCGATATGCAGCAAACCTCTCAAGTGGTTTGCTGCATTTGTTTTGGCAGGCCCTACAGGCTATTGTGGAGGGGGTGCGCAGAAACGTAGTTTCCCATCATCATAAGAAGGGTTTTCTGGCCGCTCGTGTCGGACGAAAGAAAGTCCAGAATCTCCTTGAAAAGTGAGCGCGAGCACTCGCGTTTCACACTGACCAGATAACCGCTGCCGAGCAGACTTTCCAGCTCACGTCGCACGGTGTGTTCGGGCATAAAGTCCTCATATTCCACATAGGCCAGCACGCCTTTACGGGTGCCGGTGAAAATAATGCAATGTCTTATTTCTCCGAAATAGCCGTTTATGGCCTTTCTTGCTTCGCGCTTGTTCATAGGTAGCCTCCTTTCTGCATGATGATGCGTGAAAAGAACTCGTATCCCTCGCGTGTGATGTAAGGTGTGTAGTATTTCACTCCGGAACCCGTGGCGCTGGAGTGTGCGGCCAGTATCAGTCCGCGCTTTGTGCTTTCTTCGGAAGGAGCGTTGTAACATTCGGGTGTGGAAAGCAGCCATCCTTCACGGCGAAGGAAGTCGAAAAGGCGTGCCGTGCGTACCACTATCCCGTTTTCACGGCTCATGGTGCGGGCCATCTGACGCACAAGCATGGCATCGCGGAAGCGGGTGCGTATTTCACTGACGGTGTAGCATGGGATGTCTTTTTTTGCGTAGAACGGATGTGTGGTAGTTTCGGGATTCTTGTTTACAGGCGTGACGGAACCGTTGTCGCCTGAAAGATAATTCTGTATCATCTGTTCAAGCCTTGATATGCGCTGCTCAAACTGGCTTTGTGCAGTTCCTGCCGACAAGGTTTCTTCACGTTCAAGACGATATTTAAGGTAGGAAATACGGTCTTTCTTGTGCTGAAGCATGGAAATGGATTCGGAAAGCTCTTCTTCTATTTCTGTGAGGAGTCCGGAAAGATTGTCTACACTTCCATGAGTGTTTTCATTGCATGTGTAGTCGGTTTGTGTGGTTCGGGTGCTGACGGTTCCGTTCATCAGCAGTTCTTTAATACGGTCGTTGCACCAGATGGCAAATGCAGGACTTAGCCAGCGTGCAAATTCAAGGGCTACATCTTCGTGCATCCAGGTGCCTTTCCCTTTTTCGGTAGTACCTCCATTAATTGTTTTTACAAATTCACTGTCCGATTTTCGGATAGTGACTAATGTAGCTAAAAACTCTTTTGTTGAAGGAAGTTCTAACCATTTAGCCGGACGTTTCCCAAAAGGCTTTGCCATTTCAGTTGCATTAACCATTACACTACTTCCTTTCTGAAAGGAAATAGGACTTCCGTTGTACTGGAAGATTTGATTTGTGTAATTTTTGAGCATAACAATATATGTATAAAAAAGTGTTATCGCCTTTCCCGTTGCTCAACACATTACACAAATGCTGTATTCCCATTACAGGTTTACACGGGGGTACGATAACACCTAATATGTTAAAAGTGAGGTCACAAAAATAACCTGCACGATTTATGCAAGTTCACGACCTGCATTTGTGTATGTTGTATGTTGAGCATTGCAAATATACAACAAATATCACAAAAGCAAGCGGAAAGGGAGAAATAATCATTCCTCCCTTTTAATTTCTTGGCAAATGTAACAATTATAATTTGATTATCGCATTAAAATCGTACTTTTTCATAATCTATTGTTGTCATAAATATAGTGCATACGCTTCATGATGGTTTCTCCCAGTTCGTTAAGGTTCATTTCTTCCACAAATTCCTCGGGAGAAAATTTGTATCCCATTCTTCGTGTCCTTACATATATGGCAATCATTTTATTTTCAGCTTCTATTAATGCAATCTTAGCTTCATCTCTTAAATTTATTTTCTTCCAGCTTGTTCCATAAACAGAAAGGTCAAGTGGCACGGTCATCCTCAATCCTGGATTAGTAGGGTTTTCTACTGTTGCTCTGGTCATTCTATCAAGCCACTTTTCAGCAAGTCGGTCCTGCTGTCCTATGGTAAGGCTATTGAATTTTTTGAAGTCTATCAATTGCTTTGATTTGTCGAACAACTCACTTTCTGTTTTTTCTGTTATACCTCCCCATTTACGGTAAACGTAGTTGGCCCGATATACTTCTATCGGAGAATAAAGTTTGAAAAGCTTTTCTGACAACAGTGATTTTGTAACCCATGTCTTGATTCGTATATTTATGCTTCCTGCATTGAAATCCATGTAAGACATTTCTACATCCAATTTCGGATTGTTCCCCATAATAGATTTCACAGATTCTATTTCATCTTTTGGGATATATCCTATTTTCAACCCATCCTGTGTATAAGCTGCAATGGCGTTAGGGTCATATTGGTTTTCGGGTTCTTTTTGAAGAATAGCGGTTTCCAGACGCATTACTTTTTCGTCAAGCTCTTCATATTGTTTTTCATTCGTGTGATACTTTACTCCTACTATCCTGCTTTCATATATAGATAACTCAGGTTCTCCTTCTGATGGAATGTATATCTGCTCTTCATCTGGAATTGATGGCACTTCAGATGAGCTCCACGGCAAATATAGAACCATTTCCACGCATAGCATACTTCCATTCCGCTGTATATTTGTAATCTCCGGATGCGGAATATACATTTTTTTCTGTTCAAACAATTCATGTGAAAAGTGTATCATTCCGTCCCATAGTTCATTGTCGTAGAAATAGGCGTTTACTTCCTGGTCTCCATACCAGTAGGTAGCCGCTATTTTCCCGTCTTCATCTTCTGCGAACAATGCTATCAGGTCTTCTTCCCCTTCATTGTATTCGTTTATAAGGCACTCCAGTGCATCTTCATTGCTTGTACGAATACGATAGTTTACTTTTATTCTCTTCTCTTCCATAACTGTTAAGTTTAAAGTTCACAGCGAAAATAACTTTATTTTCCATTTTTGACAAACAAATACAAAAAATCCCCTTCGCAAAACCATGCGGAGGGGAGTAAATATCAGGCTTCGTATTCAGACATCACAGTACATAGCTCAAGCTGGCTCATGGATGGGCCGTAACGCTGCTGTATTTCCTGGAATAGCCGCTCGGAACAGTTTCGCTTGATACTGAGAAGAACGCTGGTGCCCAATAATCGTCGAATGGCTTCCGTTACATGGTGTTCGCTCAGATAATCTTCGTATTCAATGTAAATTAATGTATTGCCATGAACGCTGAATGTGCGGATGCTGTGTGGCACGCTTTCAAAATACAAGTCTATCACATGCTTGTACGTTTTAGTTTGAGGTTTCATTTTTATCCTCCTTTTTTGTTTTAAATAGTTGGCTTATTCGTGTTCTTCCTTCGTGCGTATAAAGGCAGAGCGGCTGCATTTGCAAATTTATCAAATTTAAACAAATAT